AAACTCGTCGCTACTTCCGTTACCAATCGGGAAAGGGCATCCAGTTTTCTACAGGTTCCTCGTTGAAGCCTTACTTGTTCAACCCATCGTTGAGTGCAAGCGGAACATCTATCGGCGCAACCATTACAGTCACCACGCAGTTTCCTCATAACCTAACTGCAAACACCGTTGTGACGGTTGCAGGCGTGGATCAAACGGGTTACAACGGCACATACACAATTCTTTCTACGGGCTTGACTGCAACTGCATTTACTTACACTGCAACAACCGCCCCTTCCTCCACAACAGCAACTGGATTGAACATCAAGGTCAGCCCTTATAGCTGGTACGGGTCTAGCAACCGAATTGGTTTCTTTGACCAGCAGAACGGCATTTTCTTTGAATTTGATGGTCAAATTTTGTATGCGGTGTTGCGTAGTTCTGTGACTCAAATTAACGGTCGTTCCGCCGTTACACAAGGCTCAGGAACGATTACGGGCACCAATACGCAATTTAGCACTCAATTGAAGCCAAATGATTACATTGTGATTCGTGGTCAGTCGTACAAGGTGATCACAATCACCAGCGATACCTCCATGCAAGTCTCACCAGAGTACCGTGGCAGCACAATAAGCCAAGGTGGCGTGATCATTTCCAAGACCATTGAAACTCGCGTTCCTCAGTCTCAATGGTTTGATCCTTGCGACGGCACTGGCCCTTCAGGGTACAACATTGACCTCACCCGTATGCAGATGTGGTACATCGACTACTCTTGGTACGGTGCTGGTGTGATTCGTTGGGGCTTCCGATCTACTGGTGGTGCCATCATTTACGTGTATGCGCAACAGAACAACAACATCAAGTACGAAGCCTACATGCGGTCTGGAAATATGGCTGCGCACTACGAGTCAAACAACCAGTCTTTGGCAACTTACATCACAGCATCTGTAGGTACTGGTGATACCACATTGAACGTGGCAAGTACCGCAACTTTTGCACCCGCTGGTACTTTGAAAGTTCAGGCAAGCGGCACGTCTGGTGCAATTGAGTACATGACCTACACAGGCAAAACGGACACCACGTTTACCGGGCTGACCCGTGCAACTACTGGTGGCGCGGCTACCGCGCAGTCATTTACTTACTCCGCTACTGCCCCGGTCGCAGTTGAGTATGCATCACCTGACACTGCTGCGGCTCTATCGCATTGGGGCTCTTCGGTCATCATGGATGGTCAATTCAACGATGACAAGTCGCTGATTTTTAACTACGGAACTACGGCACAGCTTTCTGTTCCTGCGGGAGCAACCGTCCCTATTATTGCAATTCGTATCGCACCGTCTGTGGACAACGGCCAAATTGGCTTACTTGGTGTCAAAGAAATTGTCAATCGTATGCAACTGCAGTTGGTTGAACTTGGCATTGTCTCTGCTGGCACATTCCTAATCAACTTGGTTTTGAATGGGTACTGCACTAGCTTTAGCGGGGCATGGAGTTCACCCAATGTCGCCAATGGATATACCTCTTCGTTAGCGCAAGTAGCAGTCAATACAACTACTACAGCGTCAATTAGTGGCGGTGAATCAGTTGCTGCGGCGTTTACCAATTCAAGCGGGCAAACCACACTAGATTTAAGTGGAGTTCGGGACTTGGGTAACTCTATCCTTGGGGGTGGTACTACCTCTTCGGTTCCAACTGGACAGTCGGGGCAGTACCCAGATGGGCCTGATATTTTGTATGTAGCTGCTACTAATACGGCAGGATCAGCTACAAATATTCTGGCTCGTTTGAGCTGGAAAGAAGCGCAGGCCTAATATGCCCTCTAAATCCCCTGCCCAACACCGCTTGATGGAGGCCGCCGCCCATACCAAGGGCGGGTACGGCGGCGTGCCCCAAAAGGTCGGCAAAGAGTTTGTGTCTGCCGATAAGCGCAAGACCAAGAAAATGGCCGATGGTGGCATGGCCAGCTTAGGTGGCATGACATCCAGCACGCCCAGCTCCTCTGCGGGGCAATCATCCAATATTAATCCGCCCCCGGCCATGGCCCAGGGCGGCAGGCGGGATGACCTGCCATCCGCGCCGCAGGTGCCCATGAACCCTGACGGTTCTGGACCCATGAACGCGTCGGGGTTCAAGAAGGGTGGCCACATCACCACCCGGCGTTTGTCGTCGGTGACACGGTCCAAGAAGTCCCCTAACTGGTAAGAGGTTGTTATGAAAGCGGGTCTCTATGCCAACATCCACGCAAAGCAAGAGCGCATCGCTCATGGCTCTGGTGAGAAGATGCGTAAGGTTGGTAGCAAAGGTGCGCCGACGGCTCAGGCTTTCAAAAAATCAGCGAAGACGGCCAAAATGAAAAATGGCGGTCCAAGCCTGGCCGTTGGCCGTGGCGAGAAGTTGTCGGTTGACAAGGGTGCTGGCCTGACCGAAAAGGGGCGCGCCAAGTACAATCGGGAGACGGGATCGCACCTGAAGGCTCCACAGCCGAAGGGCGGTGCCCGCAAGGACTCGTTTTGTGCCCGCATGAGCGGCGTAGTAGAACATTCAAAGGGGGACGCCCCACGCGCTAAGGCATCGCTGAAGCGGTGGGATTGCCCAGGCTGGTAAGGAAACACCATGGCATACAGCGGCACCGTCGGTCAAACAGTCATCTCAGTACAGACCCTGATTGACCATGGCGCACGCCGGTGCGGCAAGTTGGCCGAGGAGCTGTCGGTCGAGCAGGTGCAGTCCGCCAAAGAATCGCTGTTTTTCTTTCTGTCTAACCTGGCCAACCTTGGCATTAACTACTGGGCGATCAACAAGACCGTCATCGGCCTCAACGCGAACCAGTACATCTACAGCCTGCCTGTAGGCACCGTAGACGCCCAGAACGTGCTCTACCGCACGATGGACAGGCCGGTGGGTAGCTACACCTCATCCGCAGGCGGGACGGCCGCATTTGTGGCCGATGGCGATACCACGACGTACTGCCAGCAGACTTCCCCCAACGGCAACATCTCGGTGACCTATGGCACCAACAACGGGCAGTACATTGGCTCGATCGGTTTCCTGCCCTACATCGCCGGCGGCGGCAGTGGGACCTGGAGCTACGTGCTGGAGTACTCTACCGACGGATCCACGTGGAATAACCTGGCCACCGGCACCAGTGTTGCGGTGGCAGATATGCAGTGGGTGTGGACTGACATCGACCCGGGGCAGAACGTGCAGTATTACCGCATGCGGGCTACCGGCGGCACCACGCTGGCCCTGCGCGAGCTGTACTTTGGGAACAACTCCCGTGAGCTGCAGATGGCGCGCCTGAACCGCGACGACTACACCAACCTGCCCAACAAGAACTTCACGGCCAACCAGCCCTTCCAGTTCTGGTTTGACCGCACGATCCCCCAGCCCACGATGTACCTGTGGCCGGTGCCTTCCAACACTTTCGTCCAGATGACGGTGTGGTACTCCCGCCAGATCATGGACGTGGGTGCGCTTAATGGCCAGCTCGAGATCCCCCAGCGCTGGTACGAGGCGGTCCTGATGAACCTAGCTCACCGGATGAGCTTGGAGCTGCCGGCCGTACCTTTGGAGCGCATTGGCTACCTTGAAAAGATGGCCGCGCAATACCTCAACGACGCCGAGAGCGAAGAGCGCGACAAGTCGCCGATCTATCTGGCCCCTAACATTTCCGTCTATTCGAGGTAAAAATGCCGCGCTTCCTCGACACCGAAGGCAATGCCTCTCTGGCCATCGGCGTCTGTGACCGGTGCAAGATGAAGCGTGCGTTTTCGACTCTGGGCTCGGATCCAAACTTTCCAGGCCTGCGCGTGTGCGACCAAGGGTGCGCGGACCAGCTTGACCCATACCGGCTTGCCGCGCGTCAAACAGAACGGATAAACTTGCGGTTTCCGAGACCCGACGTCGACATCGCCGTGGTGGATAATCAGATCATTACGGGGGGCAACAATAATTTTGTGCTGTCGCCTGAACAGAACACCCAAACGCCTGGAAACAACGGGAACCTTGACTCTATCAGCTTATCACCGGGGCAATAATGGCAAACGTAACGATCACCCAACTGCCCAACGCCGGGACCCTTGCTGGCACAGAGTCCGTGCCGATTGTCCAAAACGGCGTTACGGTCCAAACTACGACCGGGGCTATTGCCAACGCGTATTCGCAGACGCAAACCTTTATAACCGTCAATCAAGAGCCAAGCCTTGCCAATAGCCAAGCATTAGCAGCGGGCAATGGAATAAATGTCACAGCCAGTGCCCCGCAAGGAAACATAACGGTAGCGCTTAAAACTTCTGGTGTAACGGCTGGTAGTTACACCGCGGCTAACATTACGGTGGACAGTTATGGTCGTCTGACATCCGCATCCAACGGTGGAAATGCAGGAACTGTGACATCGGTTGGCGCAACAGTTCCATCATTTTTGTCTGTTGCTGGTAGCCCCATCACGACTAGCGGAACTTTAGCCATCAGCTATTCGGGAACTGCTCTTCCAATTGCCAACGGCGGCACAGGATCAACTTCAACGACGTTTGTCAACCTTACTTCCAATGTGACGGGTACTTTGCCAATTGCCAACGGCGGCACAGGATCAACTTCAACGACGTTTGTCAACCTCACTTCCAATGTGACGGGTACTTTGCCAATTGCCAACGGCGGTACAGGATCAACTTCAACGACGTTTGTCAACCTCACAACAAACGTCACAGGAACTTTACCAGTAGCAAATGGTGGCACCGGCGTCACGTCTTTGACTGCGGGGTACATCCCCTACGGCAATGGCACGGGCGCCTTTGCGTCTTCTTCTGGGTTTACTTACAACGCCAGCACAACCACGCTGATAGCGCCGGTATTGAGTGTCAATTCAACCACCAGCACGACGCCTAACCTGACGTTTAATGCCAGCAATTCGGGCTTTACTTCTGGCGCAGCGGTGTCTGGCAGCTACTTGCAAACCGTTATCCAAAACAGCAGTGGCACCGCAAGCGCGTCAACAAATTATGTCTTGAGCAACGACTTGGGAACCGACTCTACCTACTACGGTGAGTTTGGTATGAACTCATCGGTGTACTCAGGTGCAAGCGTCCCTGCTGACTTTTTTAGTCTTAACAACGGCTTGTACTTTTCCGGCCACGATGGTGACATTAGTGTAGGCTCTGGCAACGGCAAGAAACTGTACTTAACTTGGGGCACTACAGGGCAATCGGCTCACGTCATCAATGCATCTGGTGCCCTTGGCCTAAACACCAACTTGGCGGCGGGCACCGGATCTGGCACAACAGGATTTGGCACTGCTGGTCAGCCCATTCTGTCTGGAGGTTCTGCCGCAACTCCTACTTGGGGAACGCTGACTGTTGGTGGAGGCGGCACAGGTGCGACCACATTGACTGGTCTTGTGGTAGGCAATGGCACCAGCGCTATGACTACTGTCACCGCACCAAGCGGTACTGTAGTAGGAACAAACGACACGCAGACGCTGACCAACAAGTGGATTCAGCCTCGTGTTCTAGCAAGCACTGCAAACACCGCAACGCCTACAATAAACACAGACAGCTACGACATTGTTGTAATCACAGCGCAATCTGTCGCCATCACTTCATTCACAACAAACCTAACTGGGACACCCGTCAACGGTCAAAAGCTGTGGATTTCTGTTACTGGAACTACAGCAATTGCAATCACATGGGGCGCTTCTTTTGAATCGTCAACAATAACTTTACCTTCAACAACTGTGACAACGGCTCGGTTGGATGTAGGTTTTGTGTGGAACGTAGCCACAAGCAAGTGGCGCTGCGTAGCGGTGGCTTGATATGGCAAACAAATATTGGGTTGGGTCTGTAAGCGGAACTACACCGGCTTCTGGAAATTGGAGTTCATCAACCGGATGGAGAACGACTTCTGGCGGTCTTGTTGTTACTACCCCACCCGGAAGCGCTGACATTGCTATTTTTGATAACAACTCGTTTTTGGGTGCAGCAATCACCGTAACAGTTGATAGCGCAATTACCATCAACGGAATTAATGCTTCTGGCATTACCACTGGGGCAAATGGCATTACTCTTGCCAGTTCTGGCTCAGGTGCAATACAGTTAAATACAGGCTCTGTTTTAACTTTACCTGCAAGTAGATTTACATGGACTTGTACCGGGGGACTAAGCCTAGGTACTTCAGCAACATCTACTTGGACTACAAATGGGGTTGCAATATCTTCCCCAATTACATTGTCATCTACCAATGCTGCGCTAACCATTAGTGGCGATGTTAATTGCACAAGCGCATTAAACTTTAATGGCGGAACAATTAATTTTGCTTCTTACCAAATATTTTGCAGTTCATTAGTTGTTAACAGTAGTGTTGCAACAACTTTTAACATTACAACGGCTGGCGCTGGTATCACGGTTACTGGTAATTCTGGAACAATTGTAAACTGGGCTACAAACTCAAGTAGAATTTTTTATTCAGCAATTAAGTTTACTCTTACGTTAACTGCATCTGGAACTGCTACTGGAAGAAGCATTGCTTTTACAGGAACAGGTTACCAAGTATCTACTTCAATTATTCCCGCACTTAAATTTACTAATGGAAGCGACACAATAACAATTATTGTTGCCGGTGTTGGAACACTATTTAATTGTGCCGGAATAGATACAACAGGTTGTACAAGTTCTTTAACATTTAATTTTTTACCAAATACATTTTATGTTTATGGCGACGTAATATTAACACCAAGTTTTTTTTACAATGGTTTTGGATTTGTTGGGGCTAGTACAACATCAAAAAAACTTACTTTAAATATTTCTACCGCTTCCACCTCGCCTACTTTTGTATTTACTCAAGACGCTGTTTATGTTCAACAAGGAATCATTGATAACAACATAGACATGATAGGAAGTTTTACTGGTTTTACAACTGGTTCATTTACATTTAATAACACAGGAAGAATTTCCGGCAAATACACACCAAACAATAGAACGTACTTTGTTGGTGACATAGTTTTTAACCAAGAAAACATTGAACTGTATAACGCCTATGACTTTACTTCTTGCACCTCTGTATCTGTAACGCAGACATCTGCTTTTAGTACCACATTTACTTTAAGTTCATCTTCTTATTCAGTTCCAACTACTTTTACTCAAGCAAGTGGCGTAGGTAACCAAATATTTTTTAAAAACTTTACTCAAACAGGTGGATCTTTAACTTTAAATAGTTCAAGTATTTCCGTTACCTCTTCTACAAGTTTTACTATAAATTCAGGCGTAACATTTGATGCCGGAACATCATCTATTACATTGCTTGGAAATTCGTCATTAGTTGCTAGTACATCAAATTTTAATAATGTAATTGTTTCTGGAAGTAGCGTTTCTATTGCGGCAGCTAAAATACAAAATTTAAGCAATACCGTACAACCGGCAACAACAACTTTTGCATCAGATGTTGTTTTTGATACATTTAATCTTAATGGAACTTCTGGAAATTTAATTACCGTAACATCAGATACAACAACGCAACGCACATTAACTAAAAAAAATGCGTGGACGTTAGATCACAGTACAGATAGCGGAAACAATACAGGCATAACTTTTTTAAGCAGTGGAACTGGAAACAATTCTTACTTAAACGTAAGCTACATCAATGGTATAGTTAGTGGTGCGCCCACTGCGACTGGCAACTTCTTTTTATTGTTTTAGGAGCCAAGAATGGCACAAAGCGGTTTTACCCCCATCCTGATCTACGCCAGTGGCACTGCTTCCAACGTGCCAAGCGCGTCAAACCTGACCAATAGCGCTAACGGCGCTGAGTTGGCGTTGAACTATGCCGATGGAAAACTGTACTTCAAGAACAGCAGCGGCGTGGTTACCCTGCTCGCATCAAGTACCGCTACCGCGGGAGGTGTTACATCGTTTAGCGCAGGAACAACGGGTTTAACTCCTAACACCGCTACAACGGGTACTATCACTCTTGCAGGAACTTTGGCGGTAGCTAACGGCGGGACCGGCGTAACAACCAGCACGGGCACCGGCAATAATGTTTTGTCTACATCCCCCACGCTGGTAACCCCAGCTTTGGGCACGCCGTCCTCTGCAACGCTCACCAACGCCACCGGGCTTCCCCTCACAACTGGTGTGACGGGTACGCTGCCCGTGGCCAACGGTGGGACGGGTGTTACGACTAGCACCGGTACAGGTAACAATGTGTTGTCTACATCGCCAACGCTGGTAACCCCAGTCCTGGGCACACCATCATCTGCAACGCTCACCAACGCCACCGGGCTCCCCCTCACAACTGGTGTTACCGGTACACTACCCGTTGCCAACGGTGGCACAGGCTTGGCTACTACTCCAGCCAACGGTGCATTGGACATTGGTAACGGCACAGGATTCACGCGCACCACATTGACGGCTGGATCGAACATCACGATTACTAACGGCGCAGGCAGCATCAGTATTGCATCTGCGGCCTCTGGCGTTTCTGGTGGGCAACAAGTATTTACCGCAAGCGGCACGTTTACGATCCCCGCCGGTATTACTCAAACCAAAGTCACTGTGGTTGGTGGTGGCGGTGATGGTGGTGGACTTTCTGGGTCTGGATCCGCTGGTGGTGGTGGCAGCGGCGGTGCTGCAATTGTTTGGCTTACTGGATTGACCCCTGCAAACACTATTACAGTGACTGTTGGTTCCAACGCTGGAACGTCTAGCATAGCTTCTGGAACACAAACAATCACAACAGTTTCTGCAACAGGTGGAACAAGCGTTTCTTCTGGCGCTAGTGGTGGCGGAGCTGGGGGACTTGGCTCTAACGGGACTATAAATATAAAAGGGGGTGCTGGTGCTAGCAGTGGTGGTGGTGGTGGTGGTGGTTCATCTATTTTAGGTGGGGGTGCTTTGGGTTCTTCAACAAATTCAAATGGTAATCCAGGTGGAAATTATGGTGGCGGTGGCAGCGGCGCAAATAGTACTTCTCTTTCAAAAACCGGGGGCACGGGCGCTGGTGGTATTGTGATTTTTGAATACTAGGAGTAAAAATGAAGTACGCTCTAATTTGCCCTAACGAATCTGTTGAAAATGGCTATCGTATTGCTCAAGTGGAAACTATTACGTTTCCAGTTGGACAGCCAACATACTGGTTAGAGTGCGCTGATGATGTTGTAGCCAATCAATGGTATTACGACCCAACAGACCAGACAATTAAGTTAATACCATCATGATCGACCCCATCACACTCATTGCGACCGCCAAGGCCACGATAGCCGGGGTCAAACAGGCAATTGCGCTAGGAAAGGACGCGTCCGACCTTTGGCATCAGTTTTTTGATGTCAAAGACGCGGTTATGAAGGAAAAAGCAAAGCCAAGCAAAAATCCATTTCAGTCCGCTAACTCACAGGCTTTGCAACTTATTCAAATTGCTGAAGAAATGCAGCAAGTTGAAGAGCAAATAAAAATGTCTTTCATGCGTCGCGGCAAAACAAATTTGTGGATGGACTTCTTGCGTGAGCGCAACCGCATCGTGGCTGAGAACAAGGCAAGCGAGGCTGCGGCTGAGAAAGCCAAGGCCAAGCGTAAAGAAGAGATTGAGGAAGTGATTGAGATGGTACTGCTGGTGGCTTTGATTGCACTCATCATTACCTTGGGCGTTTGGGGTACGGTTGAATACATTGACTTTATGAGGAAATAAAATGGATGAGTTACTCAATATTCTTAAAAGTGTTGCGCCTGCCGTTGCAACTGTTGTTGCTGGCCCCCTTGGTGGCGCTGCTGTTACTGCTCTTGCCAATAAGTTTGGTGTGGCAGATGACGTTAAAGCTGTGGCAACCGCAATTGCTGGAGACCCAGAAGCGGCAGCCAAACTAGCTGAACTAGACCTCAAGCAGTTTGAAGCGGAAGCTGCTGACCGTGACTCGGCTCGTCGTATGCAGGAGACTGCCTTGCAACAAGACGACAAATTTTCCAAGCATTTTATTTATTGGTTTGCTTGGTTTTGGAGCGTCGGCTCGATGGTGTACTTCTTTGCCATTACCTTTGGGCAAGTTCCAGCCAGTGGCAAGGACTTTGGCAACATCATTTTGGGCTTCCTGCTTGGCACTGCCGTGGCTACCATCATTAGCTTTTTTTACGGCTCCAGCAAATCCAGCAAAGACAAGACAGACACCATGAGTAAGGAGTTACTGAAATGAAACAAAACTTTGAAGCCGCATTAGCCCATGTACTTAAATCAGAGGGAGGGTATGTTAATGACCCTCGCGATCCCGGGGGGCGCACTAATTTGGGTTGCACTCAAGCAACTTGGGAAGAATTTGTCGGTCATACCGTATCTGAGGCTGATATGCGAGCATTGACGCCAAACGATGTTGCGCCGCTTTACAAGCGTAAATTTTGGGACAAGGTTGCTGGTGATGACCTTCCTGCGGGACTGGACTATGCCGTTTTTGATGCCGCTATCAATAGTGGGCCGGGACGGGCTGCAAAGTGGCTACAAGAGGTCGTAGGCGTAACTGCTGACGGTGCTATTGGCAAAGGCACTTTGGCTGCTGTAGCGACTTTTAAACCGCAAGACCTTATCAAAGCATACAACGATAGGCGCTTGAAGTTCCTGCAAAGCCTGCCAACATTCGGGACATTTGGTAAAGGCTGGTCTACTCGAGTTGCATCTGTACAGCAAATCGCATCTAGCCAAGCATAAACCATAAAAAAGGATTTACTGAAATGAATTTGACAGAACACTTTACCACTAGCTTGGCACCCCGCAAGCAGGCTCTTATAATCGACAAAACGGGCACCCGCTTGTTTGCATGACAGGAAAAGATCATGGAAATGCAGGCGCTTTTTAACATTGCGGTCGGACTGGTTGCATTTTTTGGGGGCTGGGTGCTGAATAGCATCACGCGCTCCCTTGATAAACTTGATGCAGATGTCCGCGCCTTTCAAAGGGAGTACGTTCACAAGAACGATTACCACCGCGACATTGATGAACTGAAGTCAATCTGCAAGCAGATCTTTGACAAGCTCGATGCAAAGGCTGACAAATGACCACACCTGCCGCCGTCCTTACTTACGACAACCTTACGTCAACCGTCCTCCAGTATTTGGAGCGGACAGATGCGGCGGTAGTGAACTTTATCCCCACAGCCATCATGTTGGCTGAGTTTGAAATCGCCCAGGACATCAAGACCCTTGGGCAGATGTTGGTAGCCGATGGCACTATGTCGACCAACAACCCGGTGATCGCCAAGCCCGCTCGGTGGCGCAAGACGGTGTCCATGACCCTCACGACCACGGCCGGCCAAAAGCAGCCCATGTACCTGCGCAAGCTGGAGTATCTTAGCTCCTATGCCCCTGACGTGACGGCCACGGGCACGCCCATCTACTATGCCGACTACGACGCCGACCACTGGTTTGTGGCGCCCACGCCCAGCAGCAACTTTGCCTTTGAGGCGCTGGTGTACACCCGCCTGCAGCCCCTGGCCTCCGACAACCAGACCAACTGGTTGACCCAAAATGCACCCAACGCCATGCTGTATGGTACGCTCAAACAGACCGCACCATTCCTCAAGGATGACGCCCGCCTGCAAGTCTGGAGCGGCCTATTTGACGCCGCGATGGCCGCGCTGAAGGTAGAGGACCAGCTACGCGTTGGTGACCGCCAATCCATCGTCCAGGATTCCTAATCATGACAACATACACCAGCCCGTTTTCCGGCCAACAGGTATACCCTACTACGGTCAGCTATGAGTCGCTGTCGGTAACTGCCAACACGGTCTTGCAGTGGCCGGTGAACGGCAACACCAATACGCCGGTGTCCAGCATCATCGATGTCACGGCAACGGCTAACAGCGCCGCGCCGACTGTTGGGTGGCTGTTGGAGCTGCCGCCCGCCCAGCAGGTATCCACCGGCCAGTCCACGCTGGTGCGCAATGTGGGGTCCAACCTATTCACGGTGACCGACACGTCTGGCAACACTATCGTGACGATTGCGTCGGGGTTGGCCTACTACATCTTCCTGACCGATAACACTACGACAAACGGGACATGGTCCTACGTCCTGTTTGGTGCTGGCACGTCATCGGCCAACGCGTCAACCTTGGCCGGCTACGGGCTCGTTGCGTCAGGGTTAACCCTTAACCAGGTGTACCCCGTCCTGTCGTACAGCACGACAACGACGCTGACAGTAGCAAACAGCGCCGACTTGAGTGTGTGGACCGGCGGCGCGGGATCATTTACCCTGCCATCAGCTTCTGCTGTTGGAACCGGGTGGTTCATCACGATTAAGAACAATGGCACCGGCATACTCACCATCACCCCGGCAGGCACGGATACCATCGACGGGAATGCCAACCAGCAGTTGCAGCTAACCGAGTCGATCAGCTTGGTGTCCAACGGCGCTAACTGGAACAGTTTTGGCTACGGCCGGTCGAACTCGTTTGCGTATACCCTGCTGTCGCTGTCGGTGACGGGCGGAACGCTCACGCTTTCCTCTACACAGGCGTCCAACACGATCCAGGTGTACGGAGGCGTGCTAACAGCGGCGCAGACAATCGTTGTCCCGTCTACGGTTCAGCTATATACCATTACCAACAATACCTCGGGGTCGTATAGCTTTACCGTTAAAACCGCGGTAAGCGGGGGCGCAAGCATTATCGTGCCCCAAGGGTCTTCGTTGGTATTGGTGTGTGACGGCACAAACGTGTACAACGCCGCTTCGGGTACTGGCAACAGCTTTACCACTTTATCGGTGGGGAACGGTTCAACATTAAATCCCTCTATCGCTTTTAGCGCCGAAACAACGACCGGCATTTATCGCCCCACGACGGGGCAGTTTGGTATATCCGTGCTTAATACCGCGGTAGGTTATTTCTTCAACACGGGGTCCGTTACGGGCCTTAACATCACCGGCACCGGCACGTTTAGCGCAGGCATCGGTGGGGGCGCGTTCTAATGACCCAAAAAATTGTTGCCATGGAGATCCCGCCGGGCATCCAGCGGGATGGTACACGTTTTGATGCGCCCTGCTATACAAACGGCATGTGGGTTCGTTTCCAACGCAACCGTCCCCGCAAGATTGGTGGCTACGACGCAGTGTTTCAAAATGCGTCTGGCATATCCCGCGGCATGGCCATGACGGCTGTGAATGGCTACAACTATGTGGTCTCTGGCTACAACAATGGCCTGCAGCAGTGGATTACCGGGCCGTCTGGCGGCGTGGGCTCAGGCCCCTATAACTTCACACTGAACAATTTCACGGCCAGTAGCGACAACCTGTGGCAGTTTGACATCGCCTACGATTCAACCGGCAACAACACAAACAACTTGGTTGCCCACCCCGGCCAAAATCTGTCTTACATTACGTCCACCGTCAACACCCCGGTGTTATATGGCGTGTTTCCAAGCAGCTTTGGTATCCTGTCTGGGGTGGCCATTACCGGAACGGCTGGGCAGTTTTCCGCGCTGGCGTCAGGACTCACGCCACTGGTGGTAAATCAGCAGATCACAATTAGCGGTACGTTTGGCGGTACCGGCTCAATCAGTGGTTACACCAACCCCACAACCTATTTCATCATCGCCACCAATGGTTCGACGACGTTTACGCTGTCTGCCAGCCTTGGTGGCTCCGCCATTACCACGACCGCAGGGACGCCGACTGGCCTCACCTACACGACCGTAGGCTCTCTGTCCAAGGTGGGCGTGTTCACGGCCACGGGAACCACCAACAGCACGACGACGTTTACCCTCTCCGCTGCCAACGTACGTGTCGGGGCGGGGCAGAGTATTACTGGCCCCGGCATACCAGCGAACACCACGGTCGTATCTGTGACCGGTACCACTGTCATCCTGTCGGCGGCAGCCACGGCGTCGGCCACTATCATCGCCACCTTTGACAACAACTTGGCCGTCAGTGGCGGGTGCGTGGTGCTTCACCCGTATTTGTTCATCTATGGCAACAATGGCCTGATCCAGAACTGCAGCGCAGGGGACTTCTCCAACTGGGTCTCCCCGGACGCCAACGCCAACAACGTGGCTACCGGAAAGATTGTCAAGGGCCTACCCATCCGTGGGGGTTCCACGTCGCCCAGCGGCCTATTCTGGGCCGCTGATGCCCTGATCCGTGTCAGCTTTCAGCCATCAAGCTCGGGCGGCGTGAACTACTACTGGGCGTACGACCTAGTGAGCAGCCAAACCTCCATCATGTCGTCGAGCAGCGTCATAGAGTACGACGGCATCTATTACTGGTGCGGGGTGGACCGGTTCTTAATGTACGGTGGCCAGGTCCAAGAGATTCCCAACGGGTTGAACCAGAACTACTTTTTTGATAACGTCAACATTGCCCAACGCCAAAAGGTGTGGGCTACAAAAGTCCCGCGCTATGGCGAGATCTGGTGGTTTTACCCCAAAGGAACGGCCACCGAATGCACCGACGCCATCATCTACAACGTGCGCGAGAAGTCGTGGTACGACGCTGGCCAAGCCCTTGGTGCCCGCCGCTCTGCTGGCGTGTTCTCTGAGGTGTTCCCAAAGCCTATTTGGGCAGGTAATGAACTAAGCAGCGGAGGCACGGCCACGCTGTGGCAGCACGAGACCGGGTACGACTCAATAAACCTGACCAACGTGACCGCAATCCAAAGCTACTTTGAGACAAACAGCATCGGCACCATGGGCGGTCTGGTGGGGTCACAGCAGCAGCCAGGCGACAACCTGTGGACTCGCCTCGAGCGCATTGAGCCCGACTTTGTGCAGACGGGCACCATGAGCGTCGTGGTTACCGGTGAGGGCTACGCCGACGATACTACGGTCGAGTCTGCGCCCTATTACTTTGACCCGACCACCCTCAAGATCGACATGCGCGAGCAGCGCCGCGAGATGCGTCTGCGCTTTGAGTCCAACGTGGCCGGCGGGACCTACCAAACGGGCCGCGTGCTGTTGTCCTTAACCACCGGAGACGTGCGTGGCACGGGCAACCCATGATCGCGCAGGTCTACGATCCCCGCAACCTTACGTGGGACGCCTGGTGCGCGCTCATGGCGGAACAGTATGCGGCAAACCAACTGGGCACGTCGCCCGAGTCGCAATGGCGCGAGTGGGCTAATGCTCTGTCCGGTATCGGGCGCTTTCCCGGCGCACCGGGCGCTCTTGGTTTTGACAAATGGCAGGATTGGGCGTTTGCCCTTGCCAACACGATCAGAAAATAAAAATGGCTCTCAATCAAACCACATCATCTCCACTATCTCCAGAAGATGCTGCCTTGCGAGCCAAAGGCCCACCTGTTGCCGGCTCAACATTTGTTCCATCACACATACAATATGCCAACGAACATCAGGGTGGAAATCAATTTGTAAAAGGCTATTGGACTGACCCAAGTGTTACTGGCGGCGGGGGTTTTCTTGGACAAGTTGCAGACTCAGTCAGCGGGGGGCTTCAACACGTCAGCGATGTTGTTTCTAACGACCCGATCGCAAAAACAATTGCGGCTGTTGGTCTTGCGGTGGCCACCGGGGGCGCGAGTTCAGCCATCAGCGGTGCGCTGCTTGATTCGGGTATTATCAGCAGCGCGGCCGTAGCAGACGCGGCAAGCTCGGCGATCATTAACGCCGGCGTGCAAATTGCGCAGGGCGTGCCGCCCGGTCAAGCGCTGACAAACGCCGCCGTGACCTTTGGTGCCGGGCAGTACATAAACCCCGCGATATCTTCCGAGATAAAGAGCATTATCAGCTCACCCACCATCGCTAACATGGCGACCAATGCCGCGACCAGCATTGCTACAGGCGCGCTGCGCGGACAGTCTGGGGACACGCTTTTAAAGTCGGCAATTGGTGCCGCTACAGGGTCCTTGGCGGGATCCGTGAGCAAGGAGGTTGGCCAGACGGTCCTGAATAACATTGACGACCCAACCATCGCCAAGATCGCCTCTGACGCCGCTGCCGCGGGTACCAAGGCCGCACTGACAAACCAAAACGTAGGCAAAGCCGCCTTGGACGCCGGCGCGACTACACTTGCAAATTCCAATCTTGGGATTGACAATCCGCTGTCGGGTATAACGTCAAATCTGCCGTCGATTGACATGTCGGGCTTCAAGGCCGCGATAAAACCCATCAGCGACGCCGCAACTAAATTTGCACAGCCTATCAGCGATGCCGCTACCACGGCGCTGCAGCCCGTCAGCGACGCGGTGGCCAAGGCCACCAGCAACCTACCCACCGTAAACGCGCCCAACCTTAACTTGCCCACCGTAAACGCGCCCAACCTTAACCTGCCGAACGTGGACCTGTCTGGTGTTACTGGCGGACTCCCAACGACATCAACCGCCGGCACAGCCGACACGTCTGCGCCCCCCGCGGTAGTCCCGGGCCAGGCGATGCACTTAGGAAAAGTAGGATCCGATATGACTGAGCACCAGCTACAACAACTCTATGAGTCCTTGACCGCGGCACCTACAGAGAATTACAACTATGACAACTCTGCACCCCAATCAGTGGACGTGGCCAAGATGGAGGCACAACCCTTCATGCAACCCCAGCAACAAATGTACTTCTCCAAGACGGGCGGCCCGGTCCAGCACTTTAATACTGGCGCACAGCCCGACCCCGCGCAAAGCGATTACACCCAAGGATTTTCTAACATAACCGACTTGGCCAAGTCCTTGCAGACCGCGGCCGATGCCGGCACGATTAGCAAAATCTACCCACACAAGATGATGATCAACGGCAATGTTGGCGTCAGCCAGTACACGCCCAAGGTTCTGCCTCAGCTCGCCGCGGTCTTGCGCGCCCGTGGCATGACTTTGGCCGATGGGGGCCAGCCCAACGACCATGAGCATCCCAACTACGATGGCACGCCGGTGTTTCGCACGGGCGGCTTGGAAGGCCTGGGCGGCAAGTACGTAGAAGGTAAGGGCGACGGCACCAGCGACGACATCACGGCTATGCTGGCCAACGGCGAGTACGTGTTCAGCGCTGACGTGGTGTCTGCCTTGGGCAACGGGTCCAACAAAGCGGGTGCAGAACGACTCAATCAAATGGTGCATGCCATCCGGGCCCGTGCGCGCTCCGCGCCCCCGGATAAGCTACCCCCAGATGCCAAGTCCCCGCTAGAATACCTGAAGTCCTCAAAGGGGAAAAAGAATGGCTGATTTAACCCAAAGTACGCAGACAACGGCGACTACGACGCCGGACTGGTATAACAAAACCATTGCGGATGCTGCTAGGAATTCGGCAACCGCGGCTACCAATGCGGTAAATAACATCAATGGCCCCAACTCGGCCTACGATCCCAACGCGCTGCAGAATCAAGCGTTCAACGACGTGGTGACAAATGTTGGCAACTACAAGCCTGGCCTTGCGCAGGCCGGAAACACGCTCAATCAGGCAGCTTCCACAAACATCACCGGTGCGGCACAGCCCTTTATAACGGCAGGCACGACCACCAGCGGCCTTGATGCCGCAAACAAGTACCTGACGTCGGGCACTAGCAGCGCCGCTGATCTAGTGAATGGGTACATGAACCCATACACCCAGAACGTGGTAAACCAGATCGGTCTTGCAAACCAGCAGAACATCGCGCAGAACCTGTCGCCCGGCATTACCTCAGGCGCGGTGGGCGCTGGCCAATTTGGCTCTCAGCGCGGTGCTAACGCACTGGCCTTAGGCATCTCTAACGCCAACATTGGGGCGCTCAGTCAACAGGCCCAAGCACTGCAGTCCGGCTACGCTCAGGCCCTTGCGGCAGCCCAAGCGCAACGCGCAAACCAGCTCACCGCTGGAAGCACCGCGGGCACCTTGCAGAATCAATTTAACACCAACAACGTAACCGCGGGCAACGTGCTCGGCACGTTGACATCGGATCAGGCCTTAAACCTGCGCAATACCGGCCAGGCGCAAGCAGCCTTGGCCCAACAGACCCAAAACCAAGGCCTGGCCGACACGAACGCCTTGTCGACCCTTGGCGGGCAGAAGCAAACCATTGCCCAAAACAAATTGCTTGCCCCGTTGGATATCTACGGCAAGCAGACCAGCGTGCTGTCGGGGGCCAATCTTCCGACGACCAGCACCGTTCAGTTCAACCCGTCAACGCTGTCGTCAATTTCTACTTTGGGTTCTACTGCAGGCGGTATCATGCAAGGCCCGGTCATCGGCAAGAATCCGGATGGCACATACAAATACGGGCCCAGCCTGTACGATAGGCTCAAGGGGGTGTTTGGCGGAAGTGGCGGCAATGGCGGAACAGCCACAGGCACAGCCACAGGCACAGGCACAGGCACAGGCACAGGCACAGGCACAGCCACCGGTGCAGGCGGTGGCGGGGGAAGCGGTGGTCAATCTCAAGGTTTTACCGATGCTAGTGGCAACGCCCTGATACCCAACCCGATGGGTGGGTTTGAAGACACCGACGGCAATCTGTATGATGCTAACGGCCAACGCCTATCGTAAGGAATAGATTATGGGAACAGAAACTAAATCGGCCCCTATTACGAATGACGTAACCCCCGGCCTGAATGCTATACAAGGCCTGCCCGTGACGGGCCCCGGAGCGCCTAGTAACAGCCAAGACTATTTGGATAGCCTGAAGGATGCCGAGGCCGCGCTAGAGGCGCGCTACGCCAACCCCAACTGGTTTAACGTGGCCGCCGGCTTTGCCAAACCCCAACTGGGCGGCTTTACCGCATCCTTGGGCAGCGCCGCGCAGGCTTTGGGGGACTGGCAGGAACAACAACGTGCCAACCAGATCCCGCTGTTCAACGTGCGCGCCCAGGTGGGTGCTTTGCAAGCTCAACGAAAAAACCGCGAAGCCGCTGCACAAAAATTGGAGGATTGGAAGAATCCAAGCAATCCAAATGCCAAACCTGCAGATCCATCAACAGCCGCCGCCCTTAAACGCGAATTAACAAACCTAGGGGCACCTGATCTGGCCGCGGGTATCGGTGAAGAGGTGTCCACAAATAAAGCGCTGTCCGATATTGGATTGACCACGTCCAGCACCCTAAATACGGACGTTAAAACTCAAGAACTTTTGGGCGGTACCCCACGTGCGCAAGCAGAATTACAACAGATGGCTGCGCAGTTGGGATTGACAACCCAAGAGCTCAAAAACAAGATAACCGAAAACAATTTGACTGCGCAGCAGATTCAAGAGGCAATTGCAAGAACAAACTTAACAGGTGCTCAGATAGTTAATACGAGAGCTCAGACAGCATTGACTAACGTAGAAACCGCGCAAGTACGACAGAGAACTAGTTTCGAAGCGCAAAATGCGGTACTTGACAACCTATTTATTAAAGCGCCGCCCGGATCTTTGCCCATAGATTGGGCGGTAAACAGGGATGCCACTAGAAAAAATATAATAGATATTTTGGTAGCAAAAGGTTTAGTTACGCCAGAAAATGCAAAAGGGTTTTCGGATAACAAATTACAGGCCGCAATGAACGGTGTATCTTCGGACTACATCAATTCCAAAATAAAGAACCGGGATACCGCAAGCCAGGTTGTAGAGGCTACTCAAGGGGATTTGAAAGATCTTGCCATAGCAAGAGACATAGTAACCAGTCCCCGTATGGGCAAAATTTTAGGTATTGGCGCGGGCCAAAGCGCTATGTCTGCGATGTTTGGTTACTTTGCAAATCCCACCGACGGAACTGCGTCTTCGTTAAATAGGGCCGCCGCGCAATTAAGCGCATCGGATCCCCAAGCATTTGCTGATTTTGATGTACTGAACAAGACCCTGCAACGTAATCAGTTGCGCGCTCGTTCAGCGATGGAAAATCCTTCTGTAGGATCGCAAATACAAGTCGCAAAAGCTAACCCAAGTTCCTTTGTGAATTCGCAATTGGCCATAGCTAAGATGCTTGATTTAATGGCGCACGATACCTCTATGATCAACAGGACCGCGGCTCTGCGCATGGGGTGGACGGGGGATTACAATGATTTCGTCTCCAATCCTAAGTCTGGGTACGCTGCTCTGACGGATATGGGTCAAGAAGAGGAACGACAAATTGCAATCAGCCCCTCTAGTGTGAACCCAAAACTGCCGGACTTCTATTACCCAAGCCGGAAAGCCCCGGGGGCTACGGCTCCTGCAACGACGCCTGCTGCAGCACCAGCAGCGCCAGCAGCTCCTGCTGTAGCCCCTGCGGCAAATGCCCAACGCCCTTTCCATTACGAGTACAGCACCGATCGTACTCAACGGAGAAAAGTCTATGACTGAAAAAAAAGTTGGTGAATGGGAACCCGCGCCGGGGGGTCAAAAGGTAGGGGAATGGGAACCCGTTCCCGCGGCTGAAAAAGCCTCTGCACCCGCGGCTGAAAAAGCCTCTGCGCCCGCGGCTGAAAAAGCCTCTGCGCCCGAAGCAGCCAATAATATTCCCAATGCCGAGGAGGCTTTGGCGCGCTTAAAAGCTGCCATCGCCGAAAAAGATTACGCGGCCATAGGGGTGGCGCAAGAAGACCTTAAAGCCGCAAATAAGGCGCGGGTAGACGCCGGTAAAGATCCTCTGCCCGTGCCGAGTCTGGTAGCCCCGGCCCCACTCGTGCAACCCGTGGGCGTTGGCACCGGTAACAGCGGATCAATACTTGACCAAATACCCCTGCCTATCCAACGTGGCGTGGGGGCAGTGACAGGCGCGGGGTTAGGTTTAAGTTTAGGCATAGGGCCCGCAGCAGCTAAGGCATATCTTGCCAAAAGGGCAATAGACAAGTTTCTTCCAAAGTCTGATGCCCAACCTACGCCTGTTGCGACAACGACGGAAACCCCAAACTCTTCGCCTTGGAGCCCTAGTTCTACTCCTAATACCCCCGCTGCCAATCCTACCATCCCTATGAATGGCGCGCCCGCGGTGGACTACGGAGAAACGCCTTTTCAAAGGGAATTAAACCAACAGGGTAAAGCGGGGCAACGCGCCGCTCGTATTGATGAAGCTAGAGAAAATGCAAATTCTTTGGGGTTAAACGTTAATGAACCTTTAGCAGAATACCCTGATATAGAAGCCACTAAAAGCGGAATATATGCACCTAAGAATGTTGTAAATGCCATTGAAGATGAAAAAAAAGCAGAACTAGATAGGCGTGTTAACGCCGCAGAAAACGCTAGGTTAGAACGACAAAACCGAGCATTAAACGCCGCAACCCAAGCTGGGTCGCAGTGGCAAAATCTCTACCGTAGGGGGCAAGAACTCGCCGCCAGCGCCGAAGCTGACAGCCAAAAATTAGGCAACTTACTGAAGCAAAAGGCATTGGATTGGTGGCGTACAGGAGTGCCTCCGTTCCAAAATATTGCGGGCCGTTTAGCCTCTGCAGGCGCGGGGCTTGGCTTTGCGGTACCCGGTGCCGTGGAAAAAGCAAGAAAAGATGATTATTCGGGGGCTCTTCAGGAATTGGGAACGGGCTCTGCGGTAGGTACGGCGCTGTCGTATATTCCTGAACAAGCAGCAGGCCCGTTAAATGCCGCTGTCCAGGGAATGGATTCGATTGCCCGTGGTAGCAAGGGTGACTACCTTGGGTCTTCGCTCTCTGCGCTTGGGGCATTAGGCCCTTACGCCGCTGCGGCTCTTTTCCCCGAATTTGCCCTACCCGCTGCGGCCGCAACTGCCGTTATACCCCCCGCAATAAATGCCGCCCGAGATTACTATCTCAGAAATTACGGTACGCCGCAGGGGGCGCTGCCTACTCAGTAGTTTCGCTGGATCAAAAGCATCGTAAAAAAGACCGTTAAAAACGCGAACTTCATCATCAAAAATGGGAACGCAAAAACGGCTTTAATCAAGTACCTCACATGCCACCCCGCTTCTCGGCCAGTGCGCGTGCCACCTCGGGGTTGAGGGACTCGACGAACTCAATGCACAGGGCGCGCTCCTTGCGCGCGTAGGTCAGGGCGACCTTCTTCTCGACCTTCTGGCCAAACTCAATGATGTCCAAATTGTCGGTGTACAGGCCCTTGGGGTCGATGGGCTCGTTGGGGTCTTGGCTCTTGCAGTCCATGAGTACCATCTTTAGGTCGTGTTCAGAAAGCATGCTTTTTTCTCCGGTTGATGTAACTTGGGGTTAGATTATAATGCGGGCATGACGCTCGCTGAATACTTTAAGACCGACGTACGGGGTGCCAAGGCCGAGATGGCCGAGTACCTCAAGATCACGCCCACGTGGATGGCCCTGCTCATTGCCGGGTCCCGCCAGCCTTCGCCGGTGCTGGCGCTGAAGATTGAGGAGGCGACGCAAGGCCTGGTGACCCGGCAGGAGCTTCGGCCAGATATCTTTCGCTGACCGCCCACCGCCACGCGGCCAGCAGGAGCTTGTTCTCCTCGCGCAGGCGCACGTTCTCGTCGTTGACCTCCGTGGCGAACTTGGCCAGGTTCTCGTGCTTCCAGGCATAAAAGTCAGCCATTCTTTTTTCTCCGCTTCTTCATTGAGTCCAGCAGGATGTCCTGCACCCTGCGCTTGGTCGTGAGGCGCTCCAGCACCAGCTCGTCCACGGTGTCGCGGGCGATGATCCGGTGTATAAACACCGGTCGGTCGTGGCCGGCCTGCATCTGCCGGGTGGGCCCGATCCGCTCGATGATCTGCAGGTGCTCCTCGAGGTTCCAGTTGGGCGAGAAGAACACCAATATGTTGCCGCCGTCCTGCAGGTTCAGGCCGTGGCCGGCGCTTGCCGGGTGAGCGAACAGCACCGGTATCTTGCCCTCGTTCCAGTCCCGGATGGTGCCCGGGTTCTTGTCCAAATGCCTGCCCTGCGGGAAGGCCTTCAGCAGGCGCTCTAAGTCGCTCTTGAAGTTGTAGGCCACCAGGACCGGCATGCCCGCGGCTTCCTCGATAATGGACTCCAACGCCTCCAGCTTGACCTTGTGCGTCTCCGTCCAGCGGGTGCGGGTGTCGTCGGTGTAGGCCGCGCCCGCGGCGAGCTGCAGGCACTTGATGGTCTTGGCCGCCGCGTTGAATGCCTCCACCTCGATGCCCTCCAGCTCGGTGTACATCTCGTCCTCCATGTCGCGATAGTGCTTGCGCGCCTTGGGCGGCAGGTCCACCATGATGTCGTTGACGATGGGCTCGCGCAGGTCGAACCAGTCCTTGGCCTCGATGGTCAGGCAGACGTCGCGCAGCTTGTCCTGGATCTCGGTCTGGGCCGACGGCATGGGCAGCACGCTGAAGCCGTCGTAACCCTTGCGGAACCACCGCTGCTCGAAGGCCGTGTAAGTGCGCCCCAGCCGGGTGCCCGCGTCGATGAACCACGTCTGCCCCCATAGGTCCTTCAGCCCGTTGCTGGCCGGCGTGCCGGTGAGCTCGATCAACCGCTTGATGCGGGTGTGGGCGATGCTGCCCAAGGCCTGGGCGCGCTTGGTGCCTTGGCGCAGGCGGAAGTTCTTGACCTTGGTGGACTCGTCCAGCACCACGGTCTGGTAGGGCCACTTGTCACCCCAGTAGGTCGTCAGCCAGACGAGCTGCTCGTAGTTGGTGACGTACAGGTACGCGGGCGCCCGGACCGCGGCGATGCGCTCTTTCTCGGTGCCCGTGATGACGGACACGTTCATGCCGCGCAGGTGGTTCCACTTCAGCACTTCGTTGGGCCAGGTATCGTTGGCCACGCGCAGGGGGGCCACGACGAGCACAGGGCCGTCCTCGATCATCTGGAGCGTGTCTAGGGCCGTCAGGGTGGCCACAGTCTTGCCGGTGCCCATGCCGGCCCATATCGCGCACCGGGGGGTGTCTAGGATGTGGTCGATGATCATGCCCTGGTAGGGGCGGGGTGTGAACTCAGACCTCATACCAACCCCTCGTGCGTGCAGTCGGTGTCGGCGGCCATGATCCGCAGGATAGGGCCAGCATCATAGGTTGTCTTGTTCGACTTCGGGTAGGCGGTTTGTACCGGGTACGCCAGTTGCTTGAGCATGCGTTTCTTCTCGTAGTTGTTGGTGCCGTTTATGTAAAAGTACCGGTGCTTTTCCATGGGCGGTGCGGTTTTGATGTTGTTCTCTTTGGCCCACTGCTTTGGGTTTGTGATGCCTTGATCACGCAGGGTCATTGGGTGGATGCGTTTTCCGTCAACGATGTACGCATGATCGTGCGACTTCGTGCTACCGGTGTACAGCCAGTTGGTGGCCTGATAAATTATTCCTGAATGGCCCCATTCGGTATCCGCGTAAGACACCACCGCATTGGGTTTTGGCAGCATGGCCAAGGATCTACCGACCAGAAAACTGGCGGCGTTCTTGGCGTCCGTCTGCACCACCAGCCGGGCCAACTCGTAGAGCTTGAACTCCCGGTTGGTGAAGGCGTATTTTTGTATCGGTGGTGATGGCTGGCCGTACACCACCACACCCTCTATCAGGTCGTCAATAACCAGCGCAAAGGCCGCCCAGAATATGGATGCGCGTTTACTGTAGTGCTTGGCCGTGACAAACGCTTCGGCCTGTTTCTTTGTGATGGGTTGCACGAACCAGTCCCTCATGGCAGCAGCGCGTCAACGCCCTCATAGCTGTCCAGCACTACCACGCGCTGGCCCATGGCCCGCATGCGCTCGTGCTCGCGGTGCTGCTGCCGCTCGTGCGGCGTGTGGGGGAACAGCGCGGCCAAGCCGGGCGCCTTGAGCTCCACCCAGACGGCGTGGTTGTGGATGCCCTTGATCATTACCAGACGGTCCGGCGCGCCGTTGCGGCCGACCCACTTGACCTTGCGCACCTCGCCACCCTTGTCGCGTGCCCGTTTGACCAAATAATCCTCGATGTCTGACTCTTTCATATTAACCTTTCCGGTATCGGTATGTTTCAAAGCCCGCTGCTGCCAGCGGGATGTCGGGTGCCCAGCCCGGGTTGGCCGCCAGCAGGCCGGCCATGTGCTCGGCGTTGTACCGCGGCTCGTCGGGCGCCTCCGCGATGATCTCGTCGTGGACCGTGAGCACGATCCGGTAGCCGGCCGCCTCGATCAGGGGCATGTTGGCCGCCATGATGTCGCGGGCCACGGCCTGGCACAGGTTCTCGAACAGCTTGCCGCCGTGCGTGTGTATGCGCGTCCACTTGCGGGTGTACTGGTCGATGCCCATGTACGTGATGCGGTCGCCGTCCTCGATCTTGGGCGACGGGTAGCACAGCGCGCGCCCGGACGGCAGGCCCAGCAGCAACCAGTTCTTGCTGGCGCGCACGCGCAGGCCCAGCTCGTTGAAGGTGTTTCCGCGGTTTACCAGCGCCTTGATCACCAGATCCTTGAGCGCCGCCCAGTACCCGGAGATGTTGGGGTGCGCGTCGCGCCACATGCGCTTCAGGACATCGCAGGCCACGAAGGCGTCCTCGGACAGCCCGTACCGTGGGCGCTTGTCCTTCTTGGTCCACTCCAAGAACTTGTCGGCCTTGGCCACCACGCCCTCAGGGGCGTCCAGCAAGACCTTCTCGGCCAGGTCATCTAGGTCGATGCCGTAGGCCCCGGCAAAGGTCGCAAACGCGCCCACGCCGCCCTCATAGCCCAGCGCCAGCTCCTGCACCTTGCCCACCTGCCGCTGGTCTCCGGTGACCTTGTCTGGTGCCACGCCGAAGGACTTGCTGTAGGCCAGCTTGTACAGGTCAGGACCCTGACCGGCGTCGAAGTCGCGGAAGGCCTTGAGCTTCCATTCCTCGTTGGCCAGCCACGATTGGACGCGGCCCTCGATGTTGGACAGGTCGGCCACTACCAGCTTGCTGCCGGGAGCGGCCACGATGCAGCTACGGATCGCCGAGCTCACCAGCTCCATGACGTTGTCGGTGGTCAGGTGTGCGCACCCGGCACGCAGCGCCTCGATCCCCGCGTCGATGGCCTTCTGTTTGAGCGTCGGCCTGGGAAGGTTCTGGGGCTGGAACAAGCGTCCGGCCCACCGCCCGGTGCGCAGCGCACCACAGAACTGCAGCAGCCCGCGCAGGCGACCGTCTAAGCTAGTTCCGCGCAACAGGACCCTGTACTTGGCCGTGCTGGTGCTGGAGGCCTGCAGGCGGATCAGCAGCAGCTCGCGCAGCGCCGGGTTCAGGTCCGGCAGGGCCAGCGTCTTCTCCAGCGTCGCCATCTGCAGGTCGGGCAGGTCCACGCCGAAGGCCTCCATCACGTGCAGGCGGAATACCTCGTTCAGGGTGGTGCTGGCCACGCTGTTGTCGGTCAGCGCCTGCGTGCGCCCGGCCAGGTCGTGCTTGGCCCGGTCAATAGCCGTGATGGCCGAGTCCACCAGCGCGAGGTCGATGGCCACGCCACGGTCGTTGATGCGCTGGTCAAGCTGCCACAGCGCGCGCTCGGCGGGCGTGAAGTTGACAATGGGCATGCGCTTTTTGACCTCGCGCATGGCCTCAATGTCGCTAACGGCGTAGGCCTTGAAGCGCTCCCACTCCTCGGGGTGCGTCTCGCGGGTGGCGCGGTCCAGCTTGCGGTTCTTGCCTAGGGGCTTGGTGAAGAGCTGGATCAGCCGCTTGCCGTCCTTGTCCTTGGCCTTGTCGGTGGGCAGGCCGAGCACCTCGCAGAGCATGCCAAGGCTGCCCGGCAGGCTGTGCGCCATCGCCTGGACCATGGTGTCGTGGATGCGCTCGGTGGGGATGTTGATGCCCCACGCGTGCCGGACCACCGTGCGGTCGAAGTGGCTGTTGTGGATTACCACCTCAACGTCGGGATCAGAAATAGCCTGCATCAGGCCGTCGGGGCGAGTATTGGGCGCGGTAAGGTCTAACACCTGCACCGGCCCGTCATCCCATGCCCATGCCGCGAGCAGGATCTCTGCATTTGCGGCATAGGCATGGGTGCCGTGCGTAATGGGCGTCGTGGAGAATGTCTCCAGGTCAAAATAAAGCGTTCGCATGTGCGTGTGTGTTGCGCCGCCAGTTTACATCACGTATTCGTCTTCGGTGTCGGCCAGCCAGTGAACCGCCTCGCTGATCTGGAACAGGCCGAAGCCCACCATCTCGCCTTGGATAAGGCGGCCGATCAGTTCCGGGTTCTTCTTTGCATAGCCCTCGCCAAAGATGGCGTCCACGGCCTCAACGGCCATATTTAAGTGTTCTTTCATCGCGCTCATGTGTATGTCTTTCGTTATATCAGGGTGATGAACAGGGGCGTCAGGTCCCCCATCCACGCGCCGATGGTGTTGAATTCAAAAAACTCTTCTGCCTCTTCGAGGTCCATGTCCTCGGCCATGATGGTGATCACCCGGTCCTTGTCGTACGCAACCACGGGCTGCATGCCGAACCGGTAGGCAACGCCCAAAATGGCGTCGTCGTAGGTTGCGGGCTCCATGAACATGGCGTCTTCCACCAGCTCGAGTATCTGTTCGCGTTTGTGCATGTATGTCTTTCGTTTGTAGGTGGGGGTACTCGCTGCGTCTGCTTCAGGTTAACCGAGCAATCTTTGCAAGGACTGGGCGTACTGGCTCACAGCATCCGCTTTCCCCCCGAATATCAGACCAGGTCTTCGGCCGTCAGGTCGTCGAAGTCGTCCACGCTGGCAGCGCCGCCGCCGGTGAAGCTCTCGCCGTCCTGGTAGAACTGCACGCCCATCAGCGTCGCGTTGACACGCTTGCCGTAGTTGTTGTCCTGCGCCCACAGCTCGATGCTGGCGTTGACGTAGCACCCGGCGTAGGGCTTGCCGTCCTGCTCGGTGAGCGGGCTCTTGTTCACGTCGATCACCAGGGGGCGCATGGGGTTGCGCGCGCTAATGTACAGCATTCCCTCAAAGCCGTCGTAGTTCGACTTCAGGTCGCCGCTGTGCAGGCAGACCTTGTCGGCGGCGCGCATGGCCTTGAGGTTGGCCTCGGCCTTGGCGCCCCACTTCTCCTTGGCCACCGCGTCGATGGCGGCGTTGATGGCCGCGACCTGGGGGTCCTTAGGGTCGATCAGGAAAGCCGCGGAGAAGGCAGGCTTGCCCTCACCGTTGACGGTGGTTGCCTCGAACAGTTGGGGGAACGAGAGGCGGACTTTGTTGAGCTTGATTTTCATAGGGTACTCCGAAGTTTAAGGGTTTGTCACGTCGTCAAAATCAGACGCCGCTGCCGATGTGACCAGCGCAGGACGTTTGTCGGACTCGGGCGCCACGGATGGCTGGCCCTCGCTTTGGGTGATGAGCGTCTGGATCTTGGTCCACTGACGCGGGCCAATCTCGTCGGCCTTGGCCAGCTTCTCAATGCTCGTCGGGCTGGCCAGCTTGTAGTCGTACATCTGGTCGTGCTTGATCCGCATGGACTTGAGCGTCGCCTCGGCCTCCTCGGGGTTGGCCCACATGCGGTTGCCCTTCTTGCCCTGCACCAGCTTGTAGCCCGGCACCGGTTCACCGGCCAGCAGACGCCGCTCGACCTCCGCGCGCACTGCCTTGATCCACCCCTCGATGAGGTTGGCGTTGGCCATGACACGCGCCAAATCGTCCTCGTGCGCCGTTTCCGGCACCACGGTGTCGAAGTCGTCCATGACGCTAGTACGCAGCGCCGGGCAGATCGCCTTGGCGCGGCACCACTGGCAGCCCTTCTCGGACGGCACGTAGACGTCGATTTGCTGGCGGGTGAGTTCAGCGGAGAACGCCACATCGGCCATAAACATCCTCAGGTCGTCAATGCTGAAGCTGAATTCGGGCTTGGCCAAGAGCCGGGGCTGGCTGATGACGACGCGCACGCGCTTGAAGTCGTAGGCGACCTTCAGGTCATCCCACGCGGCTGCGGCGTAGATCATGAGCTGGGGGTTGCCCTCAGCCTCGACCTCGCGGAAGCCGAACTTTGCGTCGACGATGATTAGCTCGTCGGGCGTCGTGATCACAGCGTCTGCCGTGCCGTGCGCACCCTCCTCACCGGTCAGCCAGCCGATGGGCAGGCGTTCCTCGACGTACAGCGCGCCGCCAGTGGCATCAAGTATCTCTACCACGTGGTCCACGTAGAACTGGATGTCCTTGGCCTGTTTCTCGTTCAGGACCAGCCCTGTCTCTTTTTCCTGCAGGCCCACGAAGCTCCATGCGTCCAGGTTTGATTTCAGGCACTCGGCCGCGAAGGCGTGCATCATCGTGCCCTCGCTGGCGTTGTCAGAGCTGGTGTCTGGGATGCCCTCGCTCAGGGTGACGCTGCCGGGGCAGGTCATCCACCGGGCGGCCGAGCTGGGGGATAGCTTGGCGTGGCCGCTCATTCCTTGGGCTCCACGTCGGTTACCGCGCTCGCCGAATTGGTCGTGTGCATGTTCTCCAAGTACGCGACCAGATGCAGGCCCAGCGCTCGAGCCGCGCTGGGTCCTCCCCCCTCGGTCACGTCCCACTTGATGTTGACCATGTTGGGGTCGTCCGGGTGGTCTACGATTGTCAGGACTACGGTGTTCATGTTGTCAACTCCTTCAGGAAGGCCGCGTATTCCGCAGGCTTGAGCTGGGGGCCCTTGGTCGCGCCGAACTTGGCCAGCGCTTCAATGGTCTTGGCGCGGTCCACCTTGAACGTGTCCGTGATGGCCTTGGCCACCTGGGCGTAGTCAATCGTGTTAGACGACCCAGCGGGAGTAGTGGTGGTAGAGACCGTGGGAATGATCTCCGGTGTAGTCGTGGGCTTTGGGGGCGCCACCTCGGCCTTGGCCGGTGCGGGGATGTCTGCGGGAAGGAATTCACCTGCCCAAGGCTTGACGCCTTTAAGGGTGGGAAAGGGGTGCGCCAGGGCGGCGGTGAGGGCGTTGACCGCGTTGGTCAGCCCCTGGATTTTGTCTTCAAGACTCATGTGTGTATCTCCGGGTTAAGCAACAACAAAATCATTGTTGCGGACGGATCATACACGGCTTTTTGGACCTTCGCTGTAACTTTATAAAAAATTTTTGTTGTGGAATACAAAAAGCTGTTGTATGATCGGCCCCGGCAGCGATCTTGCTGCCGTAAACCAAAGGTATACACATGAACTGGAACCCCTTCAAACGCATTGCCGAGCTGGAAAAAATGCACGCCCAAAACATTGCCGTTTTAAGCGCGCTCACCGACAAGGTCAACGACCTGAGCAACAAGCTCAAACAGCAGAACCATGTAATTTATCGTGATGATCAAACGCGGCCCGACACGCCCGTCAGCCTCACCGCAACCGACGTAGAGAAGGAAGCCAAGCGCCGCCTGCAGCGCGCGGCTTACGCTCGCAAATATTACGCCAAGAAACGCGCTGCCAAGGCCGCTGAGGGGGGTGCAAAATGATCAAGTTCCTGAAAGAAAAACTGCGCCAGCCTACCCCTGTCGAGAAAGCCCTACGCGAGCTGCAGGAGGCTCGTTTATACCGTCTTGAAGCTCAGTCTGCTGTGGACTACGCCAAGAGCGTGGTCGACTACAACAATGCGCGCATCATTCGTTTGGAGACGTTCTTGGAGGCACAGAAATGAAAGTTAAAGAACTGATTGAGAAGCTGCAAGCATTTGACCCCGAGCTGATGGTAGTTCGCCCGGGTTACGAAGGCGGCATGACTGAGGTGCAATACGCCACAAAAATGCTGCTTGCGCTTAACGTCCGCGAAAAATGGTATTACGGGGCACACGATCAAGTTGATAGCACGAATGAGTGGCCCAAACACGAACACGCGCAAGCAGTGGAGTTGTCATGACTTGGCCATTTCCCCAATTCCCAAGGCCGGTGCCCGCCAAGGCACCGCCGCTTAAACCCAACCCTGACAACTACGAGGAGTCCCCATTTTGACTAAAGACGAAGCACTACAAATGTGTCTCGAATACATTGAGACAGATGCGCACGAACGCAAGTACGTGCGTCACGCAATCAAAGAAGCCCTAGCACAGCCAGCGCAGGAGCCTGTCGGTAAATTCGCAAAATTCACCGATGGAGTTTGGCGCGAAGTAACCGATGGGTCTGCTGGAGTCCCACTTTACACCACCCCACCCCAGCGCCCGTGGGTAGGGCTGACGGATGATGACAAAAAGCAAATTGCAAGAGAAGCAAATTACCACTGGGAAATGACAGCAGGTGAGTACGCAGAACGAATTGGTCAATTAACAGAAGCCAAATTACGGAGTAAGAACAATGCTTGATTGTCTAATACTCGGAGACAGTATCGCGGTGGGAATGCACCAATTTAAGCCAGAATGTGCAGCCTACGCCAAAGGTGGCTGGAATAGTTGGCAATGGACTCGAGACTATCTAAAGAATGACTTAACCGCTAATACTGTCATCATCAGTCTAGGCAGCAATGACCACAAAGGGGTTAAAACTCGTCAAGAGCTGGAGACCATGCGGGCCAAGGTCAATGGCAGCAGAGTGTTTTGGATCCTGCCCGCCATCAAGCCCAGTATCCAGGATATTGTTAAAGAAATTGCAGCAGAGCACGGCGATACCGTACTGCCCATCACTAATCTACAACCAGATAATATTCACCCTAGTTGGGCTGGGTACAAAAAAATTAAGGAACAAACACAATGACCTCACGCAGAGAGTCCTGGGCCCAGCAGATTCGCAAGCTGCTGCGCAACGAGCCCGATGGCCTGACACTTGGCGAGATGTGCGTGCACATCAACGCCCCCTACGCGTCGTTGTACGACGCGGCCTACAAGATGCCCGATGCCTACATCGACCGGTGGACCCTGACGCACAACTACGTCACAAGCGAGGCGATCTGGTGCGTCGTAGTGCCGCCGCCGCACTGCCCCCGACCCGACCCCCTACCGAAGGAAAGATATGATTAACCTAAACGACTCGCAGCGCACCCGCCTGCGCGATTTGGCCAAGGTGCGCGGGGACAAAAACTACCCCATCATGCCCAACGTGGCCTTGGAGCAGTACATCGCCGAGCTCCGGGACCAGTACCCCGAGGCCTTCCACAGCTCGTACCAGACCATGACCAAGCGCGTCTTCATGGACGAGCCCACCACGGTGACCGCCCACGCCCGCTTCGTGCGCCCGCGCAGCGCGTCGCCCTACCACATCGTGCTGGTGGCCGCATGACCCAGCTCAACCAACTCAGTGGCATCGAGCTGGCCGTCTACGCGGCCGGTAGCCAGGCCAAGCTGGCCGACCTCTTGGGCTGCAGCCAGCAGAACGTCAGCGCGTGGCTGCGCCGGGGCTGGGCCCCGGCTGAGCGCGTGGTGGAGATTGAGCAGGCAACGGGCGTGGACCGCAAGCTGCTGGTCAACCCCAAGCTGCGCGACCTGCTGACCCCACCCGAGGCCTTCTGATAGACTCCGCGTCCGAACCCGGCTAGGGGTGGGGTAGCTCCCCACGCCGAAAGCGCCTTATCCACGCCCGCCGTCGTTCCTTTCTCTGGATAGCAACTGGATAAGCAATGTCACAACCAAATCCCGACCTGCCGCCGATCGGCAAGGTCTTTAACGGCGGCAACATCCCCGCCGAGCTCAGGGCACTGCGCCGGTGGGCCGTGTGGAAGGCCGTGTGGAACGAGGGCCGCCAGAAGTACGACAAGATCCCCTACAGCCCCCAGCACTTCGGCCTGAGCACCAAGAAGGTCTCCGAGTGGGGTGACTTCGACACCGCCTCCAAGGTCCTCACCCTCAACCCCACGCGCTACTCCGGCCTTGGCCTGGTGCTCACCGGCATGACCGACGTGGTGGGCATCGACCTCGACAACTGCCGCAAGGACGGCCAGATCGCCCCGTGGGCGCGCGAGATCGTCGACGCCATGGGCAGCTACACCGAGGTCAGCCCCAGCGGCACGGGCCTGCGGATCCTGGCCCTTGGCGAGTTCCACACCGACTGGAACAACCACGACGTGGGCATCGAGGTGTACAGCGGCCACACGCCACGGTTCCTCACCATCACCGGCGACACCAAGCTGGCCCGGCCCATGGCCGCCGCCCGCCCCGAGGTGCTGCAGGGCCTGTTCGACGGCATGCGCAAGTCCACCATCAGCTCGGCCAACGTTATCCCGCTCGAGATGCCCGAGTTGGTCAACGAGCTGGCGCTGCCCGACGTGGCCGACATGCCCATCCCAGAGGCCACGCGCGACCTGCTGCTGCACGGGCCGGGCCCCGACGTCAGCGACCGCTCAGGCGCCCTGCACGCAGCCGGTGTGCAGCTCTACAGCGCGGGCTACGACGACGCCACGGTCCTGAGCATACTGGCGGCCAGCCAGCCGGTGATGGACATCGCCTTGGCCCACCGCCGGCAGGACCCCGACCGGGCGCTGGCTTACCTGTGGCTGGAGCACTGCACCAAGGCCAAGCCCAAGGCCACAACACCCACCGACATCCTGAGCGAGTTCGACGACGTCTCAGCCGATCTGGAGGTGATCGCAAGCGCAAAAAAGGCGGCGGCCGCGGCCGTCATTCACGAGAACCGATTCAACATCGAGACGACCGCGGAGTTCGTTGTCAGGCGCAAGGCGACGTGGCTGATCAAGGGCGTGCTGCCCCGGGCCAATTTTGGCGTGTTCTACGGTGCCTCAGGCAGCGGCAAGAGCTTCTTCGTGTTTGACCTGGCCGCGGCCATCGCCCGGGGCGTCGACTGGCGGGGTAAGCGCACCACCAAGGCCCGCGTGCTGTGGATCGCGGCCGAGGGCCAGGAAGACATGCGCAAGCGCGTGCACGGCTACTGCATGGCGCAGGGCATCGAGCCCGGCGACTTGGAGATGTCGTTCATCAGCGACGCGCCCGACCTGCGCAACCTGGTCGACGTCAAGGCCCTGATCAAGCAGATCAAGAAAAAGGGCGAGTTCGACCTGATCGTCATCGACACGCTCGCGCAGGTCATGCCCGGGGGCAACGAGAACAGCGGCGAGGACATGGGCATGGTCATGGGCCACTGCAAGGAGATCACGCGCGCAACGGGCGCTATGGTCGCCCCCGTCCACCACAGCGGCAAGGACGAGAGCCGGGGCGCCCGTGGCTGGTCGGGGCTCAGGGCGGCCTGCGACTTCGAGTTTGAGGTGATCCGCGTGGACGAAGATAGAGTCGCGACGGTGACCAAGATGAAGGGCGGCGAGGACGGCGCGGAGTACGGCTTTCGCCTGCAGACCGTGGTGGTCGGCCAGGACGAGGACGGCGACGCTGAGACGACCTGCGTGGTGTCGTACACGGACAGCAGCCGGGCGACCGTGGTGGCCGCTGCCGGGCCCAAGGGCGACAACCAGAAGGTCATCATGGACAACGCGGTTTCCATGATCGACCTCGCGGGCGAGGGGGTTACGTTCAATGAGATTGTTTCGGTGGTCTGGCCGCTGTACCCACGGGGCGACGAGACCAAGCGCGACCAGCGCAAAAACAACGTCGGACGGGACCTGCGGGGGCTCATTTCGAGCGGTTTTTTGGTCCAAAACGACGCCGGCGTGGTCAGTCTGCCCCAGAAAAAGACCTTGTAATTCTTTGCGTGTTTGTAAATAAATGCGTGCTTCAAATGCTTCAAAGTGCTTCAGAAGGCTTCAGAAGCAGTGCAAGTTGCTTCATTCGCTTCATCCCCCTTTAGGGGGTGAAGCGTGAAGCAGAAGTTTGAAGCACATGTGTGCAAAAAACAACAAACAAAAAATAAATAAAATTTTTTTTGCCTGAGGTGAAAAATACAATAAAACCGTTGTATACTTCATCCATCGCAGCAAACACTGCGATGCTTCTTAAACACAAACAAACGGAGTTTCAAAATGGCAAAAGCAAAACTGGTGGTGGAGTTGAACGAAAGCTCAGTGGACCGACTGGGCATGTTGTTGGCGCAGATCGCTGACCTGACCGCAGAGGCTGACGCGATCAAGGACGCGATCAAGAAGTCTGGTGAGAGCCGCGAGGGCGTGTTCTTCTCGGCATCGTTCGTTGACAGCGACCGCAAGATCTTCGACAAGGACTTCTTCATCGAGCAGCACGGCGCTGAGATGTACGACGACTACACCAAGAACATCGTGGTGCGCTCGGTGCGCGTCACCTCCCGTTAAACCCCCCGCCCCTTCGGGGGCATTTTTTGAAAGACCTGACCATGTTCCGTTACGCATCCTCTTCCAAGCAGTCCGAGTTCCGTTCGCAGCTGCCCCTGTCCAACGCCCAGATCGCCTACCACGCGCCCAGCGTGATGGCCACCGAGGCCCACGAGTCCCGCGGTGAGCGCTACAGCTTCATCCCGACCATCCAGGTGATCGACGGCCTGCGCTCCGAGGGCTTCGAGCCCTACGAGATCCGCCAGACCAAGGTCCGCGACGCCGGCAAGCGTGAGCACACCAAGCACATGGTGCGCATGCGTCACCACAGCCAGATCACCACCAAAGACGAGGTGCCCGAGATCATCCTGCTCAACAGCCACGACGGCAGCTCGTCTTACCAGATCCTGTCGGGCGTGTTCCGCTTCGTGTGCTCCAACGGCCTGATCGCCGGCGACATGTTCGACAACGTGCGCGTCCGTCATACCGGCAACGTCGTGGACGACGTCATCGAGGGCGCTACCCGGGTCCTCGAGGACGCAAAGCAGATCGGCTACCGCATCGACGAGTACAAGGGCATCACGCTGACCGGTGAAGAGCAGCGCGCCTTGGCCACCGCGGCCGTGCAGCTGCGCTGGGGCGACGAGGCACCGGTGCAGGCCACCCGCCTGCTGCAGGCCAACCGCTGGGAGGACCGCAAGGACGACCTGTGGACGACCTTCAACCGCGTGCAGGAGAACATGCTCAAGGGCGGCGTGCCCGGGCGCTCCGCAACCGGCCGTCGCACCACCACGCGGGCCGTGGGCGGCGTCACCGAGAACGTCAAGCTCAACAAGGCCCTGTGGACTTTGGCCGACAGCATGGCGGCCCTGAAGACGTCCCAGGCAGCCGACGCGTTCATCGCGAAGTACGAGCACGCGTACATGTAAACAACCCGCCCCTTCGGGGGCATTTTTTAGGAGATAGCCATGCAGACAGTAATTATCGGAAAGGCCCGCTACACCATACGCGACGACCGCGTTGGGTTCTTGGAGCAGGCGCTCAAGTGCACCGGCAAGCACAAGCCGGTGAAGGCCAAGGGCGGCGTGTCCCGCAACTTCCCCCGCTACGGTGCGCAGAGTAGCACCGCGGACTATGTCCGCGAGTACCACATCGCCAACGCCGGGGTCTACACGGCCACCGACGGTAGGGGCAAGATCTACGGGCACAAGGAGTACGTGCAGTCGGTCCTGGACATGTACCAGCCCCTGAGCACGGGCATCACGGTGCCCGAGGGCGTGGACAGCATGGAGGTGGAGGCATGAGCACCGCGGCCACAAAAACCCCCGCCAAACGGGCCAAAACGGCCGTTCCTGAGCCCGTGGCCGAGTACCGCATGCCCACAGAGGTTGCGGACTGGATCAAGCGCGCAGAGGCCCGTATCACGTTCATGGCGGCCCAGATTTTGGAGTTGAAGGAGACCAACGCGAAGCTGCGCAGGGCGAACAAGGTAATGGAGGCCCGGGTCATGGGCCAGTCACAGGAGTAAAGAATGGAAAAAGAACTGAGCCCCCTCGCCCGGCAGCTGCTGGGCACCAACAACCACGTAAAGTTTTACACCCAGCAGGAGTTCGACCAGGCGCTGGCCTTGGCCAAGGCCGAGATCATGGCGGTGGCCGTGCAGACCACCAAGCACGCCATCGCGATCGAGAACGAGGCCTGCGCAGAGCTGGCCGAGCAGTGCGTCGACATCGAGCAGCTGGCCGACAAGATCCGCAACCGATGGAAGCGGCCGACGGCACATTGAACTTTACAAAACTTTACAATTGAGCATGCCTCAAACTGTAACTTCGTGTTACAGTAGAGGCTCTTCAACACACACACACTGGAGTTCACCATGACCAAGACCCTTCTCGAAATTGCTGTCAGCCGCCTGCACAAGGCAGGATACCGCGCATCGCCGTCCAACATGTACGGTGGCTACATCACCGTGCTGGTGCCCGCGGACGGCGGACACAACCGCGTGACGATCCACCACACTGAGCTGTATTCCTTCCTGAATGCCCGCACGCCATGGAAGCACAACGCGCCCCTGAACCCTGAGTTCCGTGGCGCAGACCGCGCACGGATTGGCGAAGACTACTGATCAACCGAGCAGGAGAAACCATCATGCAAACCACCACTTTTACAGCACTTATTGCAAATAACGCATGGATTCTGCGTTTGGTTAATGGCCCTCATATGGGTCTTGAAGAGGTCAAACAGCATTGGCCTGAAGCTAAGTGGATCTTGCCCTTTCGCCGCAATGAGTGCGGTGATATTTGCGTTCAGTATGCAATTGAGGGCGAGGAGGCCATGAAGTATGGCTTCAAGCAAAATCAGAAATTTCAGTTTCAGGCATAAATCAAACGGGGCTTCGGCCCCCGTCTTTACAAAACTTTACAATTGACCCCAACAAATACAACAAAAGGGTTGTATACTTCGTCCATACCAACACACACTGGAGTAAAAAATGCACAACCCAATCACCGATTCCAAAGTCATCGGACGCGCACCGGACGGCTCGCCTTTGCGCACCTGGGCTGAAGGCTCACGCACCTTCGTCGAGACCTACGGCTACTTCACCGCAACATCTGGCACCCGCTACGGCGTGGTGCTCGTTGTTGAGACCACCGCCTAACACACCCACACAGGAGATCACCATGGACCACACCACAATCACCACAGAGATCGGCACCCGCGTCAGCGTGGACGCGTACGAGAACTGGGACACCAAAGGCGCCCCGGACAACGTCTGGCTCAGCATCGCTGTGCCCATGGCCAGCGCGAGCGTGGTGCTGACACCCGCCCAGGCCAAGGAGTTGGCCGCAACCCTGATCGCCTTCGCGGAGGCCGCATGAGCCGCGAGGAGTACCTGGCCCGGCGCGAGTGGCTGATGGACACCTACGGCTTCACGGGCCAGGAGGCCTTTGAGGCCGCGTACTACGACAACGACCCCGAGATGTGGGTCGGCAGCGAGTGGGAGGTGACGGCATGAACATCGACCGAATTCCAACCTGCGCGGTCTGCCGTAGGCCCGTGGACAGTTTCACCGTGGAGTACGACCCGACTCGGGATGTGCGAGTGTTCCGGGCGGACTGCCATGGGGAGACGCAGCAGGTGGCGCTCACGTCAGTGTTCATGCTGAACGCGGACCACGTAGAGATGGGCCTGGCGTTCGAGAGGTTGGCTTTGCGATAAACTCCGCCCCAACGCGCTGAGAGATGCGCTAAGGAGCAGAGTATGGCAACAGGAAAAAAATTGGGTCGTCCGCCGGGCGGCTCCATCTACCCCAACAAAGAGCTGATAAAGGACGAGATCGTCGCGTGGCTGTCTGAGGGCAAGACGCTGCGCGATTACTGCCGTCAGGAGGAGCGCCCGTCGTTCAAAACGATATACGATTGGGAGGCGCAAGACGCAGATTTCGCCACACGCATCGCGCGAGCTCGGGACATCGGCTCGGACTCCATCGCCGACGAGTGCCTTGCAATTATTGACGCGGAGCCCCTTGCGGTGTTCGACGAGGCCGGCAACAAGCGCTACGACTCCGGCAGCATCGCGTGGAACAAGAACCGCGCCGAGCAGCGCATCAAGCTGCTGGCAAAGTGGAACCCGCGCAAGTACGGTGACCGCACCGTGGTGGCCGGCGACGATCAGGCGCCTTTGGTAACCGAGGTCAAGTTCGACATATTCGGCGAGCTGCTGAAGAACATCGCGCTCACGCGCCAGGCCAATGACTGACAGGGTACCCATGCCGGAAATAGTCTGGGGCGAGTTCTGGACCCCGCCGGTGGACGACGACTTACCTATACCCGAGGGCGTAGAGTTTGACCCAGAAACCGGGCGCTACCGGCGCGCTTTGGACAAAACGGCGCGCAATGCTTGGCTGCAGCGCGAGATGTCAGACATTCGAGCGTGGCTGAAGGTGGCGCAGTGAGCCAGGTCGCCGAGCTGCTGCAGGACCCCGCGGTCCGCGAGAAGTACGCCAAGCTGCCCGACACGATGCGCACCGCCTTCGACTGGCGGGCGCGGTGGCTCATGAAGGCGCACAAGTTCCAGCTTGAGCCCATGGACCAGCCTTGGTCGATCTGGCTGATGCTCGGCGGCCGCGGCTCGGGCAAGACGCGCACGTCGGCCGAGACCATCGGCTGGTGGGCGTGGGAGCAGCCCGGCACGCGGTGGCTGCTGGCGGCCCCCACCGGCTCGGACATCCGGGCGACCTGCATTGAGGGCGAGTCAGGCCTATTGGCCGTCATCCCGCCGACGCTGGTGGAGAAGTACAACAGCTCGCTGCACGAGATCACGCTGGTCAACGGCTCGCTGATCAAGGGCATCCCGGCGTCTGAGCCCGAGCGCTTTCGCGGCGGCCAGTGGCACGGCGCATGGTGCGACGAGCTCGCGGCGTGGGACTACCTGCAGGAGGCGTGGGACATGATCCAGTTCGCGGTCCGACTGGGGCAGCACACGCGCATCATCTGCTCCACCACGCCCAAGCCCAAGCCCGTGGTCATGGACCTGATCGACCGCAACGGCGACGACGTCGTGGTGACCACCGCGTCGACCTACGTCAACATCAAGAACCTGGCCCCGTCGTTCCAAAAGCAGATCCTGCAGTACGAGGGCACCAAGCTCGGCCGCCAGGAGATCCACGCCGAGATCATTGACCCGGAGGAGTCGGGCATCGTCAAGCGCGACTGGTTCCGCCTGTGGCCCAACGGCCGGCCCTTCCCCAAGTTCGAGTACGTGGTGCAGAGCGTGGACTGCGCGGCCTCGGAGAAGACGCACAACGACCCGACGGCGCACATCACCTTCGGCGTGTTCAAGCCCGAGGACGGCGGCATGTGCGCGATGGTGATCGACTGCTGGCAGGACCACCTGCAGTACCCCGACCTGCGCCCGCGCATCCTGGACGAGTACGAGACGGTGTACGGCGAGGGCCGCGAGAAGAAGCGCGTGGACCTGCTGCTGATCGAGGACAAGAGCGCCGGCATCAGCCTGCTGCAGGACCTGCGCCGGGCCGGCGTGCCCGTGCAGGCCTACAACCCGGGCCGGGCCGACAAGATCCAGCGCCTGTCCATCGTGGCCAACATCATCAAGGCCGGGCGCGTCTGGATCCCCGAGTCGGGCAACCGCAAGGGCTTCGTGCGCGACTGGGCCGAGGGCATGGTCAGCCAGGTCTGCAGCTTCCCCGAGGGCACGGCGCACGACGACTTTGTTGACGCCATGAGCCAGGCTCTGCGATACTTGCGCGACGCGGGGTGGCTGACCATTGACTTCCCGCGGGAGTGGGTGGACGAGGAGGACTACGCCGACGCCAACCCGCGCAAGAGGGAAAACCCATACGCGGTATAAAATGCCCGCAAACCACGCAGGACCCAGCCATGGCCAAGAGACCCTACCGCGACCCGAAGACCACCAAGATCGAGGACTGGATCTGGCACCCCATGGAAAACATCCGCCAGCAACTCAGCACCCGACGCGAGCTGCCCGAGCACGTGATGCCCTACGCCGAGCACATGCAGCAGATGGCCAGCAAGGCGCAGGCCGGGCAGATCAGCCCCCGCGACCTGATCAAAGCCTACACCATCACGCAGGCCAGCATCGGCCGCGGGGGCCTGAGCCACGCCACGGCCACCAAGAACGGCATGAAGCTGCAAGACACCGGCGAAGAGTTCCGCCCCGAGGGCGTGTTTGCCGAGTGGCTGGGCTCGCCTGAGGGCCAAAAATACTTGGACGACGCCGAGCGGGGCAAGGTCAACGCCCGGTCAATCCGGGACGTCGTCGCCAAGTTCTCCCCCTTCGGCAAGCAGAACGTGCAGGGCGAGGCCATGGAGTACGCGGCCCAGCACCTGCCCCAGCAGACCGCGGCGGCCAACGCCGCGCTGACCGGGTCGCTTGAAGACTACCGCAAGTTTGCCCGGGCAATCCACGGCATCAACAGCGCCAAGAGCGGGTTCATCGGCTCGCTGCTGGGCCGTGGTGACCAGCCCACGCTGGACGCCCGCCAGATCGCCCTGCACTCGCTGTACCACCCGACCAAGGTGGCCCAAAGCGTGATGGACCGCGGCAACGGCCTGGGCGGCGAGGAGGCGGTGGACCGCCTGACAGCCCGGCACAACGACCTGGGCTACACCATCCCGCCCGAGCTGGCGCCCTTCGCCCAGCACCTGATCCACCACGACATCTGGGACCAGCGCGGCGAGAACGGCCCGACCAAAACGACGCACGAGGACCTGATCCGGGCCATGCGCGGCTACGCCAAGGGTGGAGACGTGGAGCCCACCCCCGAGCAGATGCGCGAGATGCTGGCCCAGCACGGCTACATAGAGCACACACCCAAAAAACCTCATGCCGCCGTTGGCCAGCGCTATGACGTAGACCAGGCATACGGCCTTGCCCCAAAAAACGACGTGGACTTAGAGAAGCACAAGGGCGCTAGTTTGATGGTCATGCCGTGGGACAGCACCAGCCGCAACGTGCAGGTGCGCAGCATATCCGGCCACGAGCTGCCCGAGCACATTACCACGCACGGCGGCCAGGACTACGCCCGTGACCTTGAGCACATCCTGCAGGGCATCGCAGGCGCATCAAACGAGGGGATAGCCAAACGTATTGCTGCCCGCGAAATGCAGGCCCGGATAGAAAATCTCGGCCAAGGTGGCACCGGTGAGATATTGCACATGCCCATTACCATGGGCGAGCGTGGCGAAGACTTTTCCATGACACCCACCGAGATCCTGCACCAGTTGGTAATGCGCGGCATGCTGCCGCCAGAGGAATTGGAGCGCATGAACAACGAAATCCGCGCGCACAAAATAATTTTGAACAAAAAATCCGTCCAACCCTTTGGGGGTTTTGTTGGCCTAGAGCACCCCGAGTTTGACCAGCAAATAGTCACAGGCAAAGGCGTCGACACGACAGCAGGAAACCTGCGCAAGGCCATCGTAAACCGCGTTGGCTACCTGAAGCACAACCAAAAGGCGCTGGACTTCAACATTGAAGACCTGGTCAACGCGGTCACCGACCCCACGTTGCGCGGCGTGCCCAAGGGTTACATCGGCAACACGGTCATTGGCAGCGACCCCGACCACATGACGCTGACACCGTCCAGCAATAAGGCGTACGACACCAACTTCTCCGGCCAGTACCTGGGCACGCTTGGCCACAGTTTTCCGGCCGAGGTGTTATTTGAAAAAGTTCTGCAGCAACTCCAGTCAAAGCACACTGGGAAAAAAGGGAATCTTCGTAACATGGCGTTGGGGGACCTTGAAAAGAGCAAAGCAAACGTATCCCAGATCTTGGACAACGAGACGCTGGACCGCTACGGCAAGTACCTGATGGCGCGCGACAAGAAGATCCGCACCGGCCATTACGCCGAGGGCGGTGAGGTCAAGAACGACGAGCCCAGCCACGACGAGATGCTGGCGCACATCATGCTCAAGGGCGTCAGCAGCCTGAAGGACGTCGGGGCCAACGAGGCGCCCAACATGCCGGTCAAGACCTACGTGCCAGCGGGTCCGGGCAAGGGCTTTCCCATCGGTGGCGTAGACTTCCAGCCCCAGCAGCCCGGCCAGCAGATGCTGCCTGGCCAGCCGCAACAACCTAGCCAACCGCAACAGCCCGGCCAGCCGCAACAGCCCGGCCAGCAAGCAGCGCCAGCACCACAGGGCCCACAGCAACCCCAGCCGCCCAGCAACATCCTGCAGATGACGCGCCAAGGCCAGACCATGAACGCGATCGCACCGCCCCAGCCGCAAGCCAAGATGGCAGGCGGCGGATCAACCCCGCCGTCGGTGGAGGAGATGCGCCGGGCCATTGCCAGCGCGGCCACGTCGGCGGGCATGAAGGCGCCCGTGACTAACACGCGCAATATGATGACCCTGCAGGACACCCACCAGTCGCTGCAGGACAGGATTCGCGGGGGCGCTGCCGACATGCAGAACATGATCGAGTCCATGCCGTTTAAGTACGACGTGGGGCACGACGTGTTTACCGCCCACAGCGCCAAAAACAACCTGCCACCGTTCAAAGTGATCCGCAGGGCATTGGTGGGGAATTCCCCCATGCGTGAGGACCACCCAACGCTCGGACCAAACATGGGCAAGTTCATCAAGGACCCGGCAACCGGCAAGACCAAACGCACACCATACGAGCCGGGCTATGACGTTCGCAGGGAGCACAAAGGCGAGGTGCACAAGATGCGCATCCCCGAGTCCGCAATTGTTGACAAGCTAGCAGGCGGCGGCACGGTCAAGGACTACATCACCATCACGGAGCGCCCACTATGAGCGGAATGTACTCACCCATTAACCGCGCTGCGGAGTCCATCACCCGCCCCAAGGGCACCGGTGCTGAGTACATGGCCGAGCTGCAGAAGAAGCCCGGCTACAAGCCCGCTGAGGCGCAGGACCGCGACCTGCAGGCGCTCATGGCGCTGCCCCAGATGGCGCGTGCGGCCTTCATGGAAAAGCTCAAAGCGCAAAAGAACAAGTACCCGCTCAAGCAGCGAGAGCTGACCGGCAGACAGACGCACCACGAGGACTACACCCTACCCGGTGGTGAAAACTACCGCGAGATCCTGCTGCACACACCAATGCCCGAGGGCGGAGGCTTCCTCGGCGTGCCGCACCACTTTGGCGGCACACCCAATATCCTTGCCAGCATTCGCGTCAAGGATCGCACCACGCCAGAAGGCAAGAAGATGCTGCACCTTGAGGAGATCCAATCCGACTGGCACCAGCACGGGCGCGAAGAGGGGTATCGACCCGCAACGTCCGAAGATGATGTTCGCAAAGCATATAACGCTCAACCACACAACGCAGTGCCGTTTGATGAGTTGCTTCCCGCCGACAAAGCGTACGAAATCCAACAATACGAAAAATCCCAAAAAGGCGTCCCTTACGGCCCCCACGCCAAGGACTGGCACGAATTGGCGCTCAAGGCCATGATCCAGCACGCCGCCGAGAACGGCTACGACCAGATTGCCATCACGCCCGGCGCGGAGCAGGCCAAGCGGTATGACTTGAGCAAGCACGTTGGACGTATCACGCACATGACGCATCACGATGATCCTGATAGCGGCATTTTGTTTGCTTTTGATCCATCTGGTCACCAGATAATAGAAAAACACAACGTGCCCCATTCCCAACTTCCTGAGTACATTGGCAAAGAAGGGGCGCAAAAATTATTAGGGCAAAAGCCAGATGAACATGGCTACCGTGAATTAAAAGGCCAAAACCTTGAAGTTGGTGGCGAGGGCATGAAAGGCTTCTACGACCGAATGGTGCCCAGCTTTCTGAACAAGTTCGGCAAGAAGCATGGCGTGCAGGTGCAACCGGGTGCAATTGACACAGGGGAAAATCCACATGAGGTGGTGATGGATTACTCCGACCCCAAAAATATGTACGCGGTTCGCCCCGAGGGCTCTTCAAACGTGGTGTCACGGCATTTTTCAATGCACGATGCCTACAAGGCCGCAGCAAAACTTGGGCAGTCCCCACTACACACATTCGACATCACCCCAGCCATGCGCGAGGACGTGCTCAAGAACGGCATACCGCGCTACGATAAAGGTGGCGAGGTCAAGCCAACGCACGAACTATTTCACGGAACCAACAAAGAATTCAAAAGTTTTGATAAAGACAAAAGCCATATTGTCAATGGTGTATGGCTGACACAGGACAAAAACTACGCAAATTGGATGGCTCGTGAAAGAGCAAAGCAAGAAAAAGGAACTGCCCCAAGGGTATTACGGGTTAGCGCGTACCACAATAACCCCATGTATTTTGATATTTTGGCAGAAGGCAAAAAAGTTGCGGAACAAATTGGCGAACCAGCACCAAAAAACGCTTACGAGGCACAGGAGTTGCTATCGGGGGGAATGGGTTGGGATAATGTCGTTGACAATTTAGTGCATGAAGCTAAAACAAAAAAGCACGATTCCTTAATAATCCATAATTTTAATGATAATTGGCACAGCGACCCGAATCAAACCACAACAGCCCATGTAGTGTTTGATCCTAATAAGTTAAAAATAATTGACCAGCAAAAATACGCCGAGGGCGGCGTCGTCCACAAATCCGGCGGCGGGTCGATGTACCCAACCATCCAGGAGATGATCCGGCACCTGCAGCAGGCCGGGCGCACGCCCATTGTGCCCGCACCCAACCGCTGGTTTGCGGATCCGGTAAAGCACCCCTTCCAGCAAAAGATGATCGAGCGCGTGCTGGCGCAGACTGGCCAGGGGCGCGAGGGTTTCCCGTCGGGCTCTTACATCAACCCGCAGACGGGCGAGCCCATGGACTTTGACATCATGCACGACCTGGGCGTGGCAATCGACCCCGCCACCGGGCGGCCAATGATGTCGGGCGTCAAGTCGGACCTGACATCCATCGACCCCAAGTACGGATCCATCACCCGGAGCAATTTGGTGCGCAAGGGCCTGTTCAAGCACGAGGGCGGCGACGACTTGCTCAAGAACATTGCATTCCTCGCGACGATCGAGAAAGGCGGCAAGGGCCACCACTACGGCCTGTCGACGCACTACGCATCACCCGCAGAGCTGGTGAACACAATGACCGGCCAAAACCCAACGCTGCGGCCGCACAGCCGCGGTGACATCTTTGGCGTGGGCGACGAGGTTGGGCGCATTTCTATCCAGGGCAAACACCACCCGGTCTATGAGAAGTTGCTGGTGGCGCCCACAGGCTCGGACGTGCAGGGCGTGAAGTTGCACAAGGCTAAGGGCGGCAAAGTTTCCGGTGAAACCAAAGCAGAGTTCATCAGCAAAAGCAAAGTGCCTGACGTGCTGTACCGTGGTGGTATCGGGCACCCAGATATGTCGGAAGACTTTTTGAAAGGCAAAGCACGGCCAGGTTACTCTACCTTTGCCTCTACGTCTCCGCACGTCGCTGGAAGCTACGCGCATCCTGATTGGGATCAATCGTGGGGTACCCAAGACCTGGTCGGCGCAATTGCGCCTATGCACATCAAGGTGCATACGGTGCATGAGTTTCCGGTGACCACCAATAAGCATGGGTCTCGCCAATTTAGCAAATTTGAGTTTGATCGACGCGCTCAACAACTGGAGCCCGGCCATGCGTTGGTGGCGCGGCAAGTGTTTGACATGGGCCCGCGAGCTAGTGTCAAAACTGATCCTGACAAGCTGTACAGTTACCCTAGCGACATATACGCTTGGAACAACGGCACCGAAGTGAAGTCCGCTTTTGAGAAAGCCAAAGGCGGCTCCATCAAAGCTAAAGTTACAATGCCGCCCAGTATGGACACGATGCAGTACGAGCTGATCAACAGGAAAGCAAAATAATGGCCGACACCTACGACAACGGGGACGACGACATGGACCCTGAGCTGAACGAAGACGGGTCCGCGGACGTTGAGCTGCCAGAGGACGTGTCTGACGTCACCGAGATGCCCGACGGCTCGGCGGTGGTGCACCTGCCGGAGACAACCGGCCCAGAAGAGACGCCCGACTTCTACGCCAACATGGCCGAGGAGATGGACAGCTACGAGCTCAACACGCTCGGCATGCGCTACGTCAGCCTGCTGGAGAAGGACAAGAACGCCCGCGAGGAGCGCGACAAGCAGTACGAGGAAGGCCTACGGCGCACTGGCCTAGGCAAGGACGCCCCCGGCGGTGCCAACTTCCTTGGCGCAAGCCGCGCCGTGCACCCGGTCATGGCCGAGGGCTGCGTTGACTTTGCCAGCCGCGCGATCAAGGAGCTGTTCCCACCAGATGGCCCGGTGCGCACTAAGATCATTGGCAAGGTCGACGAGCTTAAGCAAGAGCGCGCCGAGCGCAAGCGCGACTTCTTGAACTGGCAGATTACCGAGCAAATCGAAGAGTTCCGCGACGAGCAGGAACAGATGCTCACCCAGCTGCCGCTTGGCGGCTCGCAGTACCTCAAGCTGTGGTACGACGAGCAAAAGAAGCGCCCGGTCATCGAGTTCCTGCCCATCGACCGCATGATCCTGCCGTTTGCGGCCAGCAACTTCTACACCGCCCAACGCGCGGCCGAGGTGCACGAGATCACCGAGTGGGAATACGACCGGCGCATCGCCAGCGGCATGTACAAGGACGGCTCGCACGTCACCTCCGGCAACGAGCCCGAGCAGACGCGCGCGCAGAAGGCCAACGACAAGATTGAGGGCCGCAAGTTCCAGGACAACGACGACGGCCTGCGCAAGGTGTTCCACATCTATACCTGGCTGGAGCTGGAGGACGACCGGCAATCCAAGGGCGAGATGGCCCCCTACATCATGATGGTGGACGAGCAGTCCAGCGAGGTGATCGGCCTGTACCGCAACTGGGAAGAGGGCGACGACACGATGACCAAGCTCGACTGGATCGTCGAGTTCAAGTTCATCCCGTGGCGCGGCGTGTTTGCCATCGGCCTGCCCCACCTGATCGGCGGCCTGAGCGCGGCCCTGACCGGCTCCCTGCGCGCGCTGCTAGACAGCGCCCACATCAACAACGCGGCGACCATGCTCAAGCTCAAGGGTGCCAAGATCAGCGGCCAGACGCAGCAGATCGAGGTCACTCAGGTGGCCGAGATCGAGGGCGCGCCCGGCGTAGATGACATCCGCAAGATCGCGATGCCCATGCCCTTCAACCCACCCAGCGAGACGCTATTCAAGCTGTTGGGCTGGCTGGACAGCGCGGCCAAGGGCGTGGTCACCACGTCCGAGGAGAAGATCGCCGATGTCAATGCTAACGCTCCGGTAGGTACTACCCAAGCGTTGATTGAGCAGGGCGCTGCCGTCTACTCCGCAATCCACGCGCGCCTGCACCAGTCGCAGGCTCGCCTGATCAAGGTGCTGTGCCGCCTGAACCGCTGGCACTTCAAGGAAATGCGCAAGGGCGACATGGTCGCGGACCTTGAGATCGAGCGCGAGGACTTCGAGCGCAACACCGACGTCATCCCGGTCAGCGACCCGCACATCTTTAGCGAAACCCAGCGCATGGCGCAGATGCAGGCCGTGTTGGCCCGCGCGGACGCCAAGCCAGACCTGTACGACGCCAAAGCCGTGGAGGAGCGTTTCCTCAAGCAGATCAAGATTCCCAACGTCAGCGAGCTGCTCAAGGACGTGCCCGAGCCCGAGCAGCGCACTTTGGCCGACGAGAACGCGGCGATGTCCATGGGCCACCCGGCGTATGCCTACATGCAGCAGGACCACATCGCGCACATCCAAGGCCACCTAATGTTTGGCCTAGACCCGAGCTTTGGCGGCAACCCGCTAATCGCGCCAAACTACCAGCCCAACGCGATTGAACACATCAAGCAGCACATTACGCTGTGGTACCTCAACCGCATGAACGGCTACGTCATTAACCTGCGCGGCGGCAAGCCGGTGGACGACTATGAAAATCCGCACCTGACCGCCACCATCGACAAACTGTACGCCACCGTCGGCGAGCACGTCGCGTTGGACGGCCAGATGGTGTTCCAGCAGATCCTGCCGCAACTTCAACAGATGCAGCAGGCAATGCAACAGAACAAGCCACAACCCCAACTGCCGCCCGATGCCCAGGTGGTCAAGGACACCGCGATGGCCGAGACCCAGCGCAAAGCGGCCAAGGACCAGCAGGAGATGCAGCTCGCCCAAGCCAAGCTGCAGGACAGCCAACAGCGCACCCAGGCCGAGATGCAGGCCAACGCGCAGAAGGCCCAGCAGGACACGCAGGTCAACATGCAGAAGGCCCAGCAGGACGCCCAGCTCAAGATGCAGGACCTCCAGGCAACGTCTCAGGCCAAGCTGCAGGACACGCAGGTCGATATCCAAGCACGCGAGCAAGAGTCCATGCGCAATGCGCAACTACAATTGGAACTAGAGCGCATGCACGACCAGACGCAGATTGACATTACAAACGCAAAGTTAACCCACGAAACCATACAGAGTATGGTCCAACCCCAAGGAGCTCCAGATGGCAACCTCGAATAACTCTCAGACCGGCGAGCTGGTCAAGCAACACCACCGCCTGGCCATGGGTGAGAAGCTCAACGGCCAGAGCCTGCAGCCCAAGGGCGGCACCAGCAAGCCCGCTGGCGGCTTGAGCGCGCTGGCCAAGAAGAATAAGTGATCTCTGAACTTATTCACCAGATCCAGGTCAGGCAGGCGGAGCTTCGCCTGGCGCTGGTTCAAAACCCCGTGGGCGACCACGCTACATACACACGCATCGTTGGTGAGTACCAGGGCCTGCAATGGGTAATGGACGCACTAAACCAAAAACTCGCTGAGAACGAATAAGGCAGCAATGCCCCAAGCCGCGCTGAGATATGCGCATTTTCAAACCTGAAATATGGTTTTTGTCGATAGGAGTGAGTATGAGCGAGAAAGAAAAGATACCTACCATTGGTGGTGTCCAACAAGAGTCCGACCCAACTGAGCTGGCGTGGGCATTTCCAGACGTTTTACCCGGGCAAGCCCCGCTAGGTGGCCGCGTCATTGTCCAACTTCGCCGCATCAAGAAAAATGCCGGAAAGATTATCCTGGTCGAGGAGACCAAGGAGAATGAGAAGTGGAACAACATGATCGGCAGGGTGGTCGCGATTGGTCCTTTGGCCTACCGCAACCGCGACACCATGCAGGTGTGGCCCGAAGGAAGTTGGGCTGAGATCGGTGACTACGTGCGCGTGCCTCGGTGGGGCGGGGATCGCTGGGAGCGACCCGTGCTTAACGAAGAAAACGGCGACCTGAACCCGGTCCTGTTCATGACAATCAACGACCACGAGGTGATTGCGAAGGTCACTGACGACCCGTTGTCATTTAAAGCCTACGTTTAAGGAAATACCATGGTTACAAATACCGAAAAAGATGATGTTTTGCACGTGCAGGAAGGCCAAGACGGCACCGCCACGGTAGAACTGCCTGAGGGCATCCTGCCCCAAGACGACAACAACGACGATAAAACGCCCAATAACGCCCAATCCGACGACGGAAGCGATGACGACCACCCGGACGACAGCGACGCGGTGCGCGCAGCACGCCGCGCACGCCGCCGGTCCAAGAAAGACCTCATCCGCAAGACCAACGAAGAGAAGGATATTCGCCTGCAGGCCATCCAACGCGAGAACGAGGAGCTGCGAAACCGGCTTTCGCGCGTGGAACAGAAGACTCAGGCTTACGACGTGGGCCGAATTGAGAAGGCAATTGAGGACCAGCAGGTGCGCATGGAGTATGCGCGCATGAAATTGGCCGAGGCAACCGGTTCTGGTGACGGCGACGGCGCTGTAAAGGCGCAGGAACTGCTTTACGAGGCCCGAGACAGCCTTCGGCAGCTCGATGCCCTGCGCAGGCAGGCAAATCAGCCCGCGCAACCCGCGGCTCCGGCCGTAGATTACACCGTGCAACGCCACGCGACCACCTGGATTGAGCGAAACTCATGGTACAAACCCGATTTATCGGATACTGACAGCAAAATCGCAAAAGTAATCGACGAAGACCTCGTAAAAGAGGGCTGGAACCCCGGAACTGACGATTATTGGGACGAATTAGACTCCCGCTTGCAAAAAAGATTGCCGCATCGCTATAATGATTCGTCAGATAAACGTGATACCGACCGACGAACACCAAGGAACACCGTGGGAAGCTCAGGACGTGAAGCATCAGCCGCATACGGGGGCACAAACCGCACCTTTACCCTCACCGCTGAACAAGTGCGTGCGATGAAGGACGCGGGTATGTGGGATAACCCCGAAAAACGCGCAAAGATGATCAAACGATACGCAGCAGAATCCCGTAACAATTCCCGGAGTAACTAATCATGACCGAATCACGTCTCAAAAAATCTCTCAATGCTGGTGGACGCCAAGATCGCGCAAGCGAGGACGCAACCCGCGCAGCACCCGAAGATAAGTTCATTTCAACGCAGGAACGTCGCAAGATGTGGAGCGAAGAGTGGACGCAATCAGCACTGCCCAAACTGCCCACATTTGACGGGTGGCATCTTTGCTGGCTTTCAACATCCAACAGCTACGACTCCATTGATAAGCGGATTCGCCTAGGGTACGTTCCAGTTAAATCTGAAGAGTTACCGGGTTATGAAGACTATCGTGTAAAGGCCGGCGAGCATGTTGGTTACATTTCCTGTAACGAGATGTTGCTGTTCAAGTTACCCATGGACGTTTACCAAGAGATCATGATGCACATGCACCACGATCAACCCATCGAAGAGGCGGAGAAAATTCGCGTCCAGGTGGAACAACTCCAAGGTGCACGCGACAGCAATGGTAAATCGTTGGTAGGCGTTGAAGGCGAAGGATTGGGCAATTTTGATAGGCAACCAAACAAACTACCGGTATTTGCCGGTTAACTAAGGAGTTAATATGAGTGCTACCTCTGCTCCGTTTGGCCTTCGCCCCGCGTTTCACCCTTCGGGTCTGGATCGCGCACAAGCGCTGGCTGGCGGTATTACATCGGGTTATGCAACCCAAATCTTGAAGGGCCAACCCGTTGCCTACTCGGCTTCGGCAGGTGTCATCGTTCCCCTCACTACCGCCCCTGCTGCTGGCTCTGCCGTAGCCTGGTCCGGTGCCTTTGCTGGCGTTGAGTGGACCGATACCACCGGTCGTCGTCGCGTGTCCAACTACTGGCCCGCAAGCACCGCGTACCAAACTGGTTCGTGCGTCGCTTATTTCTACAACGACAACAACATCGTTTACGAAATCCAAGCAGACGGTTCGATGGCTCAAACCACAATTGGTAACGAGTACAACTTCACCAATACCACCTCTGGTTCTTCCACAACCGGTCTGTCGCAATGCACTTTGGGTGCTTCGACTGCTGCTGGTAACGGTACCCAAGGCCAAATGCGCGTGGTTGATCTTAGTCAAGCGGTGGATAACGCGTGGGGCGACGCCTACACCGTTGTTCGTGTCGTTAACGCGCAGTCGCAGTTCTTCGGCGCTTTCACTGCTATCGCATAAGGAGAATAAATAATGGCTGCACCAATGAGAAGTACGGACTTTCGTTCAATCGTCGAACCGATTTTGAACGAATGCTTCGACGGCGTTTACGACCAACGCGCTGATGAATGGTCTCGTGTCTTCCGCGAGGAAGACGGTATCCCCCGCAACTACCACGAAGAACCCGTCCTTTACGGTTTCGGCGCGGCACCCCAACTGCCTGACGGCACCCCGGTGACGTACCAACAAGGTGGCGTGTTGTTCCTGAAGCGCTATGTCTACAAGGTCTACGGTCTGGCTTTTGCCTTGACCAAGGTCCTGGTGGAAGACGGCGACCACATCCGCTTGGGCCAAGTGTACGCACGTCATTTGGCACAGTCGCTAGTGGAGACCAAGGAACTGCTGTCCGCTAACGTCTTGAACGTGGCATTCAACAGCTCCTACCCCGGTGGCGACGGCGTGCCTTTGATCAGCACCGCCCACCCCATCGTGAACGGTACCTTCAGCAACCAGTTGGCCACCGCCGCTGTTCTGTCCCAGACATCTCTTGAGCAGATGCTGATCCAGATCCGCCAGGCAGTGGACAACAACGGCAAACGTATCCGCTTGGTGCCACGTCAGTTGGTCGTTGCCCCCGGCAACGTGTTCCAAGCTGAGGTGCTGCTGAAGTCGGTCCTGCGCACCGGCAACGCCAACAACGACATCAACCCGGTGAAATCCATCGGCTTGTTGGATGAGGGCGCTGCCGTTCTGTCTCGCTTGACCAGCGCCAACGCATGGTGGGTCCAGACCGATGCACCCGAGGGCTTCAAGCTCTTGATGCGTCGTCGTCTGGAAAAGACCATGGAAGGCGACTTCGAGACCGACTCGATGCGCTACAAGGCTACCGAGCGTTATGATGTGGGCTTCACTGACCCCCGTTGCGCTTACGGCACACCTGGTATCTAATACCAGCAAAGGCCTTGGCGGGGGGCCTTAATCCCCCGCCCCATTTTTAACATCGGTCAAACTTTTCAAGGAGCAGACCATGCCTCAATTCGCAGATGACATCTTTCTGGGCGGTAACAACGGCCAGACCTACATGGGCACCGGCAACTACCCTGCCACGTCCGTATTTACCGGCCGTATTGCTACGACCACCCTTACCGTATATTCGACCCAGTCCGGTGACCCTTTGGTAGTTGGCCAGTACATTACCGGCTCTAGCGTAACCGCCAACTCCTACATCACCGCTGACCTCGGACAGGATAGCTCTGGTCGCAATACTTATACCCTGTCTCAGTCATCTACCGTGTCGTCCAACACAACTATGACGGCCGCTGGCAACGCCTTGCTGGGCGATCCTTCGCCGATGTCTTTGGGCGTTGGTCCTTTGGGCCGCATCTACGTGTTTGACACCGTGCCCCAGACCCTGCAGGCCGCAAACATCGCTGCATCGCAAACTCAAACTGCTGCAGGCGCGTTGACCCTGACTGCCGGTACCTCGGCTCGATCTGTGACCCGCAGCGATGGCACCACGGTGATTCAGTTGGACGTTCCTCGTGCAACCAGCGTCACGACCGGTACAGCAACCGGAACGGCTTTGGCTGGCGTGGCCACGACTGGCACCGGCGGCCAGATCTCGTTCACGTCTAATACCAGCGTGTACACCGGCCAGTACGTGACCGTGTCTGGCACCGCAGGCGGTACCGGTTCGATTACTGGCTACAGCAACCCTACGACCTACATCCTGTCTGCCGTAACCGCTACTACCGCGACCCTGTTGACCACCGCAAGCGGTGCTGTTGCATCTACCGCGGGTACGATTACTGGCCTGACCTTTACCCTGGGCGCGGCTCCCCGCGCTATGACGGTTGCGGGCTACGACTACTACGGCCAGGCCATGAGCGAGGTTATCACCAGCAGCTCTTCGGTCAGCACCGCAGTCAGCGGCAAGAAAGCGTTCTACCAGATCTCTTCTATCACCAGCGCAGGTGCAACCGGAACTGCGGTAACCGCAGGAACCACCGACGTGATTGGTTTGCCAGTCCGCGTGACGGACGCAGGCTACGTGATCAAGGTGGGCTGGAACAACGCCCTGCTGCAGAATGCTGGTACCTTCACGGCCGCCGACATGACATTGCCAGCTACCACTACCACAGGTGACGTGCGCGGCACATTCTTGCCTACCACAGCCTCTGATGGCACCAAGCGTTTGGTCATGTCCATCGCTGTGCCCGGTATCGCAGTCGGACCCAATGCAACCCGCACTGGTGCCCTTGGTGTAACCCAAGCCTAAGGAGTGAAATACCATGGCAACAAAGAAATCTAGCGGCGGTTTCGCCCAGATGCCTAAGATGATGACCAATGAGCCCTCGGCCATTCTGAAGCTGAAAAAAGGTGGCCACGTAGCTTCGGCTCACAAGGACGAGCATGGCCACACCAACATGAAGGGTGATGCCTTCAAGGCCAAGTACGCCATGGACAAGGCAGAAGATGGCGCGGCTCCCAAAAAGCCGTCCATGGCCGAACGTCGCAAAGCGATGTCCGGTGCCCTGCTTAACTCCAAGAAGGGTGGCAAAGTTGCAAAGCATGAAGATGCCGCGCAGGACCGCGCCATGATCAAGAAGGCCCTGGCAGGCAAGAAGTTTGCTGCTGGCGGCACCATTAAGGGTAATGCTGGCAAGTTTGCTAAGACCAAAGTCGTTGACGGTGACAAAAAAGACACCGCCAAGGGCACCGGTGTTGTGAAGATGGGCAAGCCCGCTGGTTACAAAACCGGCGGAACCATTGAAGGCAACGCTGGCAAGTTTGTCAAGACCAAAGTGGTTGGTGGCGACAAGACCGACAAAGCACACGGTACCAAGGGTATCAAAGAGGGCCAGCCTGCTGGTTTCAAAAAGGGCGGCAAGATTGGTTGGGAAAATCGCCCAGCCGATGATGGCGACCATTTTGACCCGGCTCATGGTACTGGTGGCGTGCGCGAAGGCAACGCTGGCGGCTACAAAAAAGGCGGTGCTGCAAAAAAGCATTTTGCCACGGGGGGCAGCGTTAATGATGCTGGCCGCGCCGTGGCAATGCCCCGCAAACCTGTGTCTCGTCCCGTAGCAAACAGCTTGCAATCTGGCACCTTCAAAAAAGGTGGCAAGGTCAAGAAGTATGCTGATGGCGGTAATGTTAGTGGTGGCATGGGCGGCACGGGTGGTACTACGCCGATGGATTACGCAATATCATCAAACCAATCTGCGTCAGTGCCGGGCGCACCTATAGGTGCAACTTTTGATGGCCCGGCACCGATGAATCCTTTTGGAGGCATGAATCCCAACATCGGCAAACCCGGCGCAACAATCATGCCAACCATGGGAACAACTTCGCCAGTTCCCGCTGACCTGCAACAACAAGGACAGCAAGCGGCAATGCAGAAAGCGGCAATGCAGCAAGCGGCAATGCAGCAACCACCTATGAGTCAGCAGCAGCTAATGCAGCGTGCCCCAATGGGTGGCTTTGGTGGTATGCGCCCCCCAATGGGCGGAATGCGTCCTCCGATGGGTAACATGCGTCCAATGCCGGTTGCCTACAATCCGAACGGCGCTACCAAGCTGTACAAAAAAGGCGGTAAGGTCAAGAAATTCGACATCGGTGGAAGCACTGGCAACGACATTCAAGATCTGTCCAATGGCGCGTATGCTGGAACCTACAAGAACCAGCGTGATGAAAACGAACGCGACCGAGAAGCCATCTTGGGGGCACCAGGAAGGGCGTATGATGCTGTCAAACGTCTGCTTGGAGGAAAGCCTGGCGCGGGAGCCGGTCGTGGGATGGTGAACCCGCCTATGGCCAAAAAACGCGGTGGCGGCGCTAAGTGCTAACAGCAGGGGCTTCGGCCCCTGCTTTTTAATTATTAGGTGAAAAAATGTCCCAACTCGTCGTCTACACAGGCCCCAGCAGCCAAACCGATAATCAACTGCGCACACAGACTTCACAGCGTTCGGCTGCATATGACCCTGTGGACAAGTTGCGCACATCCAATCCTCAAGCATTGATTGACACCGACTTTGAGTATGGCACCCAGCCAACCAAATGGGAATCAATCGGTCTTCAAAACAATCGTCAAAGCTGCTACTACATTGCGCAGTCCCCACTGACAATCACGGGCATCACGGGCGCAAACACCTTGAATGGCGGATTCACGTTAGCAGGCACTTTCAGCTTGACCGCAGGCGACATCATCTACATTCAAAACTCCCTGAACACGGATTGCAATGGTTGGATGTATGTCACCACCACCTCAACAACCAGCGTCAATGTTCAAACAGCAGTAGGTACCACAATCCCTGCAACCAACTTCTACAACAGTGCAGGAACTTACGTCTACAAAGGCTACTTTTACTCGTCATGTGGGTTTAACCTGACAGGCACCAGCGCGGTAACTAATGTTGGTACAACGATCACGGTAACCACGACAAGCGCGCATGGTTTGAATGCAAACAGCTTGATCTACGTGGTTGGCTTGGGCGGTGGTACACCAGCCCCAAATGGCGCGTATATTGTTGCTACTGTACCTACAGCAAATACGTTCACCTACATAGTCGCATCAGCGCCTACAGTTGCCATCACCAACACAGCAGGCGCAACCAACATATACGCACGACCTGCTGGTTATGTTGAAACTCGATCTTTTGACGGTGGCGTTGCATTCTCTGCTGGCTCTGCTGTTCCAAACCAACAGTTGATCCGCCAAACTCGTCGCTACTTCCGTTACCAATCGGGAAAGGGCATCCAGTTTTCTACAGGTTCCTCGTTGAAGCCTTACTTGTTCAACCCATCGTTGAGTGCAAGCGGAACATCTATCGGCGCAACCATTACGGTCACCACGCAGTTTCCTCATAACCTAACTGCAAACACAGTTGTGACGGTTGCAGGCGTGGATCAAACGGGTTACAACGGCACATACACAATTCTTTCTACGGGCTTGACTGCAACTGCATTTACTTACACTGCAACAACCGCCCCTTCCTCTACAACAGCAACTGGATTGAACATCAAGGTCAGCCCGTTTAGTTGGTATGGATCAGGCAATCGCATTGGCTTCTTTGATCAACAAAACGGAATGTTTTTTGAGTTTGACGGCCAAGTACTGTATGCAGTGTTACGTAGTTCTACAACCCAAATTAATGGCAGGTCAACTGTAACTACGGGTTCTGGAACCATTACAGGAACAGGAACGCAGTTTAGCACGCAACTGAAACCCGGCGACTATATTGTTATACGCGGTCAGTCGTACAAGGTGATCACAATCACCAGCGACACCTCCATGCAAGTCTCCCCAGAGTACCGAGGTGGCACGATCAGCCAGGGCGGTGTAATTATTTCTAAGACAATTGATACACGTACGCCACAGTCGCAGTGGTTTGACGTATGTGATGGCACAAGCAGTATCAATAACCCTTCGGGCTATCTGCTTGATTTGACGCGCATGCAAATGTGGTATATCGATTACTCATGGTATGGCGCTGGCTATGTTCGTTTTGGATTTCGCGGTAAAGACGGTGCGGTGACCTATGTGCATCAGATCCAAAACAACAACATCAAGTACGAAGCCTACATGCGTTCTGGCAACATGGCAGCGCACTACGAGTCCAACAACCAGTCGCTGGTGACCTACATTACTGCGTCTGCAGGAACAAGCGATACCACATTGAACGTGGCAAGTACCACAGCATTTGCGCCTACTGGTACTTTAAAAGTGCAAGCAAGCGGTACGTCTGGTGTAATTGAGTACATGACCTACACAGGCAAGACGGACACCACGTTTACCGGGTTGACTCGTGCAACCACTGGTGGCGCTGCTACCGCGCAGTCATTTACTTACTCTGCTACCGCCCCGGTTGCAGTTGAATACGCATCACCTGACACTGCTGCGGCTCTGTCTCACTGGGGTTCTTCGGTCATCATGGATGGGCAGTTCAATGATGACAAGTCGCTGATCTTTAACTACGGAACCACGGCGCAGCTTGCTGTTCCTGCGGGGGCAACCGTCCCTATTATTGCGATTCGTATTGCACCATCTGTGGACAACGGACAGGTTGGCCTGCTTGGTGTTAAAGAAATTGTCAACCGTATGCAACTGCAATTGGTTGAGTTGGGTATTGTTTCTGCTGGTACGTTTCTAATTAACTTGGTTTTGAATGGATACTGCACTAGCTTTAGCGGGTCATGGAGTTCACCTACAGTCTCCAATGGGTACACCTCTTCATTAGCGCAAGTAGCGGTTAACACAACTACTACAGCGTCAATTAGCGGCGGTGAATCAGTTGCTGCAGCGTTCACCAATTCAAGCGGGCAAACTACACTAGATTTAAGTGGAGTTCGGGATTTGGGTAACTCTATCCTTGGGGGCGGTACTACCTCTTCGGTTCCAACCGGACAATCGGGGCAGTACCCAGATGGGCCTGATATTTTGTATGTAGCTGCTACTAATACGGCAGGATCAGCTACAAATATTTTGGCTCGTTTGAGCTGGAAAGAAGCGCAGGCCTAATATGCCACTAGTCAAAAGCAAATCAAAAGAAGCGTTCAGCAAAAACATTTCTGCAGAAATGAAAGCTGGCAAGCCGCAAAAGCAAGCGGTAGCCATTGCCTACTCTGTTAAGAATGCTGTTGGCAAAAAGTCTGGTGGCTTGTGGGATAACATTCACGCTAAGCAAGAGCGCATTAAAAATGGATCTGGCGAGCGTATGCGCAAGCCCGGCTCAAAAGGCGCGCCAACCGCTGCCGACTTTAAAGCATCAGCTAAGCCTGCCAAAATGAAAAACGGCGGCGACCCTGTGCTGTCTGTTAGCCGCGGTGAAAAGTTGCCTACAAGCCAAGGCGCAGGTTTGACGCAAAAAGGACGTGACAAGTTTAACCGCGCAACTGGTAGCAACCTTAAGGCTCCGCAGGCAAAAGGCTCCAGACATGACTCATTTTGCGCAAGAATGAGTGGCATGCCTGGGCCTATGAAAGATGATAAAGGCCGCCCAACACGCAAAGCCGCGTCGCTAAAACGCTGGCATTGCGCTACAGGCGGCACAGTTAAAAACTACTAGGTAATCCCACATGTCAACAAGCGGTACTGTTGGGCAAACTGTAATCACTGTACAAAATCTTATTGACAGTGGTGCTCGTCGTGCAGGAAAGCTTGCTGAAGAGCTTACGTCTGAGCAAATACAGGCGTCCAAGCAAAGCTTGTACTACCTACTGTCAAATCTTGTTAATCGCGGCATTCAATATTGGTGCATCCAAAAAGTAGTGCTGGGCTTAGTGCCTGACAAATACATTTATGATATGCCTGTTGGTGTCAATGACATCTTAAACTCAAATTACCGCACACTTACTGCAAACACATCAGGCGGGTACAGCTCTTCAGGTAATTCAGCCAACGTATTTGATGGGCAATACACAAATATTTGCCAACTTAGCAGCAATACAGGCGTTATTGGCATCAACAATGGCTCTGGAAGCCCGGTCTACGTGGGCTCCGTGGGTATCCTACCAGCCGTGTCGGGTTCTGTGACTCTGAGTGTGCAATACTCGCTTGATAATAGCACTTGGGTAACACTTTACAGCCCTGGCGCCACTACTTGGGTTGCGGGCACATGGGTTTACTACGACTTGGACCCGTCTGCGTCTGCGCCATATTGGAGAATTCAGCAAACTGCCGGCGTAAACATGGGTGTGTACCAAGTTGTGTTTGGGTCTAACGCAACTGAAATCCCACTTGCACGCTTGAATCGTGATGACTACACGAACTTGCCCAACAAAAACTTTTTGAACAACTACCCGCTGCAATATTGGTTTGATCGTACTATTCCGCAGCCGTCCATGTACTTATGGCCAACACCAAATACCTACGCACCTCAGATTGTGGCGTGGTGTTCATACTATGTGCAGGATGTAGGTAACCTCTCAGGTTCAATCCAAATACCCCAGCGATGGTATCTGGCCATCCAGAATATGCTTGCGCACCAGATGGCCATGGAGCTACCTGGCGTTGATGCAGCACGAATTCAATATTGCGAAAATCAGGCTGAAAAGTACTGGATGCAAGCAGAGCAAGAAGAACGTGACAAGTCGCCAATTTATTTTGCGCCTAACATTAGTGTGTACACACGATGAGCAAATGGCTTGATACTTTAGGTAATGCTGTATTGTCGATTGCTATTTGCGATCGATGCAAGATGAAGCGCGCCTACAGTGACATGTCGCAAGATAGAAACATTCCGGGTTTACGTGTATGCAATCAAGGCTGCAATGACGAGCGTGACCCATACCGCTTACCTGCACGACAGCCTGAAAAGATTGCTATTCGCTTCCCACGTCCTGACGAAGATGTTGCAGAAGTTGATAACGCGCTGACCACTGACCCTAATGTTGTAACCAACTTAAATCAAACTATTACACACACAACGGCAGGTGAGTATGGCATTGCACCTGAGACGTCGCAAAACCCGATTGATGGCAACCTTGACAATTTGAGCCCATAATGCCATACAACAATAATTTATTTGTTCCGCGTGCAAAGTATCAAACATTTACCCCAATGTTTTTGGGGCAAGCTGCCCTAACCACGTCTGCTGCTGTAATTTATCTTGCGCCTGTGCAGGCGTTGACAGCCATTCGTGACATTGTAGTTGTTAATACTTCAGGTTCAACGGCAACACTTAACTTGTATATTGTCTCGCCTGTTGCAACAGCAGGCACAAGCAATGCAATTTATTACGGGTATTCACTTACTGCAGGGCAAACGTTATGCTGGACAGGTGAGCAAATACTTGCAGGATTGTGGACTTTACAAGGCAGTGCATCAGCAACAGGTCTTACTGTTACAGTCAGCGGTGGGATGTATATATAACTGTAACTTAGCAATATAAAATACCGGTACAAGTATGGCAAACATTCGTATATCGCAACTACCCGCAGCAACTACACTTGCTGGTACAGAGTCCGTGCCAATTGTGCAGAATGGGGTCACAGTTCAAACCACGGTGGGGGCAATTGCGAACGCATATTCGCAGACACAAACCTATGTAACCGTTAATCAAGAATCAAGCCTAGCCAACAGCCAAGTGCTCACAGCGGGCGATGGGATAAATGTTACCGCCAGCGTCCCTCAAGGAAACATCAAAGTATCCTTGAAAAATTCTGGTGTGTCTGCTGGCAGCTTCACCAATGCCAATGTAACGGTTGATCAATATGGTCGCGTTACTGCGGCATCAAATGGTGCTAGCAGTGGAACGGGAACGGTAACCTCTGTTGCGCTTACTGCTCCATCGTTCTTGTCGGTAACCGGAAGCCCAATTACCAGCAATGGAACATTGGGATTAAGCTATTCTGGAACTGCTTTGCCTGTGGCAAATGGTGGCACAGGAGTTACAACGTCTACAGGTTCTGGCAATACTGTTTTGTCTACCTCGCCAACATTGGTTACGCCAAATCTTGGTATTCCAGCATCAGTAACATTGACAAATGCTACGGGTTTGCCTTTGTCAACTGGTGTTACTGGAACTTTGCCAATTGCAAATGGTGGAACAGGTACAACTACGCCTTCTTTGGTAGCTGGTACAAACGTCACCATTACCGGCTCTTGGCCAAATCAAACCATTAACTCTACTGGAGGCGGTGGTAGCGGCACCGTAACTTCTGTTGCTGCAACTGTTCCTTCTTTCTTGTCGGTTACTGGTAGCCCCATTACGACAAGTGGAACTTTGGGTATTGGATATTCCAGTACTGCACTCCCTGTTGCAAATGGTGGTACAGGAGCAACGTCAGCATCTGCGGCACAAGCAAACTTGATGGGGTTTACAACTACTGCAACCGCAGCAGGAACTACTACATTAACAAATACAAGTAGTTATTATCAAGTATTTACTGGCACAAGTAATCAAAATATAAAACTTCCTTTAACATCAACATTAACACTTGGCTGGTCATTTTTTATTTTTAACGCAACTACCAATGGAAATTTAACTGTTCGTAGTTCAACTAATATTGTAATTACAGTACTTATCCCTAACATGGGTGTAATTGTTACTTGTAAAAGTACAACAATAACAACTGAGGCAGCATGGTATTATGTTTTTACTGGAACAAATGATTATGCCGGTAGCGGTGCTATGGTCTTGCAAAATGGGCCTTCTTTGATTAATGCAGATTTAGGTACGCCATCTGCAGCAGTTCTTACAAATGCTACAGGACTTCCCTTAAGTACGGGAGTAACAGGTACATTACCTGTTGCAAATGGCGGTACAGGTTCGACCTCCACACAATTTGTTAACCTAGCTTCCAATGTCACAGGCACTTTGCCAATTGCAAATGGAGGCACAGGATCAACTTCAACAACTTTTGTAAATCTTGCTTCCAATGTCACTGGAACTTTACCTGTGGCAAATGGCGGAACAGGCATCGCCACGCTGACGGCTAATTACATCCCATATGGCAATGGTACCAGTGCCTTTGCATCTTCTTCTGGGTTCACTTACAACCCCACCACCACCACGCTGACAGCGCCTGTGCTGATCGTAAATTCAACCACCAGCACAACACCCAATTTGACGTTTAACGCCAGCAATTCGGGCTTTACTTCTGGCGCAGCGGTGTCTGGCAGTTACTTGCAGACCGTCATTCAAAACAGTAGTGGCACGGCAGGCGCGTCCACCAACTACGTCTTGAGCAATGACTTGGGCACCGACTCCACCTACTATGGTGAGTTTGGCATGAACTCGTCGGTGTACTCAGGTGCAAGCATCCCTGCTGACTTTTTCAGCATCAACAATGGCCTGTACTTTTCGGGCCACGATGGAGACATCACCGTAGGCTCTGGCAACGGCTTCAAGACCTACCTTGCGTGGGGCGCAACTGGTGGCTCTGCCCACGTTATCAATGCCTCTGGTGCTATTGGTTTGAACACCAATTTGGCGGCTGGAGCAGGATCAGGCACAACCAACTTTGGCACTGCGGGTTATGTGATGACCAGCGCAGGCAATGCCGCCACCCCCACTTGGTCGCAAGTCAGTTTATCTGCTGGTGTCACTGGAACATTACCACTAGCAAATGGCGGTACAGGCAAAACAACAGCACCTGCTGCACAAGCCAACTTGTTGGGCTACACGGCTACTTCTACCACCGCCCTCGCAACCACTGCCGCGACTGGCTCTGCTGGTACAGCCACCTTGACTTTTGCAGTGCAAGCTTCAGCGCCCTATGCTCTTGGCTCATATATTTCCGTTCAAGGTGTAACGCCTACGGGGTATAACGGCTATTACCAAGTAACTGGATGCACGACCACTACCGTTTCTTACACCAACGCAACCACTGGCGCTCAAACTGTTGCTGGAAGTATTTCTCCAACAACAACGCTTACCAATACAAGCAGTTTTTATCAATATTGCACCTCAACATTGCAGGGTTCATATGTATTGCCTGATACATCAACTTTACAAGCTGGTTGGGCATTTAGAATTTCTGCGGTAGGGGTTTCTACATACGTATATAGTTTAAGCGGAGCCTTAGTAGCAGGCATTACATCAAGTACATCATATTATTTTGTATGTATTGATACCACTGTAAATACTGCTGCTGCTTGGAGGAGTGAGATTACATCGACTGCTGGATTTACTGGCTCCGGAAGCATGGTGCTTTCTAGTGGCCCGACTATTACTGGTACTCTTAACTTTACTGGTTCTACAACCAATTCAGCAAATATTGGTACAGCAATAACAACTGGTTTAATTACAGTTGGCGGCACTGCCGGTTTAGGTTTAATTAACATTGGTCGAGCAACAACCTCCCAGCCAATTCAAATTGGTTCAGGTGTCACCGCCTCCTCAACAACTGCATCAGGCACGGCCAGTTCAATCACAACTACTGTATTGACCGTTGGCGGTACTGTAACTGGCACGTTCTCGATTGGTATGGCATTGTCGGGCACAGGCGTGTTGCCGGGTACATACATCATCAGCTTGGGTACGGGTGCAGGCGGTGCAGGTACATACAACATAAACCAAACCCAGACCGTAACATCGACCACCATTACAGGCACAACCCAGAAGTCCATTGATATTGGAACGGGCGGAGCATCGGGCTCCATCACGGCCATCACGCTTGGCTCTGCTACATCTGGCGCTACGTCAACGACTACGATCAATGGAGCATTGAACTACGCTGTTAATGCAGTGACCGTAACATCCAATGCTGGAACTGTCCCCGTTGGATACAAGGTAAATAACTTCACAAATAGTTCAGCCGCAACAATGGCTATTACTATGGCGGTTACAGGTGCTGTTGATGGGCAAATGACTATTGTTCGTATCTATGATTTTAGTGCAGCAACGCAAACAATCGGATGGACAAATACTGAGAATAGCACCATCAACGTTCCAACTACATCAAATGGCTCCACAACCCTCCCTCTAACAGTGGGATTCATGTACAACAGCCAGACATCTAGATGGCGTTGCATAGCATCTGCTTAATATGGCACAAGTAATTCTTACAGGCTCAGGAACTTGGACGCTTCCAGCAAATTGGAACGATGCTGTCAATACCATTGAAATATATGGTGCTGGAGGCGATGGTGCGGCAGGAACTGCTTCTGCATCTGGTGGTGGTGGTGCTGGTGGATATTATTTTCTATGCTCCAATGTACCTTTTGCTACACTTATTTCTCAAGGCTATGTTACAAACTTAAATTACGATACTAAATCTTCTTCTGCTGGAAGTAATATTGCATACTTGGGTGTTGGTACTATTGATGGTTCAACTTATGGCAGCATACTTTTAGCTGCGGGTGGACAAAATGCTAGTGGAATTACAGGTGGTGCTTTTGGAGTTCTTACTACAACCATAAATAATACAGATTATTTAACAAGTTCTTTTGCCCGTGGCGCAGGAGGAAATGGAAGAACAAACACTACAGCAGCCGGTGGTGGCGGTGGTGGTGCTGGTGGGCCTAATGGAAATGGTGGAGCTGGAGGAGCAAATAGCGCAACCAATCCAACAATAGGTCGAGGCGGCGGTGGAGGAAATGGTGGAACGGCTGGCTCTGGAACAACATCAACTGCTGGTACTGCGGGTACAGGTGCTGGCGCTGGAGGTGCTGGTGGTGCAGCATCTACATCGGGAACCGCTGGAGGCGCAGGAGCATCAATTTATTCGGGTGGTGGAGGCGGTGGCGCTGGTGATGGAATAACTGCTACATCCGGTGGAGCTGGCGGACTTTATGGTGGCGGCGGTGGTGGAGGAGCATCATCTATACTTTCAACTGGTGGTCTTGGTGCTGCCGGTATCATTATCATCACTTACACTCCTTTGGTTCAGTCAAAAGGCAACTTCTTTTTAATGTTTTAGGAGCCAATCATGGCGCAAAGCGGATACACACCCATACTGATTTACGCAAGTGGCACAGCCTCAAATGTGCCAAGTGCGTCCAATCTGACCAACAGCACCTTAGGCTCTGAACTGGCTTTGAACTATGCCGATGGCAAGCTGTACTACAAAGACAACAGCGGCGTTGTCCAAGTTATGGCTTCCAAAGCTACGGCTGCGGGTACTTTTACATCCATTTCCGACTCAGGCAACCTCGCTTTCACAGGTACCGGCAACCGCATCACTGGTGACTTTACCAATGCAACTGTTGCAAATCGTGTGATGTTTCAGACCAGTACGTCAAACAGCGCAACTGTAATTGGAGTTATCCCAAGCGGAACTGGGACAGCGTCTTATCTTGCATTGTGGGGTAATGCATCTGCAACCAATACCAACGTCACGCAACTAGGTTCAGATGGTTCTATTGCGTCGGGTCAAGTCGGTTCTGGCACATACCTACCGATGACCTTCTACACAGGAGGCGCAGAACGGATGCGGCTGGACACCAGTGGTCGATTAGGAATTGGTACATCTACGCCAAGCACAAACGCCATACTCACAACCAATGGAAGTATTTCAGTAGCTATACCAACACGCAATGCGGTATCCTCAAATCAGATTGGTGTTTGGACATCCGATGACCCATCGGACAATGCTCGTTCTTCAATTACATTTGCCACAACTGCTGGAGCATCTTCTTCAAATAGTTACATTGCTTTCAGTACAAACAATTACGGCGTATCTGGTGGCGAACGGATGCGTATTGACTCCGACGGGCTTGTAGGTATTGGAATGTTAGGTGCATCCACCGTACGCTTATCAGTAGCTGCTAGTTCAGCTTTTATTATGGTGGGGCGGGATTCAACTGGCGTAACCGATCAATTTCGTATTGCCGCAAACGGAAATGTTACAAATACAAATAACAGTTATGCGGCTATTTCTGACATAAAAATCAAAGAAAATGTTGTTGATGCAACACCAAAACTTTCCAGTTTAATGAAGGTAAGGATTGTTAATTACAATCTTAAATCTAATTTGGGTTATGAGCAAAATAAACAAATTGGTGTTATTGCACAAGAACTTGAGCAAATTTTCCCCAGTTTGGTTGAAGAAACTGCTGATCTTGACGTAGACGGTACTGACTTAAAAACATCAACAAAGTCGGTGAAATACAGCGTATTTGTGCCAATTCTTATTAAAGCAATTCAAGAACAACAAGCCCTTATCCAAGACCTCACAACTCGCTTGGCAGCGCTTGAAGCCAAATAACCCAAAGGAAATACCATGACCACCTTTAACTGGACTATCTCTCAAATGGATCGACTGACCGCTGACGGCTTTGTTGTCACCGTGCATTACAACGTCACCGCTACCGACGACACTTACAGCGCCAGCACCTACGGCACTGTTGGCTACACTCAAGAGCAGGGCGAGTCTTACATCCCCTACGCTGACCTGACGGAAGCCACTGTCGTTGGCTGGGTGCAAACCTCGCTGGGTAAAGACACCGTAGAAGCTAACTTACAAAGCCAGATTGACGCACAAAAAGCTCCTGTGAAAGCCTCTGGTTTGCCTTGGTAATGTTCAAATGATTGACCCGATCACCGCCTTTGCTACAGCCCAAGCGGCCATCAAGGGAGTCCAAGCCGCAATCAAGATGGGCAAGGACATCGGAGCTATTTCCGGTGATCTGATGAAGTTTTTTGAGGCTAAAGATGTTGTTGCCAAAGCCGCATCTGAACCCAAGAAGGGGTTTGGTAAGTCGGATACGGCGCAGGCGTTTGAGACGGTGCTGCATGCCAAGCAGTTGCAGGACGCAGAGAACGAACTCAAGCAACACTTAATCTGGTCTGGACAAGCTGACGTATGGCAGGCTATCCTGATGGAACGTAACAAGATCGTGCAGAAACGTAAAGCAGAGGAAGTAGCTATGGAAAAAGCAAAAGCCAAGCGCAAGCAGGAAATTAGTGAAGCCATTGAAATGGTGCTGGCAATAGCTGCCGGGGCATTGCTTATCACCCTGCTGGCTTGGGGAACGATGGAATACATTGACTTCATGAGGAAATAAAATGGATGAACTACTTGGAATTCTTAAAGGCATTGCTCCTGCTGTTGCAACTGCTGTCGGTGGGCCTCTTGGTGGTCTTGCTGTTACCGCTATTGCCAATAAGTTTGGTGTGGCTGATGACGTTCAAGCCGTGGCAAAAGCCATTGCAGGAGACCCAGAAGCGGCGTCCAAACTGGCTGAACTAGACCTCAAGCAGTTTGAGTTGGAGAACGCTGACCGAGACTCGGCTCGTCATATGCAAGAGACTGCTCTGAACCAAGACGACAAGTTTGCTAAGCACTTTATTTACTGGTTTGCATGGTTCTGGAGCGTAGGCTCGATGATATATTTCTTTGCCATCACATTTGGCCAAGTGCCTGCCAGCGGTAAAGACTTTGGCAACATTATTCTTGGCTTTTTGCTCGGCACTGCAGTGGCTACCATTATTTCTTTCTTTTACGGCTCCAGCAAATCCAGTAAAGACAAAACTGACACCATGACCAAGGAAATTTTGAAATGACACAGTTGACCGAACACTTCACGCTCAAAGAGCTGACCCATACCGACCACCGCCAGTTTGACAACACGCCTAATGATGCAGAACGCGCAAATCTTCAACGACTGGCTGAGTTTTTGGAGCTGGTCAAGGCGGCGCTTGGAGGTAAACCCATCATGGTCAACTCCGCCTTCCGATCTAAGCAGGTCAACGACGCCGTTGGTTCCAAGGACACCTCTCAGCACCGCGTGGGGTGCGCTGCTGACCTGAAGATTCCCGGCATGACCCCTGATGAGGTGGTTCGTGCCATCATCTCTGCCAAGTTGCCGTTTGACCAAATCATCAGGGAATTCGACGCCTGGACGCACATCAGCGTACCCAACACCACCAGCTTGGCACCCCGCAAGCAGGCTCTTATCATTGATAAAACCGGCACAAGACTTTTCACATGAGTATAAAATGGATACACAAGCATTATTTAACATTGCTGTAGGTCTTATAGCATTTTTTGGTGGATGGACCATCAACAGTATTACACGATCTTTGGAGCGTTTAGATACTGATTTTCGTAGTATGCAACGTGAGTATGTCACTAAAAATGACTACCACCGTGATATTGACGAAATAAAATCTATTTGCAAGCAAATCTTTGACAAACTTGATGCCAAGGCCGACAAATGACTACACCTGCAGCAGTTTTAACATACGACTCACTTACAAGTTTGGTGCAACAATACTTGGAGCGTAAAGATGCTGCAGTTATAGCGTTTATACCTACTGCCATTATGCTGGCAGAGTTTGAAATTGCAGAAAACATTAAAACATTGGGGCAGATGCTGGTTGCAAATAGCACCATGACTGCGGGTAGCCCAATTATTCAAAAGCCTGCGCGTTGGCGCAAAACTGTGTCAATGACTTTGACTACGGCTGCAGGCGGCACGCAGCCAATTTTGCTTAGAAAACTTGAGTACTTAAAACAATATTGGCCTAGTGTGTCTACTACTGACACGCCATTGTTTTACGCAGACTACGACTTTGATAACTGGTATGTGGCACCAACGCCAAGCAGCAATTTTGCATTTCAAACTTTGTGCTATACGAGGTTACAGCCGTTGGCCTCTGATAACCAGACAAATTGGCTTACACAAAATGCGCCTAACGTATTGCTGTTTGGCACTCTTAAACAAACAGCGCCGTTCTTAAAAGATGACGCACGACTTGCTGTGTGGTCGCAGTTGTTCGATACTGGACTTGCAGCATTGAAGCAAGAAGACCAATTACGTATTGGTGATCGTCAAACTGTTGCACAGGATTCTTAATCATGACAACGTACACTTCGCCGTTTTCCGGCCAGCAAATTTATCCAACAGCAGTAAGCTATGAAGCATTGTCAATTAGCTCAAATACTGTACTTCAATGGCCTGTAAATGGTAACACCAACACTCCTGTAAGTAGCATCATTGATGTGACAGCTACAACAACAGGTCTGTTGCTGGAAATGCCGCCGGCATATCAAGTCTCTACGGGTCAATCAGTGCTGGTTCGAAATGTTGGCTCTAACACGTTTACTGTCACCGATAATTCTGGCAACACAATCATTGCAATTACTTCAGGCGTATCGCAGTACATTTTTGTAACTGACAATACTACAGTAAATGGCAGTTGGTCTTCAATCCCGTTTGGCGCAGGAACATCATCTGCAAATGCTGCTTCATTGGCCGGGTACGGTCTTTTAGCATCTAGTTTAACGCTAAATCAAATCTACCCTGTTCTAACTTATAGTGCAAGCACTACTCTTACTTCTGCCAATAGTGCAGACTTAAGTGTATGGACAGGTGGCGCAGGCGCACTAACGCTTCCTTTGGCTGCATCCGTAAGCTCAGGTTGGTTTATTACTATCAAAAACAACGGAACTGGAATTCTTACGATTACGCCGTCTAGTTCTGATACGATTGACGGAAATTCTAGTCAACAACTACAGCTTACTGAGTCAATCAGCTTAGTGTCAGGGGGCGGCACAAGCTGGAGTAGCTTTGGGCTTGGCAGGTCTAATAGTTTTGCGTACACGCTATTGTCTTTGCCTGTTACAGGTGGCACAACTACGCTAACATCAGCGCAAGCCGCAAACACAATTCAAACATATACGGGCACACTAACAAGCCCACAAATTGTCATTGTGCCGCCTACTGTTCAGCTTTATACAGTCACTAACAATACTTCAGGCGCAACATTTACGTTTAAGACAACTTCAGGCACAGGTGTTCAAATACCGTCTTCTTCTTCGATGGTATTATCATGCACAGGTACTGAAGTATATAACGCTGCATCAGGCGCATCAAATACTTTTACTTCAGCTATTTCTGTTATTAGTGGTTCTGCATCAACGCCTTCCGTTTATTTTGGTGCTGAAAGTAATACAGGCTTTTATCGTCCTACTACAGGCCAATGGGCAATATCTATTCTTGGGTCGCAAGCTGGGGTGTTTAGCGCAAATGGCTTAACAGTGCCTAATGGAATTGGCGGAGGCGCTTTTTAATGACAGCTGACGTTATTTCGCTAACAATACCTCCTGGTATTCAGCGGGATGGTACTGTTTTTGACTCGCCTATGTACGTAGATGGAGTATGGGTTCGATTTCAGCGTAAGCGCCCTCGTAAAATAGGTGGCTACAATGCAATGTTCTTGAATGCCGCTGAAATTAGTCGCGGCATGGTAATGCAGTCAACGCAAGGCTTGAACTACGTGTATTCAGGCTCTGCTAGTTACATTCAGCAGTGGTCTACATCTAATACGGATGGCGTAGGCTCGGGCCCAACTAATGTATTGACGTCATCAACGGCTGACTTTACTGCAAGTGCAAACAACTTATGGCAGTTTGATGTAGGTAATAATCTTGGTTCAGGCATTCAAGTAGTTGCTCACCCAGGTCAAAACCTTGCAGCAATTGATAGCACAGTAAATACGCCTGTTTTGTCAGGCGCATTTCCAGGTGGCGCACTAACAAAAGTTGGCGTATTTACTGCGACAGGCACAATTAGTGGCACAGGCAGTGTTACATTTACTATCTCATCTGCTAACTACTTAATTGATGTAGGCCAAACAGTTACAGGTGGCGGTATTGCAACAACTGCAACAGTTACGTCATCTGTTGTCAATGGCTCAGTCACTGTAGTTACATTATCAGCAGGCGGCACTGCAGGCACGCAAACACTTACATTTGACAATAACATTTCAGTGTCGGGCGGCGCTGTGATGCTGTACCCATATCTTTTTGTGTATGGCAACAATGGCTACGTGCAAAACTCTTCAGCAGGTGACTTCACTAATTGGGTTGCGCCCGATGCCAACATTGTCAATATTTCGGCTACAAAAGTAGTGAAGGGTATGGCGCTTCGCGGCGGTACTGCGTCACCATCCGGTTTATTTTGGTCGCTTGACCAGTTAACGCGTATTAGCTACGCGCCTACGCCCATCGGTAGCTCCACACAATATTGGCGTGCAGACATTATCTCAACGCAAACGTCAATCTTGTCATCGCAATGCGCCATTGAGTATGATGGCTTGATCTTCTGGATTGCTGTTGATCGCTTTATGGTTTACAACGGCGTTGCACAAGAGTTACCTAATGGTACCAACCTCAACTTTTTCTTCGACAATCTAAACTACGCACAGCGCCAAAAAGTTTGGGCAGCCAAGGTTCCACGTTGGGGAGAGATCTGGTGGTTTTACCCCCATGGCACAGCCACTGAGTGCAACAACGCCATCATCTATAATGTTCGCGAACAGGTCTGGTATGATGCAGGGTTTGCTACAGGCGCGCAACGCTCAGCAGGTGTGTTTTCAGAAGTGTTTAGATACCCAGTATGGGCTGACAATGCCGCAAATAGCAATAGCAAATATACGTTATGGCAGCACGAGTTTGGAAAGAATCGTCAATACCTAACTGCCGTTACTGCCATTCAAAGTTATTATGAAACAAATTGCATTGGGTGGGTAACTGGCGGACCTGGGCAAAACGCTGTGCAAGGGGCCAATCGTTGGATGCGTTTAGAACGCATAGAGCCTGATTTTGTGCAAGTTGGCGATATGAGTGTGACTGTTATTGGCGCAGGTTATGCAGACGAGCCAGATTCTTACTCTGATCCGTATATTTTTAGCCCGTCAACATATAAAATAGACATGCGTGAGCAAAAACGTGAGATGCGTTTGCGCTTCGAATCTAACACTTTTAATGGCGACTATGAAACAGGCAAAGTGCTGCTTAGCGTCAGTGTGGGTGATGAACGTAGTACAGGCAACCCATGATAGTTTACGATCCGCGAGGCATGTCATGGGACCAATGGTGCGCGCTTATGATTGAGCTTTTTGCTGCGCAGCAGTTAAGCAAGTACCCAGAAGAGCAATGGCAAGACTGGGCGCAGTCATTGCAAGGCATTGGCTATTTCAACAATTCAGCAGTGCCTGATGCACGTGGCTACTCAGACTGGCAAAGCTGGGCAAGTGCATTGACTGGCATTATGTCAATAAGGGGCTAGATATGCCAAGAGATAGTAGTGATGATATAACTGCAAGCACACCTGGTGCAGTGCTTGATCCCGGCAATTCGAGGCGCGACCCTTATTGGCGTATGCCTACTGAAGCTGAGAAAGCAAAAGCATCTTATGATGCCGCATACGCAGCACTTAGTCCTGCGCTCAAAGCTAAAGTAGAAAGCGGTCAACTTAGACTTGACATCATTGAGTCCAATGTAGGCGGAAGCCATAATTCTGAAATGGCACCCTCTGGCATTCGCGGTTTTACTGCGCCTGCGGGTGGAGATATGTTGAATGTGTACGACATCAATGGTAATTTAACTAAACAAGTTAATGCTCACGGTGATGATGGCGGTTTCTTTGATCGAGTGTTTAGCGGCGTTGGAGATTTCTTTGCTGACCCAGCAAAGGCAACCACTCAGTTTTTTAAAAATCCAGGAGTAACAGAGGCCACCTTGGCGGCTGCTGCTTTATACGGAATGCCTGCGCTTCAAGAGCTTGCTGCCGGAACTGGGGCGGCGGCTGGTACTGCAGCTTCTGTTGCACCAGAAGTTCTTGCTGCAGATTTAGCGGCGTATCCAACAGCTGGAATTGTTGGCGATGTTTCTGCTGCGGCTTCAGGCATCCCATCTTTACCCGCGAATGATGTATATGTTCCACCTGAAGCAGTAAGCACGCCTCCTAACTTACCCGCGAATGATGTATATGTTCCACCTGAAGCAGTAAGCACGCCTCCTAACTTACCCGCGAATGATGTATATGTTCCACCTGAAGCAGTAAGCACGCCCCCTAACTTACCCGCGAATGATGTATATGTTCCACCTGAAGCAGTAAGCACGCCTCCAGGAATACCTGCATATGATGTATATGTTCCACCTGAAGCAGTAAGTGGGCCAAGCTTAACTGCTTCGGCAATAGTAAAAAGCTTAATTGCTGGTAAAAACGCAATAGACAGCGCAAAGTCATTGTTTGGCACATCGCCACAAGGCTTAACGCAGCAAGGGCTTAACATGCTAAACCCTTCAGGTGGCGGTAGTGTGTCTTCACAAAACTTGCAAAGCACCGGTCTTACAAGCACTGCGCCTTCAGGCAATGAAGGCATTTTAAAGCAGCTTGTGCAAATGTATCCGCAAATGGCTAACGTATCGCCACAAACTATGGCGGCAATTTCGCCGCATATGCAGCAGATTGAGCAAACACCAATGCCTGAAGAGCAGCCTCGCTACTTTGCTGAAGGCGGGCTTTCAAGCCACAAACCTGAATTTATTACAGGCGCAACTGGGCACTACGTTAAAGGTCGTGGCGATGGGCAGTCTGATGACATTCCTGCAATGCTTGCAGATGGCGAGTATGTGTTTGATGCAGACACTGTTGCAGCACTTGGTAATGGCTCTTCTGATGCAGGTGCAAAACGTTTGGATGAAATGCGAGAAGCTATTCGTAAGCATAAACGCTCTGCGCCTATACATAAAATTCCACCAAAGGCCAAATCGCCTTTAGAATACATTAAAGGATAGATCATGACCGATATTACGCAAGGCACGCCGTTGCCAGATATTCACTCCACAACGACGCAGACAACAACTGCGCCGGATTGGTTTTCAACTTACATGCAGGATATTGCAAAGAATGGCGCAGCTGCTGCAACAAATGCAACGTTTGCGCCTGCAACTGCTAATCAAACAGCTGCATGGAAAGCTGCAGGCGCCAATGTAGGCAACTATCAGACCAACTTAGATGCGTCAAAAAATCTTGTAACACAAGGCGCACTGTCTGCTGTAGACCCTAATAATGCTAATGGCGTGCAATCATTTATGTCTCCTTATATAAATGACGTAGTAGACAACATTGGCGCGCAAGGTCAAAACAACATTGCACGTGGATTGGCGCCGCAAGTCACTTCAGGTATTGTAGGCTCAGGCATGTTTGGCTCTAAACAAGGCGCAAATGCGTTGGCGTCAAATATTGCAAATGCTGAAAATAACATTACTCAACAGCAAACACAAGCATTGCAAAGTGGCTATAGTCAAGCACTGGCAGCTGCGCAAAATCAGCAAGGCTTTGACTTTACAGGCGCAGGGTTAATGTCTGGCCTTGCAGGTCAAACACAAGCATTAGGGCAAGGCGATGTCAACACATTGGCAACAATGGGTGCGCAAGAGCAAACCAACAATCAAAATTCAAATCTCTTTGACTTGCAAAAGCAACAGTACGCGGCCAATCTTTTAAAGGGCTATACAGTGCCTACTGGTGTAACAAGCAACTATGTTGGCCCAGGTGGTGCAGGACAATACTCTTCATCGTCTCTAGCAACAGCAGGTGGCACCGCTGCAATTATTGCAGGGATTGCAAGCTCACCGGGTGGGCAGCAAATGATTGATTGGTTGCAAAGAAATGGGTACCTCCCATAGTTAAAGGCTGAATATGGCACTACCCGTAATCCCCACATTGCCTACTGACGCAGCAACAAATCCTGATGCTGCTGCGCAGTATACATCTGCGCTAGATAGACTGTCAAAGTCGCTAAATCAACGCAATGATACTAATTGGTTTAGCATCGCAGGCGCTTTACTAGACCCAGGCAAAACTGGCTCATTTGGTGAAGCTGCAGGCCGCGCAGCAACTGTTGTTGGTCAACAGCGACAAGCTGAGCTTGAACGACAGCCTGCGATTGTGCAAATGCAAATGCAAATCGAAGGGCAAAAGTATGAGTTGCAAAGCCGCGCTGACGCAATGAGAATGCTAGGCGAAGCAATTGGTGCACCACCTTCGCAAGTTGCGCAAGTCTTAAAGAACGGATCTGAAGGTACCGCAGCAGCTACTGCAACAGCGTCAACGCCGGGGCTGGCTGAAACGGCTAATAAGTTGCAGCAGATTGACCCCAAAGTCTATTTGAAAATCGCCGCTAAAAACCCAACAATAGGGGCCTTGGTCAAAGACTACGCAGGCATGACTGACGCGCAGATTAAAACGCAAATTGAGCAAGACAAACTTAGTGAACAGCAAAACCAAAACAAGATTGGCAATCAGATTGAAGGCGTTAAGCTACAAAACGCATATCTTGAATTGCAAATCAAAGTGCTGCAGGCTGGCAATGACCAAGAAGCTAAGCGTCGTGCAAATGCTGAGTTCATTGACAAAGTTGGCCCCACTGCTGCAAAGGCTTATGGCATTGAAATACAGCAACCCGCAGCAATGCCTTCACCACAAGCGCCTGCAATTCCAGGTGTAACAGCACCTGCTGGAGGCACTGGAGCAGCAAGGCCATTGGTTACCCCACCTACTCCGCCCGCAGGCCCTCAAGGGACACTGGTGACACCTCCGGCAGGTAGCCAACCACCACCTGCTCCTGCAATGCCGCAAGGTGGTCCTGCAATGCCGCAAGGTGGTCCTGCAATGCCGCAAGGTGGCCCTGCAATGCCGCAAGGTGGCCCTGCAATGCCTGCACCGCCTATGGGGCCTGCGGCAATGTCTCGACCTGCTGCGCTTGGTCCGGCGCCCGTTGCTACGCCTACAGGAAGTCCTGCAGCATTGATTGGCAACTTAACTGCAACCCGTGATAAGCTTTCAACATTGCTAGATGCAGCAGTCAAGTCTGGCAATCAGCAAGTACAAGCTGCTATCAGCCCGCAACTTGCTGATGTTGAGAACTTACTTCGCCAAGTTGGTGGACAAATACCGCAGCAAGCGCAGCAAGCGCCACGAGTATCTGCGTTGCAAGTGCCTATGCAGCCTGTTACGCAACCTGCAGCGTCTGTACCGCAAAATATGAGTGATGTTAGATCTGACTCACCTGCAGTGCAGCGTGCTATTGAGCAAAAGCGTGCTGAGGCGCAAATTGGCATGGAGACAAGAAACGCTGAAACGCAATTAAAGCCTTTTAATGATAAAGTTGCTGCGCTTAATCGCTTCAACCCAACTACCAATTCGCAAGCCATCAACAATATGACCACTTTGCGCCAAATTACAACTGACCCTGATGGGCAAGCTGTGTTTGGGCAATTGCAAGCACGCGATGTTGACACAGTCATTAAGCGTGCAGCAAAAGCTGCTGGGCAAATGGTTAATACTGGCGTTGGCATTGGGCACTTTGGTCATGCCAATGTTAATGTTGAAGACTTGGTGTCCAATCTAAACTTGGATGATCGGCAAAAGAAACTAGCATCTCGTGCATTGAACGCTATAGCTGAAGAAACTGTTGCCAATCTTTCATTAAATCGTGAAGCAATTGGTGGGCGTCTTAGCAACTATGAAGACAAGCAACTTAGCGCTGCAATTGCAAACATAGGCAATTTGCCTGAAGCTATGTATTATTGGGCAGGCAAACGTCTTTTGCAACATCAAAACGACAGTAAAATTGCTGGGATGTATAGCGCATGGGATGAAGCAAACCCAGGTCTTGCAGTTAAAAATCCTCGTGCGTTCTTTAAGACAGATGCATACATTAAGCAAAACAGCGACTACTTAGATGCACTAAAAGGTCTTGACCAAGTGCTCTTGAAAAAGTAAAGGGTATCTATGGCAACCACGCCTGTTAAATCTAGTGTAGACTCATTAAGTGGGTTTGACCCAAGTTTGACTGTGCCATTTGGCGCAACTGCACCAGCATCTTCACCTGCTGCAGCCACATATGAAGACTTTGCTGCTTCTAACCCTGGTGCCACTGAAGAGCAATACACTGATGCAATGCGAAGGCGTGCAGCAGCGCCTGTTGCAGCAGAAGCTGACATTGACCCCTTGGCGCCATACGTGCGACGTGGGCCAGCACCTGCAGCTCAAAAAGCTAATGAGGGACTTGGCATAAGTGAGATTGGCGCAACTCTTGGTGGCGCAGCCATTGGCTCACGTGTGCCTAACTACGTTAACCCAGATCTGACTGCTGCCAAAGTTGACTTAACTCGTAATGCAGCGTATGAGCAGTCATTGGTTAAGCCTTTGCAGGCTACACTTGATCAAGCGCACATGGCGCATCAAGCTGCACAAACTACACTTTCTGACGCTGCTATGACGCGTGATGCTGCGCATGCTGCTGCGCAAGCTGTTGGGCTTAATCCTGCTGACATTCCAATTGAAGATCTTGCCGGTGATAAATGGAACAAAAAAGTAGTAGGTTCAATGGGCCCAGGCGGCGATAGCGTTACAGAAGCTGCACGTAACTACAATGTTGAAAAAGGCTTGCCTGCAGATTACAAAGCCACTCGCAGCGGATTGGCAGTGCCTCGAAGCTATGAAGAGCCTGCGCATATTGCAAATGCGCGTCAGGCAGTTGTTGACGCTGGGCTGGCTCATAAAACTGCGCAAGCAGAAGCAGCAGCAGCGCAACTTGCTTTAGAGCAGGCAAAAGCTGCAAGAAACGCGCCGTCCATAGCACGAGCAACTGCAGCAACGCAAGGGGCACAAGCAACGCTTGATGAGTTATCCAAGGCAAAAACTTTCTTGGCTAAGATTCCGGGCTTTAACACAATCATGGGCGGTTTGTCAGCAGGTGAGCTAGTGCATGCCTACAATGAGTTTCAGGCAGGCAATACTCTTGAAGGTGTAATGGCGGGTCTTAGTGGCGCAGGCGGCTTGGTTGGGCTAATACCACATCCGGCAGCTAAGGCCGCAGGCGCTATTATGTCTTTGCCGCCTCTTGCGTACCAAGGCTACCAAGCTTACAAAGAGCATAAGACAAAGAACCCCGACCTAGGCAATTTTGCACCCGGCCGCGGTGACTATTAAAGCTCTTTGCCTTTAGTGTAAAACCACATACGCACTGAGCTCATTCCACCATCAATCAATACGTGGTTAGGAAATGCTTGGTACTTGTGGTACAGTGGATGGTTGATGAAGTTTTTCATCAGCAGGTACGCATCAGCATCCGGTGGTGACATACCCATGGCACGGTCAGTGTCAATGCACTTAACGTCAAAGTCATCCGCAAACTCTCGTTGCATTGCATGGGCTTGGTCATTTAGCAAGCCAATGATGACTACACGCTTTTTCTTAATGCCTGTTGCAGCATACTCACCACAGTGTTTGCGCACCCCAAAGTCATGCTCAAGCTCTTTAACTGCTATTGCAATTTCTTGCTTTAGTGCACCGGCAATTTTCTTTGCTATGGCCTGAACGAGGTCATCAAGAGTGGGGTCCCAGGATGTACTGGTGGGCACTGGCGCCACTTCATTAGCAACTGTGGGTGGTTCTATTGCTTTTTGCTTTGGCACATCCAGCGCTATGCGAACCTTCAATTCTTTGATGAGCTCATATGCAGCTGGATATGCATTGAACGGGCGCTGCCGCGACTCAGGCAGCTTTTTTTGCGCTGCTTTGATTGCGTCAAAATACCCGTAACTGTGGTCTGTAACGTAGCGATGCGCAACAGTAAGCACCGTGTCAATTTCAGCTTTTGTCCAGAAAATTTTAGCCATGATGTATCCTTTTCAATAGTCAAAGTACCGTAGACAACGTTGCCTACGGTACTGATTATACAGCAATCAGGGTGCAAAGTCTGCTTCAGCTGCAACTTTTTGCCAATTTTCCACATTTACCAACTCAATCTTCAATGCCATCAAGGCTTCAATGATCTCTGGCAATGTGTAATGCTGCCGCAGCATGGCCTCAATGTACTTGCGTAGCACACGTTCTGCGGGATGCCGTAAGGCTAAATGTTGAGTAGCCATTTTGAGAACTCGTACTTGGGGTTGATGACAGAGTTGCTAAGCTCCAAAGCTTCGTCTTTTGTGATGCGAGGTGGAGGGTCTGAGATGGATAGATATGTGGAGCTACCCACAATTTCTTTGAACATTTCCATACGACGCACATAAACGTGGAAAGAACCTACGGTAACCGTAAGATTGCCCATGTTTACGCCAAGAATGGCAGCAATGATCTCTTGCAAAAATGAGAACGTGGGCAGGTCATTGGCCATGCCCCATAGGATGTCTTGGCTGCGCATAATTGCACGAGCATTCAATTGACCATTGCGAATGCGAAACTCAATGGCAAGTGTGCAAGGCACATCTTTTGCGTCAATGTCCATGTGGTCAACGTCAGTGCCATACATTGGAATGACAGCACGGCGGCTGGTAGGGTCAGCCGTCAGCAACTTTACAATGTTGCGTACGCCATGGCGGCCAAACCAGTATGAGCCATAGTTGCTATTGAGCTTGCCGTTGGCAATGATTTTGCCCCACTGCGCTGCGTGATCTGCAATGGTCAGGTCATATGGATTGGCCTTGATGTACCAAGCCATTTCACGCTTAAGATACGGGATGTTGAGCGCACGGCCTTTAAATGCATTGAACCTGACGTACGGCCCAACTGTGTACGAGAAGTTTTCAATCTCCAGTGTTGTTTCGCCACGAGGCGTGGCCCATTCGCCGTATTCACGCAGTACGTGGTACAGATTGATGAGGTCTGCTTCTTTATTGATAATCGCTAAGTCCATTGTTGCCTTCTGTGATGTGGTATGGTTGATCTGGATAGTTTTGGAGATGATACAACGGTGGTGGAAGCTTGATGGCTTTCACGTTGTTGTTTAGTGCCCATGCGTAGGCATTGTTACCTAGCGCAAAGATCTTTCGCGGCGTAAGTTGCTGAATGAAACTTGCATCAGATGGCGCACCAGCAGCGTTTTGCGTATTTGCCCAGTACAAACAGCTTTCAGGTACGCCCTCATCTTCAAGAACTGTTGCCAACATTCTGCTGGGGCCATCGTTGTCAAGAAAGTTGATAAAAGGTACTACCACAGCTGATGACTTAACATTCATCTGAGGGCCTTTGTCGCACAGCATAAGGTAGTTGTCTTGCTTAAACGAACCGCCACCTGTGCTTTTGTTTGTGATGCTTGCGTATTTGATTTTGGCAAACAAGTCTTCAACATCATCATTGACATAGTCGTAGTGTACAACTGTTAGATGCGTTTGCAATGCCAGTGCGTCATACGCAGCGTACACTTGACGCAATTGCGTAGTGTTGTCAAGATACTCCTCACCAAGCCGCGCAGAAAATGCCTGCTCACAAACCTCATAGGCAGGTTGGCACAATACCACTACTGCACCACGTGCAAGTGCAATACGCTCAAGCATGCGGCGACGCGGCATGTCAACACGTGAGTTGCCACCGCGGTACGCATCAGCGTAGATGGGCTCAGACAACCATGACCTATCCATGATGAGAGTGTCATCAAAAGTCAAGGCAGGCGACATCGCACGAAAGTACAACTTGCACAGTTGCTCAGACGTTAAGCCTGAGTAAGGGCCATGCTTAACCATGTGCACCATGCTTGCGGTACTTTTGCTGATGATGACGCGCAGCTTTTCAGCAAGTGTTGACTTGCCTGCGCCGTCTGGGCCTTCTAAAATGATGATCATAAAAAAGATTGTAGAGTTTTAATAGTTGTAAGTCGCGGTGTTACCAGCACTTCTTGTTTTTGACCCTTTATGACCCTACGTAGATCATTGGTGTCCATGGACTCAAGCTCATGCAGTTTAAAGCCATATGATGGCCCAACAGCTGCAAGCTCAATAGGGTCGCCGCCAAGTACGCAACCTGCATACGCTGCATGTAAATAGCGTACACGCCACCAACCACATCCAGCGTGCTCATATGTGGGGCACAACACGCCTTTGTAAAAGCCATATTCCCAAACAATATCACTTTCAAGTTTGCGTGGCTGGCCCAAATGCTTGCCACCAACAGAGTACACAGGCCAACTAAGACGTTGCGCACTTGCCCACAGGTGTGCGCCGGTTGACAATGACGCGTTGTACCACATTTGCTTACGTTGGCCCCATGACAGCTGATGCGTAGGTGGGCATACGTATAAGGGTGATGGGTCCCATGGCAAAATACATTCGACAGGTAAACCCATTTTGTCTTTGTTGCCCCAAGGGAACAATGGTGCAATCCATACGCGTGACTGAAGCTTTTCAACATCAATTACATTTGCCCATGTGGGCAGAATCTCTTGGAAAGACCAATCGTCGAGGCAGATGTATGCATTGGGTTTTTGTTCCAACGCATACACTGCCCCGGCGTGGTCAATCGCGTTGTGGTCCAATGGGTAAACATACACAAACACGGCGTCAAACCCAGAAAGATCTTCGCCAACAGTCACCGCACGGTGCGCCACATTGTGGCCCATCAAACGATACGCCATTGTCATGATCTCTGGAATAGAGACGAACTTCGTAGAGCTTGCCCTATCAGGATGATTGATGTGCGTCTCTGTGACGCCAGTGATGAGTATGTTCATTATGCAGCTTCGGCTTCTTCTTCAGCTTCGTCTTCGTACACAGCATCTTCAAGAGTGATGTCGCCACGTCCAGCATCATAGTGCACGTCACTGGAACGACCACCTGCAGCAAGGTAGTCTGCAATGGTCATGCCATCTTCGTACAATGCAAAACGCGCATGTGCAAGGGAGCCTTCACGCTTTGGATTGACTTCCACATTAATGCGGATGACAGTGTTTTTGTCAATGTTGGGGCCACGTTCTTTGCGGGTTTTTTCGACGACTTCTTTGGTATCGGTCATATAGATCTTTCTAAAAAGGATGAAAACTAACAGTGAATAACGTCAATGGTCAGTACTTGCATTATACATTACGATGAATGTAATCACGTACAGCAGTCAACAATTTTTGTTGCGTTTTGTCTTTGCGCCTCACAGCAAGCATAATTGCCTCATCTACAGTGTCATTTGCAATGATGTGATGCACCATGATGTTGTTTTTCTGGCCCTGGCGCCACAATCTACGAATGAATTGCTCATAGATCTCCAATGACCAAGTCAATGAGTACCAGATGACTGCATGCCCGCTATCTTGTAAGTTGAGGCCATGACCCGCCGACATAGGGTGCGCAAGCAAGACTGGTATTTCGCCGGCATTCCAGTTCGTAGTAATAGAATCAAGCTTAGTGCCAACGACGCCTGAACCAATAACAGGCGCATTTGGGAATGCCTTCCTGAGTCTTTCCAGGTCGTGCTGAAAATGGTACCCAATGATGCAAGGCTGTCCTGATAATTCTTCCACAAGGTCCATAACCGCTTCAGTCTTTGCGTTGTGTACATGCGTTGTTACTCTTTCATTGCCATCAAGATATGAGCCGCCATTGGCAATTTGTTGGCCCTTCATAACTGCAACAGCTGCGTTGACTGCTGTCACCGTGCCTTGTTCAAGCTCAATGGTCAAAGCTTTTTCAAAAGCATCGTACATTTTACGTGCAGCAGGTGGAAGTTCGACTCTGACATCGTTGTAGGCCAAGCTAGGTAAGTCAAGGTGATCAAGAGCTGCCATCCGCAGCACTTTATTGTTAAGCTTTTTCTGGATTCTTGCTTCGCCATCTGGTTGTAACTTCCACTCATAGCCATTGAAGCCAGAAGGGTAAAAATACTCTTCCCTAAACCTTGACACATAGGGCCCAAACGTGGCCCCCTGGTCAATAATCAACTGCGGTCCAAATATGTCTAATAGACTATTGGGCGCAGGTGAACCAGTGAGGCCCCAGCGTCGGTCGAACCGATCTAACAAAGGCTTCAAAGTTTTAAAGCGCTGCGTTTGCGTGTTCTTCATGAATGAGATCTCGTCAACGGTAAGAATCTCAAAGGGCCATGCTTGTCCACGCAATTTGCTTGATAGCCAGCCAAGGCCTTCAAAGTTGATGACGTAAATGTCGTGGTTGGCAGCCAAGGTTTTTTCTTTTTTGGCGCCATGCAAAACGCCAACTGAGTACCCTTCAAACTGCTCCCACTTTTTCACCTCATTAGGCCATACAGTGTACGTTGGCCGCAATGGCGCAATCACAAGCATTTTCCTAGCCATGCTTGACAGACGCAGCGTACGAAACGCGCTTAGCACAATGGCAGTTTTGCCTAGCCCTGGGTCTAACCATAGTTGGCCAGACCCATGCTCAACCAGAAACTTTACGGCTTCTTTTTGGTATTCATGAGGTTCCCAAAACACGGTCAATCCCTTCTTTTGAGTCGATCACATACACCTTGTGGCCTCGGCTTGCAAGTTGGTCATGAACTTTTTGTTGCAATGGTGATACCACACCTCCGGGACGCTTAAGTTCAACCCATAGCACTTCACCATTTTCAAGAGGTACCACACGATCAGGCCAGCCGCGTTGAAAATGCACACTTAGCTTTAACGTTAAAAGACCATGCTTTTTACATTGCTTGCTAAAGTATGCCTCAAGGTCTCGTTCCAGCAGTACACGTGTCACCATTTGCAAGGCCCGCCATTGTCTTTACGAAAGTGGCAGTACCTGCAATTTGCGTTAGGCTTTGGCGCAAAGATCTTGTCGTTTTCGATCTTTAACATGCGGTTTGTCATCCATGTTTTCATCAAACCAAAGTTGTCACGCGTTACAGTTGCGCATGTTACAGGCTTTTGCAGGTCAATGAATGCTAGCTCAAGCTCAATAGTGTCAACTTCAGGGTACAGCGCAAAGACTAGCGTGGCATAAAGCCGCAGCTGCTCTTCGTAATCACGAAGTTTGCCTGTCTTCCAATCAATGATGCGAGCTTCGTTGCCTTTGATTGCCAACAAGTCGATCTGGCCCCGTAGCCATACATCGCTATCTTTAAAGCCGCATGATGACCAGTCGCGCCGCACGCCTACGTCATGCTCAGGCAAGACAACGTTATAGAAGCTTTTGATGTCTTCAATGAAGTCAAGCCAAGGCTCAAGCTCGGCAGTAACCAATGGAAACCCATCAAAAGCTTCTTCAAACTCTTTGTGGATACGTTTACCACGCTCTGCAGCAGGGCCAGTGGGCTCTTGCAAATGATCAATACGCGTAAGCTTGTACTTGTAGGGGCAGCCTTCATACGTTGAAATGCTGGAGTGTGAATAGCTCATTTGGTTTCCTGATAGTTGTTGCCAATCTTGTAGTCACTAATCATTGGCACGTCCATGGTTAGTGCATTGCACATTGCATTGACCAAGCACTCAGCCTCACGTTCAAGCGCGTCAATAGGGGCACTGATGACCAATTCATCATGCACACTAAGTAGCAGCCTGCTACCTTTACGTGTCTTCTGATACAGCAGCATTGCAGCTTTGGCTTGGTCAGCAGCAGAGCCTTGAATCAACAAGTTGACGCCTTTATAGTCAAACTCACGCATACGGCCATTGATGACCTTAGGTGGCTCCATTTTGACAAGCCTGCCGCCAATAGTCTTAAGGGGCTCACCAAGCTTGTACCTTGTACGCATGGTTGCCTGCATGACCTTAAGTCCCGGCGCCACAGCTGTTGTGTAGGCATTCATCAGTGTGCGCGCCATGTCAAGGTCAACACTAAGCATATCACTGATTTTGGTTGGACCTGCGCCATACAGAATTGCAAAGCTTACGCCTTTTGAGTACGTACGACTAACAGGCCTGCCACTTGCCTCGGTCATCAAGTTGGCTGCGTACGTATGCAAATCGGCACGTGCATCTGCCTGATACTGCTTCATGAGGTTGCCACCTTCAAAGTGGGCAAAGATACGAAGCTCTTGAGCATTGAAGTCACATGCAATAAGCTTGTGGCCTTCGTCAGGCAAAATGAAGCTACGAATCAATGGCAATGGTGCAACCTTTAAATCTGCAGGAAGCGTGACTACTGGATACCTGATGGGGGCGTTTTGAAAATTTGGTGTGGAAGATAGTCGTCCAGTTCGAGTTCCACCGCGCTCACCTCTAACGCTATTCCAGTTTGTATAGATTCGACCCGTAGTACTTGAAGCTTGTAGCCACGGTTCAATAAAAGTCGATAAACAAGTGGAAAGATTTGCTCGAAATCTGAGGACATCACGTAGCTCCAAGTTGGTAAGCATTTCGTCGAATGCCTCTTTAGTGGCTTGCAATTGCCCCTTGTCTGTTGCAGGCCATTGTTTATTTTTGTCCCAGTGCTCAGATGCATAAATACATTCGACAAGCTGTTGATCGCTGTCGACATTCAATTCAGGAGAACCTAACAATGAACGTACCCAATCATTACAAAGCGCAATGTCTATTTCTGCTTGTGCCTTTGCTTTTTCAAGGCCTTCCACATCTACACGTATGCCTAGACTTGAGTTTTCAAGCAGCATCGGAATCAGTTCCATCTCACGGCGGTAAGGCACCAACTGCGCAGGCAAAACCTTTGCCTCCAAATAGTCGTAGAGCAAAGCGGTAAGCCGTACGTCAGCCATTGCATAGCGACCCACCAGCGCCACTGGGCCGCGACAGATGTATGCTCCCCATGTAGACTTCTTTCGCTTGGCTTCTAGCACGTTCTCAATGACCCAAGCCTTTAGCTCATCCCGTTCGTCTGGTTGCGCAAGGCCCCATGTGACAACTAGGTCTTTGAGAGACAGAGAGCGAGTATGAGGGTCATGCAAAAAAGCCAGAACAAGGGTATCGTTAATTCGATTAGCCGCAGGAGTGTCGAGCCCAAAATGTACGTTAATGACGTCCAAATCGAATGCAGCGTTGTGAAAGCATATCTGCCGAGTTGACGTGAAAATGGCTTTGAGTATCTCATGCACTTCATCCTTGGTGGCATTGTTGTCGTGTAAATGACCAAACGCGTAGTAGTCATCGCGTACTTCACCTTCAGGGTCAAAGATAGCAAGGCCCACCGGCACTGGTGGGTACTTGGGCCTTGCTTCTATTCCCTCGGTTTCAAAGTCGAGGAAGATCGGTTTCATTAGAAGCGCGTCGATTGTGCTGCAGCTTCAGGGGCGCCATCATCACCTGCAAAGGCAACGGACTCCAGTGCTTTGGCGTTTTCATTAGTTGCACGCATAATCAATGCATTCAACACGTCAGCGTCTTGCACCACGCTCTTCATGGTGAAGGTCACCTTGAATTGCGTCTTGGCATCAGGCACAACAGCTAAGGTGGTTACCACACCAAGCGTTGGGCGACGCAGCGTAGCAGCAATCGTTTGAATGTACGTGGTGTAGTTGCGAATGCTGGTAACCGGTGGGCGCAATGCGACAACCTCAGCAGCTTGCACAGCACTTGCGCTCGCAATGCTATCTGCAGGCAGAATCAACAAGCGGCGAGTCTCACGGCAAGCCTTGCCTTTGCCACCATTGTTAGCGGAGCCCCACTCATTTTGCGGGCAGCCTTCGCAGGTAGTGTGTTGCTTACCTTCAGCGGCGTCTGACGGGCCCATGCCGGTTGCAGCTGACGCAATGGCAAAGCATTTCGGGCCCACAGTCTTGGTAGGGTCATAGCGGCTGTCGTAGTACAAACGCTCAATGGGGCCTGCCAAAATGACGCAGTCCAATTGGTTGTTGGCAACAGGGTTGCCGCGGTACGTCAGCACGCCACTTTTGGTGGACAGGAATGCTGTGCCAAGGGTCGATTGCTCTGCCTTGACAGTGTCCATGGCCAATGCGGCCAATTGGTCTTCGAACAAGCTCAGCTGGTTCTTTTCGGGTTTAGTGATAGCATTTTTAGACATGATGTTCCTAACAAGTTACTAGTTTTTACGATACACGGACAGTTCAAAAGACTTTGATGCCAAAGTCCCAGGTATTGTCTCACCGGCTTCCCATCGTTCACGGAAAATCGCTGAAGACAATCTTTTGTGCAGCAGCTCAAATTGCTTTGTTTCTGCTACGTATTCATAGAAGGTAGGCCAATCAACAATTGTAGGATTAGACACCTCTTTCATTGTGCATGATGCCTTGTCAGAGCCGGCCTTAGAAATGCCTTGCGCTGCCATTTGCTCCATGATGTCTGCTTCAAGAGCAGACAGCTTTTTTGTGAGCTCTTTTGCCTCTGCAGTTAGCTCTTCACGTTTGCCTTTGACAGTGACAAACTCATCGATTAAGTCTTTAATGTTCATGTTTGTAGCTTTGCAATATGATTGCAATGTCGCCTTGCGGCGCAATCCAGCCTATAGGCTTTACAATGTCAAAGTGGTTACCACGCAAACTGCGAATATAGTCATTAGCAGGTTCTTTGCGCATGTTGGCTGCATGCACCAAAGCAAAGATCGCGTCAAAGGGTAGTCCCATGGCATGAGCGCAGCCAAGCACAACGTATGTCAAATCAGCCAGTGCGTCAGCAGCCTCAGGCAAATCGCCATCCTCACATGCCTTCATGTACTCACTAAGCTCTTCAAGGATGAACCTTGAAAAGTAGGAGCTTTCACTAGGGTCAAGTAGTTGCGGCTTATCGCCAATAGGCAATTGCATTGCCTTACGGAACTCAAGGACTTTGTCGTACATTATGCAGCTTTCAAGGATGTGGCCCAGATGTCTGATAGCCAGTAGGGTGGAGGCGTAGTGCCTTTAAAGTACACCATAGGCATACGTTCGATTTTACTAGCGTAGAAGCGGCGGTATGAGTCAATGGTGTTGGGGGACTTGTATTCGTCAGGCATGGCCAACGGAGGGTCTTGCCACACAAGGGGCATAGCCAGCATGGCAGGTGGAGCTTTCATGAGCTGCTCGACAACAATGAGATGCGTTTTGTGGCGTTTGCCGTAGCGGACGTAAAACTGCCGGCCAAGGGCCAATGCAAGCTCGACAACGTAGTCATAGTGGAGCCTGCTAGAACGTACCCAGACGTTGCTTGGGTGGTTTTTATGGGTGGGCTTATAGGACACATGGTCGCCGTTGCCAAAGTGGTGATGCGCTGTGGCCAGCATTTGTGCTGACTCAATAAGCATTTTGCCTACATGCTTGTCGCAATGCATGCCTGCTGCAACAGCTGCGCAATGGTGGAGATAGAAGACGTTCATAGATACCTTTCAATAGACAATGCTGAGATTATATAACAAAAGGGTGGGGGTACTTGCTTTGCTGGTTTAGTGGGACTAAGTTGCACTTAGGTCTATTACCAGCATCAGCTTTCCCCCCGAAACTTTATGCCAAGGCCAACAGGTCTTGTACTGCTTGTTGCTTGATGGATACACCACCACCAAACCATGCATTGGCCAGTCGAGCATCGCCTGTGCGTGCTGTTTCCCAGTCCATCAGTTGAGTGACTGCATTCAATGCACCCCATGCAGTACCTTTGGCAGATTCAAGATCTGCACCGATGCCTGCGCCGTCAAACAATGCCAGAGCACGTTGTGCTGCACGGCTTGGCTTTTTGTCATCACCACCAAGTAGCTTGGTAAAGATGCTTTGCGCTTGCATGCTGCCGAGCTTGATGCCTGCCAATGCTTTGGCAGTTTGCTCGAACGTTTTGAATGCTTCGTTGAAGTTGGCCAGCTCGGTTTTGACAGCGGTGGGATTGAACACCGAGTTGTGACGCACACTAACTTCTGCCTTGCCTTTTTGCGCCAGTTGCAATGTGTTGTTGCAAACAACGCGGACCGAAGTCAACCGAGCTTGCGTTGCCAAGGAACCATCGGCGGACGAGGCCAGAAGCAGGTACTGGTTGACTTTATCACCAGCAAGGTTGAATTCACCATCCATCCGTGCCAGTGCCCAGTAGTGTGCGCCATTGCGCAGGACGCCAGCTGTTTCAAGGTGGGCAATAGAGCCAACCATGTCACGGAAGAACTCAAGCACTTCCATGGGCTGCACAATTTTGTATTGGCTAGACACCAAGCCCAAAGGCATTTCGTTGTCAGTGCGGTACATGACTTTTTTGCCATTGAACTTTGTGTGCTGAGGCTTAAAGCCATTCCACACAGATGCAGGTGGCGCAAACTGAACATCTGCAGTAGCCAATTGGAAGTCAAGACCAGATTCTTCAGCCCAGGTTTCAATGGTGGAGTCAGCAGTAAGTCGTTGACCCAAACCGTGCCAAGGGGTGTCACCTACGTAAGCCATTGCAGCTTTGCCGGTGAGAGTAGTTGCGAGCATGTGTGCCATGATGATTGCCTTTCAATATACAGTAAACAAGTAAGTTAGAGGGACCAGTTTGTAGTTGCCTACAGTTGAATTGTACAGCTGTTTTTGCAACTTTTTCACGTTTTTGCAAAAAAGTTGCAAAAAAGTTCACTTTTTTACGTTCTTAAGGCGCCAGTCTTCCAAGATTTGCAGGACATGCCGCCGAAAGTTCTGCCGCATGATCAACTCTCCAGGCTCGTACATGCTCATGAAGCGTTGCAGTGCGTCCTGCTCGCCTTGGTAGTCACGTTGTGCTTGCGGCAGCACGTCAGTGTCCAGCTCACGAGCCAATGGCGTGGCGCCATAGATCATGTCTGTCAATGGCGCGTCAGCGCCTTCCTTTGCTTTTTTGACACGCCGCACTACTTCTGCAGGTGGCAGCTTTACTTCGCCAATGAAGGCTAGCGTTTCGTCAAGATCAGGCGTTTTGTCAGTCATATTAGATGCTTTCGTAGTAAGGTGATGCTTCTTTTTCACGCACAAACCGCGCGTATGGGATGCTTGATGTTGTAGGTGCATCCATAAACACGCGAGCATGCAAGGTTGCGCTTGTGTGGAACATTTCAGGGTACAAACTTTTAAGGGTTTTGGTGTACTCTTCCAATTCTACATTCGGCAGTGTGGGATAGTTCATGTCCTCACGAACTTTGCTTATGTCTTGTAGACGTTTATGTTGGTAAGCTGGAAATTGTGTCATGTGTTTTCCTGTGCCTCTCGGCCTTTTCTATACGCTTCTGCCAATGCCGCTGACATTCGCATTGACGCCTTGGCGATTTGCAGCATGACTTTCCTGACCGCCCGATTAAACGCTGTGCGCTCACGCCACAACTTTAATCTGCGCTTGTTTTTTTGTCGTACTTTCATGTGTTTTTCTCTGCTCGTTCGTTCCATGCGGCAATGGCGCGTTTGTTAGCGTCTGCAAAAGCCTGATCGCGCGTCTGCCCTTCAAGGATAGAGTGCCGCACATCAGGCGCTTGTGCACCGCAGGAGTTGCAGATAGCCACTCTCCATCGGTAGGTATCGCCTTCTACTACGGTCACCCCTCGATCACCGCAGAATGGGCATGGCTTGGCATCGGGTACAAAGTATTGTTCGTTCATGTGTTCCCCCTTGCTCGGATTGCTTGATAGGCTTGGTATGCATAGAAATGCTCTTTGCACAACTTCATACAAGCCTCACGCTCATCGGCGCGGATGAGGTCAATAAGTCTTGACTCATATGCTTCTCTCCAATAAGGCTCACCTTTGAAGTTGTAGTCAGCATACGCTTCAGCTTGCTTTGCAAGTTCAATGTCTCGTTTGTTCATGGTTTGTTCATCTCCTTGAGTTTGGCGTCTGCCCACAATGCTCCTGCGTAAAAAGATGCATTTGAAATAGTGCCTGTGTCCATTGCTTTTATTTCATCATCCGTCAGCCCTACCCACGGGCGCTGGGGTGGGGTAGCGTACAGGGGGATTGTGAAAGTTGATTTGTCATAACCATGCCCAAATAACCACAAGCTGCCATCAGGGTGCATCCATGCCTCAGGCTCCTGCGCTGGCTGTGCTAGGGCTTCTTGGACTGCTTTAATAGCGTTCAGTCGTTTTTCGTAGTCAAAATCCGACAACGCATCAAGCGCCAGCTTCAATGCTTCGTCTTTATTGCTCATGAGTAAAACCTCTCCAGTGTACGTTAGTCGCAAGATACATTGCCCAGCTTCTATCAGTTTTACGTTTTGCGCCACTTACTGTGTATGCCACTACGCACCATTTTCCCCCATCCCACTTTGCAAACTCCATAGGATTGTCGTTGATGCGAACTTCGTATACGCCTATACGCGCAGGGAAAATGGTTACAGGGAACCAGTCGGTCATAATTGACTGCATCACACTCCCTTGCTCTGCACACGCAGAAAGTCATCAGCACCACGCCGTACTGCGCCCATGCTTTCAGGGACATATTGTTGCCTATCCCACACACTCATCTGCGGCGGTGGCACAGCATTGGGGTCTTTTGGCATTGGCACAAAGCCACCACGCACATAGCGAGCTGGGTTCTTGTCGCCTAGCTTGTTGGGCACAGCTGCAAGAGACGCGTCAGGATTCTTACGCATTAGGTTGGGGTTACCGCGATCAACTTTCATTTCAAAATCCGATCAATAAAAGTTGGGGTGCAGGTCTTGGGCAGAGGCACCGATGCGTACGCGTAGCCGAGGATGAACATGGTGGTAGCTACAGCGCCTAGCAGTGCAAGGAAGTCTTTGAGCAGTTTCATTTGTGGTCTCCATACTGCGCAAGGTAGGCCTCAAGGCGAGCAATGCGGGCTTGGTTGTAGCCCACCATGCTTTTGGCGTAATCAACGCCTGTTTGTGCAGTTAGCAGCTCAAGATAAGCTTCTGACAGTTCCGTGGCAGCTGCCTCCAAGTCGGTCGGGCCAGCCAGCAGTTTCTTTAAATACTTAATCATGATGCTACTACCTTCGCGTTGAGGATACAAGCCTGTCTCCAGGCCTCGTCCCAGATAGCCTTAGGGTCTTCCAATAGGTCCATGGCGTCTGCACGCTTAAGCAGCGCCACCCAGTCTTCAAATGCCTGCTCCCAATTTTGGGCATGCGGTGGATTGTGTCCAGTAATCATAGGTCCATTCCTAATACGCAGATCGTAAGAAAGTACAGACCCAGCATGCAAATGCCGGACAGTACACCAATGCAGATGTCTTCGATTGTCATGCTGTTGCCGCCTCTTTTGCAGCTTGTTCTTCAGCTTCAGAAATTGCAACAAGCAATGCTGCTGCCATCTCACGAGCTTGGTCGCAAGTCATGGCATGGTTAAATGCCATTGAGCCTGACACCTGACTTACTATGACCACAGGATTGTGCGCCGACATAGTCATGCTGCTGACTGCAATGGGGTCTTTGTTCCAGTAATTTTTGATGTAAATAGTTTGCATGTTAGTCTCCAAAGTATTCGTCGGCTGCATCAGCCATGAGGTAGTGCTCGATCTCAGCGATCAAATCGCTGTTCATCTTACTAGTGATTTTGCGCTCAAGCCATGGCGCACGGCGGCCGCGGCGATCAAGGACATGGAATTCGCATTCGACGTAGGAGCCTTCAACGTCGCTGAAATAGTCAAATGCAACCACACCAAGTTGGCAAGGGATGCCAGCAACAAAAGTGTCGATGGTTGTAGAATAGTGAGTCATGATGTATGCCTTTCAAAAAACAGGGTTGTCAACTTCGCAAAGCTCAACAAAGACTTCTTTGACATGGAAGCCAATGCCGCGGTCAAACACAATAGTGAGGGCAGCGTCCTCGTCGATGGCTTCGACATCTACATGCCAGTCGCCGTTGATGTACACAGAAAAGATGTTCATTCATCATTCTCCTCAGGATACTCTTCAGTGTCGGCGCGGTCTGCATCGGTTTCAATAGCAGTGTGCTTGGCTTCCCATTCACGCTGGATCTTGCGTTGCCGCGCCTCTTCAGCCTGTTGCTCAGGGGTGATTGACTTGAATTGCCTAAGCAACTCGGCGTCAAATTCATCAAAGATGTTCATGATGTATGTCTTTCAATGGTCAGGTTGTCACAGCAACGTTGCTGTAAGTGCATTGTACATCCGCTTTTTGCAGCTTTTACCGCAAATAAAAAAATATTTTTGCTGCCCAGTTAGGCCTACAGGATGATGTATAGTAGACACCCCGCCATGCCTAGTGTGGCCTACCAACCTGACCATTGAAAGGCATCTATGTGACAACGATTGTCAACGCTACAACAAATAGTCAAAAAATAAGGCACCTGAAGTCTGTGGAACTTCAAAGTGCCTCAAAACTAACCAAGGATTAACAATGGACTCACAAATTGTGCCGACCGGATTCGGCGCAAGTATAGTAACTCCGCAGCAATTATACACCAACTATCTACAAGATCGCGGGTTTGACGCAACAGATGTTGCGCAACTTGGGCTTGAACTACTTGATAGAGATCAAACAAAGGCTTTGCTAGGCCACACCGGTGAGTGGAGCATACGCATACCGTACCGCGACGTTGATGGCAAGGACACCGGCTTTGATCGTGTAAGGCTTTTGCAGCCGCGGGGCAAGATGAAGTACTCACAGGCCCGTGCCAGTGGCAGCCATATCTACTTCCCAGTCAAAACTAATTGGCGCCAAGTCATCACCAATGTAGACATCCCCATCATCATCACCGAGGGTGAATTCAAAGCATGGGCCATCACCAAGGTCCTAGCTGCAGACACACTGCCTTACGCGTGTATTGGCTTGGCGGGTGTGACCAGTTGGACAGACAAGCAGGGTATGCACCTTCACAAAGATCTCATGCAGATCATGTGGCGCAAAAAGACCAGCTTTGACGCCAAAAGCCGCCAAGTCTACATCATCTTCGACTATGACGGCGCTAAACCTGATGGCGAGCCCAATGAGCAGGTTGCACTAGCAGAGACTAAACTTGCAATCACGCTGCGTGGGCTTGGCGCTGAGGTCCACCTTTGCCGTGTAGGGCGCTTTGGCTACGGTGAAGGCAAGAAATACGCAATTGACGATCACCTGCAGGCCGGCAAGACGCTTACTGAGGTGCTCACCGCGACCAGCATCGTAATGAATGGCGTGGATACACTAGATGTGAAGCTTCATGAGTTCTCTACAAGGTATGCCATGCTCAATGGCGATGTGATTCGGTTGAGCGATGGCCACATCCTGAACTTCAACAAGGCGCGCATTGACTCAGCGCAGCACATCTTTGTGCAGACAAACACCGTGCAAGGCAGAGCCGGACAGCCACCTAAGGTTGTCAGCCGTGAAATACCCCTCATTGAGGAGTACAAGAAGTGGCCCAAGAGGTGCGATATTAAAAAGGTGGGTATCTACCCACAGTACCAGGGACTTAGGGTCACTCCAGATGGCTGTTACAACTATCTAAACTCGTGGTCGCACTTTCCAACCTCAGGCGATGTGACTTTATACGAAGAATTCTGCAAATACTTCTTCAGAGATGAGATTGAGTTCATGGAGTACTGGCATGATTGGGTTGCAAACATCGTGCAATACCCGCATCGCCGTAACAACACCACTCCGCAATTCGTATCAAACAGTGAAGGCATCGGTAAGTCAGCAGTTGCTGAATTTATAGCTGAGATGCTAGGCCTTGGTGATGGGGCACCTGCAATCATCGTTGGGCCTGATGAGTTGTTTGGCTCATTCAATGGGCTTTTACGAAACAAGATCTTCGTTGTGGTAAATGAACCATCATCCGACCGTGATGACCATAGCGCAAAGCTAAAGAACTTCATCACAAGCAAGGAGATCACCATCAACAACAAGTATGGGGCGCAATACTCCATAGAGAATTACATTAACTTTGTCTTCACAACCAATCGCCCTTACGTTACAACGATGGGTAACAGCGCAAGGCGTGAAGCTATTTACAAACCAGAGACTTTGACCAACACGGAGACGCAACCATTGGTTGTAGCTTTGATGAAATGGGCACGTGCAGGCGGCTTTGGCGCCGTGCTGAATTGGTACTACAACCGCGACATCTCAAGCTTTGACCCATTCAAGGCAGCCCCAAGCACTAAGCGCAAGGCACAGGTTGTCAAGCTTTCGCAATCGGTGACTCAGCAATTCGCCAATGACTTGATCGACTGGACCAAGACTCACATCAACGGGCTGGCATTCTTTACAAATCAGCAATTGCAAATACTGTTTAGAGCTTGGCAGGGTGATGAAAGGATGCCATCAGCCAAGTACGTCAAGGCTGCATTGTCAGGCATTTCACCTGGTGATGAGGCAGTCGTGTTTATGAAAAAAGATGATAGCGACGCGGCCAAAAATATTACTGTGCGAGGCTGGTTCATTGGTAATACTGAGGCATGGGAGATTTGTAATAAACGCTTGGTAGCAAAAACAACAGCTGACGCAGTCGCAAAAGAGGTCCAAAATATTACAGAATCCTTCTAATTTACACGTTATTACAAAAGCGTATTACACTGTTAAATGCTCTAAGTTGTTGATTCTAAACGCTTATTACAATATTACATATATTACATTACTTAAAACTATAGGAATATTAGATATATATACACTCCTCGTATATAGTTTTCGCGCCCGTTGTAATATTTTTTGTAATATGCCACAAATGATTATCTTGCCATTGAAAAGTGTATAATCTTGCCTATGACTACTACTAAACGCCCCGTCGGTCGCCCTACAAAGTATGACCCTGCTCTTTGCGATAAGATCGCAGACATGGGCAAAGAAGGTCTTTCACGTTGGCAAATTGCCTCACGTCTTGGCATTCACCCTAAAAACGTGGGTGACTGGGAAGCTGTGCATGAGGAGTTTCGTAGCGCCTTACAAGAAGCGAAGCAGCATGCGCTTGAATACTGGGAGACGCTAGCCCAGAATCACATGATTGAGAACCCAGGAGGACCGCGTTTGAACACCGGACTTTGGTCTCGGTCCATGGCTGCAAGGTTCCCCAACGAGTACCGTGAGAACAACAAGGTTGAAGTCGTAGGTAAGAACGACGGCGCCATTCAAGTTGACGTCATACACGATTTTGCAAGTGATCTGGTTGCTGATCTGTTAGCTGCGCGCCAAGCTGATGTTGAAGCCGGAGATAGCTGATCGTCTTGCCAAGCGCATAGCGTCTGGCCCTGACTTAAACAAAGCATCGCCTGAGTGGAAGGCGGCGTTGAAGGCCCGCATCAAGTGGCTGTCAATCGCAAACAAGCATCAAATTACTCCGGGCGGCGATTGGTGGGACATTTGGCTGTTGCTTGCAGGGCGTGGCGCAGGCAAAACACGGTGCGCAGCAGAGTGGACTTGGTGGGAAGCATGGAGCCAGCCCGGGACTCGATGGCTTGTATCAGCACCAACGGGCGGAGATGTCCGTGATGTGTGCTTTGAAGGCGACTCAGGCTTGCTGTCTGTCATCCCGCCAATACTCATTTCTGACTACATCAAGTCGCTGAACGAGATTAAGCTTGTGAATGGCAGCCTGATCAAAGGCATCCCAGCATTTGAGCCTTCACGTTTCCGCGGCCCGCAGTTTCATGGTGGGTGGCTTGACGAGTTGGCTGCATGGGACTACCTTGATGACGCGTGGAACATGTTGCAGTTCGGCATGCGATTAGGCAAACACCCACGCATCATTGCCACTACAACACCTAAGCCAAAGCCCTTGATTGTGGATCTGGTGAACCGAGATGGCGAGGATGTATGCTATACCTCAGCCTCCACGTACGACAACATTAAGAACCTCGCTCCATCGTTCCAAAAACAGATCTTGCAATATGAAGGCACGACACTTGGGCGCCAAGAGATTCATGCTGAGATCATCGACCCTGAAGAATCCGGCATCATCAAACGCGACTGGTTTCAGCTTTGGCCGCATGACCGCGCATTGCCCCGCTTTGAGTTTGTGGTGCAGTCATACGACATTGCCACGTCGGACAAGACCAAGAATGACCCGACCGCGTGTGTGGTCTTTGGCGTGTTCAAGCCCTCGCCTGACAAGCCCATGTCAGCAATGATCATCGACTGCTGGGAGGAGCATCTGCAATACCCTGACCTGCGCCCCAAGGTCGTGGACGAGGCAACAAGCATTTACGGTGATGAGAATGAGTTTGGGTCAGGCAAGAAAGTCGACATCATACTCATTGAAGACAAAAGCGCAGGCATTTCACTAATCCAAGATTTGCGCCGTGCTGGTCTCCAAGTCCGAGGTTATAATCCTGGGAACGCTGATAAGACAATGCGTCTTAACATCGTGGCGCCCATCATCAAACGCGGACTCATATACGTGCCTGAATCAGCAAACAATCCCGGTGCACCACGAACATGGGTTGAGCCTTTGCTGAACCAACTATGCGCCTTTCCAGAGGTCCGGCACGATGACCTTGTGGATGCCACCTCACAGGCATTGCGTTTGTTACGAGATCAAGGGTTCCTGAACATCGATCCGTTGTACAATGACAATGACTCGTATGACGAAGACCGTCAACCCCGCACCAATCCATACGCGCAATAGCCATGGCACTACCCGTTGATCTTGGAACGTTTGACCCTGGGCAAGGCCAAGACGACAGTTGGGACAACATACCTGAGACCAAAACAGAAAAAGCAAAGCGCGTAGCAGCACAAGCGGCGCTTGAGTTTAATCCGCTCATGGCGCTGCGGACGCTGCAGGACGCGCCTGCCATTGCGTGGAACGCAACAGTTGCGCCATTGGCATCCATGTGGTCAGTGCCTGGGCAAGCAATTCAAAACAAAGGCGCCGAACTAATCTATGGTGCGCTAGGTGAGGAAGACCTAGCACGTGAAGCCCGTGATCGTGGCAACAACATTCAACCTGCAGACATGTCATTGCCTGTGCGCTCAGCATCAGGGCAAGCTGCGCAAGAAGCTATTGCTGATGCGTTTAAGGCGTCAAAGCTTGAAGGCGCACTTGGACTTCATATGCCTGCAAGCCGCGGCTTCAGCCCTAATGACCTGCGTGCTGCGGCAGGCGAAGTTCAAAACTTTGGCAAACAAGTCAGAGAAATACCCACAGACTTTGCCAATGCCAAGGCGGGCACTACAAAGATAGACCCAATCACAGGCAAGCCTACGCTAGGTTCAGGTCTGTACGACATTGCACCAGGGCTTGACACAATTGGAGAAGTTGGCCCATCAAGTGGCTCACGTGCAGCGCAGTTTGGCGCAGTGCGTATGCCGGGCACTCAAATTGCACGAGCACGTGACCCAGGCACAGGCAACTTGGTTACACCTGCGCAGGCTGAGTATGCTGATCTAAGTCAAATTGACAAGCTGCAACTTGCGCCTGAGCATAGCATTGACAAAACGCAAATGAGCCGCTCAGTGCTAGGCGACTATACTGACCGTTACCTGCAAAATAATGAGCTGCGTAACGGGTTGCAAAACTACTTTGACAGCAGGCTGGCTGCTGAGTACCCCGACGCGCCATCAAAGCGTAGTGCGCAACTTGCATTTGAAGCCCGTCACGGCGGCCGCTCATCGCAGTCTTACGCAGATGCCAAGGCTGAAATGATTGACGACTTTGTCAAAACGCCTGAGGCTCAGCAACTTGCGCAGGCACAAGGCCAATTCCTACCTACAGTTGAAGACTACTTCAACCGGCATGATGCTGCCATGAAGTGGATATCTAACAACCTGTCCAATTATGCATCTAAGTTTGTTGGCACGTCCAATGACCCGCTTCTAAAAGCTGCGTCAGAAGGCTACACGTTCTTGCCTGCGAATGAGATACGCCAGCTTGGAAATTCCGCGGAGTCTTACGCTGAAAGCAATCGTCGTGCTGCTGGTATGCCTGGGTCTGCATTGCAAGACGCCATTGACACTAAGCAAGCAGAGCTTGACAAGGCAACGCAAGACTTGACCACACTTGCTGAGTCCAACGCCGGCAATCTTGAGGCCACAAATACTGTTACCCGTGCGCAAGAAAAGCGCAAGAAGATTGCGCAAGAGCTTGAAAACTTGAAGCTTGGCGCTGCGTATGAGAACCTTGCTGACGCAGGCGTGCAGCCTACGACCAAGGAGAAATTGCTTAACTACTTGGACTACAATGAGCGGCAATTCTACCCAGACGTAACGCACCCCAACGTACCCAGTGATGCAACTGTGTACCGCGCAACGCGTGAGTTTAACGAAACAGGCCTGAAGAACATTGCTAGGTCCGCGTACAATGACGTCATGCAAGGCAAACTAAGTCCTGACAATCTCAGCGCCAACTTGCCTGTTGACAAGTATGTGCGTCAAAAGTCTGCGGCTCGCATGCAAGAAGAAGCCAATGCTGCAGCTGCAAGAGCAACGTACGTGAATGACGCAAGCAAGGCAATTGCTGCGCGCAACGCAGCAGACCCTGCAGGCCAAGTCATTGGCAATACATTGGTGCTTGAGACAGACGCAAACACCCCGCATGATGTGGCACTGCAACGTGCTAGTGACGCCACAGCTGTGCTTGACCATTGCGTTGGGCAAGGCGGCCGCGATGTAACATACACAAAAGAGAAGCACCCATTCACAGGCAACACAGCCGTGTATGAGCCTTTGCGCAACCCGATCACAGGCGAAGCAAACCCTAATGCAGGGCGGCAGGGGTCTGGGTATGTTGACACTGCACTCAATGGTTCAGGCATGTTGACACACATCAACGACGCTGAGACCAAGCTGCCTGTTGCAACGCTGCAGTTGCACAAAGACCACAATGGTTACAGCCTTGGCTACGTGTCTGGGCCCACAACGTCAAGAAATGAGACTAATGGGCCTATTGACCCCAAGTACCACCAAGCAATTGCTGATTACTTAAACAAGCGTGGCGACATTACCCATGCAGGCTCCAACATAAGCGATAACACAAGCATTCTTGACCTGCAAGAAGATCGTGCAGCTGCACGCATTCTTGGTGTACCACGCCCAAGCGACATTTCTGCTGCGCATCCAGACCTGCCGCGGTTTATGACAGAAGACGCATTGAAAGAGTACACAGCTGGTGTTGCGGCGCAAAAAACAGCAGCACAGCAAAACTTCTTGCCTACGTCAAGCAACACTGACACAATTGAGTCATTGCAACAGGCACTTAATGACGCATATGTCGAGCATGGAAGCGCAAGGCGTGACAACGATCTTGACGCTGCAGAAAACGCAATTTCTCGCATAAATGACTTAGAAGCTCGAATTGGGCGTGCACGCAATGACCAACGTCTTGCAGCTAATCACGCAAATCCTGCTGAGTACCTATACAACGACTTTGCGCCACTCGGCGAGGCGTTATTTTTGACGTCACAGCAAATGCGTAATGGGCAAGCTGCAATTGACGCCATCCATGCCTATTTTGATGAAAATCGATTGCAAGACAATAGCCTTTACGCAGGCCAAGCGCTGGGGCACCCTGCAATAGACGAAGTGCTGCATGACAATGAGGCGCAGCGCATACTTTCAGGATTGTCGCATGACACTCGCAATGCTGTTGGGCAATACTTCCGCGACTTGCCTGACAATGACAGAATGGCAATGCCTCGCGTAATAGCGCGCATGTCAGACCCTGAGTTATATAGTCAAATTAGCAATGCGCAAATTGCGCGTTTGCCTGAAATCTTTGCGCAGTTGGGGCAGTTCTTTGATGCCAACCCTCAACATTTCCCATCCATTTTGGCGTTTGCAGATGAGATGCGGCATGATCGTCCCATGCCTATGCCTATGCCTGGGCAGTCGCAGCAATCATACGATCCTGCGCAACTTGAGCTTGCATTGCGGCTACTCACAAACGAGCGTCTTGCGCAAGGCCAAATTGCTGCACGTGCTGCACGTGCTGCCCCTGCTGCGCAGCCTGAAGCTGCTCTTGGCGGTGACTGGGAAGTAGATACTACACACCCAGCAAACCAAACTGCTGCGCAGCAAGAAGCTGACTTAAGTGCACGTATGGCGCGTTTGCGCAATGGCGATTTTGCGCAGCAAGTAGCTACAAACCAAGCTGCCGGCACGGGTCTTATTGGCGCACGCTACGACGAACTGCAGCAAAACATAACAAACACGCAACGGCATCTTGTCAATGTTGCAGTAGAGCGCATTGCAAACCAAGCACAAGCGCATGGCATTGATAGCCCAGCTGAAGTTGCCGGCTTAATTCGTCGTCGTAACAATGTGTTTGGGTCAGCCACAGTGCCACTAACTGACTTTACGCCAAGCATGGTAGAACTTCTTGCACGCGATGTAAGTGATACAATTGAGGCACGCAACAACGCAGTTGCTCGTACGCAGCAACAGCAACTTGAAGCTCCGCCACAAGAAGCCGCAGCGCCACGTGGCTGGAACACTGTTGAGCCTGAGCCGCATGTTCAGCAGGCACGTGACTTAGCGCAGCATCTAGAAAATCAGTTTTACGACAATTTGCGTGCAGATAGCAGTGATCGCCTTAACGCAATAACGCATGATATTGACCGACTATCGGGCGACACCAGACGTGGCGCATGGCGCAATTTGTTTGGCGGGCTCCCTGTTGATGCGCAACACATGTACTCAGATGAACTTGCTAATGGCGTCATTCGCCAGTTGCGTGAGTTGCAAGATCGCGAGCTTATGTCGCTTGGGCAGTATATCATGAACATGATAGATGAAAGCCTCATAGGCAATTCTGAAGGCACACATGCAAGACGTATTATTGACGACACGATTACGCAACTTGAGAATCGCGGTGAGCAAGGCTGGGAAGATGTACTTGGCGCAGAGGCGCAAGAATACGAGTACTCACCATCACTGCGTGACGCTGTACTACGTGAAATGCGCATACTACGCACTGCTTATGAATAAGGAACACCATGGCTCTTGAAATGCCCATCCCACAAGACTATGACCGCTTTATTGACGGCATTGCTGACGAGCCTGAGGCGCATGAGTCTGAAGTCGAGCTTTTCAGCAATGTCGACTCTGACGTTGAAGAGCTAGAAGACGGCTCAGCAATTGTTCATATGCCCGATCTCAAAGGGCCTGATGATGACCCTGACTTCTACGAAAACTTGGCAGACACGCTTGATAGTGGAATGCTTGGCGAGCTAGCAATCAAGTACTTGGATTTGATTGAGAAAGACAAAGAAGCTCGTGAAGATCGTGACAAGCAATACGAAGACGGGCTGCGTCGTACAGGCCTTGGCGCAGATGCGCCGGGCGGAGCGCAGTTCTTAGGCGCATCAAAGGTGGTCCATCCTGTCATGGCCGAGGCGTGTGTGGACTTCGCGGCACGTGCCATTAAAGAACTATTTCCTGCGGACGGACCTGTCAAGACGAAGATCGTGGGTGACATGGGGCAGGACAAAGTTGATCGTGCAGAGCGCAAACGCGACTACATGAACTGGCAATTGACTGAGCAAATTGAAGAGTACCGCGACGAGCAAGAGCAAATGCTTACGCAACTGCCACTTGGCGGATCGCAATACATCAAAATGTGGTGGGATGACCAGCTGCGTCGCCCACGTGCAGAGTTCATTCCCATTGACAACATTTACTTGCCATTTGCAGCAGGCAACTTCTACACTGCCAGTCGCATGACTGAAGTGCAAGACATCACGCAAGAAGAATACGACATGCGTGTTGACACAGGGTTGTATGTTGACACTGACATCTTCAGAACGTCAATGGCGCCTGATGAGACCAAGGCTGAAAAAGCCAACGACAAGATTGAAGGTCGCCGTCAAAAAGCTGAGAATATCGATGGCGTGCGCCGTGTATTCCACATTTGCACGTGGTTGAATCTTGAAGACGACAAGTTTAGCGAAGGTGAACGTGCGCCCTACATTCTCATGATTGATGAGACATCACGTGATGTGGTAGGCCTGTATCGCAATTGGGAGAATGGCGATGATGCGCGTGCTAAGCTTGATTGGATCATTGAGTTTAAGTTCATTCCTTGGCGAGGTGCTTATGCAATCGGGCTTCCACATCTTATTGGAGGCTTGTCTGCTGCTCTCACCGGTGCTTTGCGTGCTTTGCTTGACTCAGCGCACATCAACAACGCGCCCACAATGCTTAAGCTTAAAGGCGCAAAGATCTCCGGCCAAAGCACTGTCATTGAGCCTACACAAGTAGCAGAGATCGAAGGCGCGCCGGGCGTGGATGACATTCGCAAGATTGCCATGCCTGTGCCGTTCAATGGCCCAAGCCCGGTGCTGCTGCAATTGCTTGGCATCTTAACCGATGCTGCAAAAGGCGTGGTCACCACCAGCGAAGAAAAGATTGCTGATGTCACATCTAACGCGCCTGTAGGCACCACACAAGCTTTGATTGAGCAAGGCGCTGCGGTGTTTAGCTCCATCCACTCACGACTGCATGACTCGCAACGTCGTGTTTTCAAGGTGCTGGCGCGTATCAACCGCTGGTACTTGGATGAGCAGCGCAAGAGTGAGATGTCGCAAGACATGAAAGTCACTCAAGCTGACTTCACATCTAACTCTGACGTCATCCCGGTCAGCGACCCACACATCTTTGCTGAAAGCCAACGTTATGCGCAAATCCAGACGCTTGCTGCTCGTGCACAAGCAAACCCCGATTTGTACAACCGCTTGGAAGTTGAAAAGCGTATCTTAAAGCAGATCAAGCTGCCTGATATTCCTGCAGTGCTGCCTGACCCTCAAGAATTGCATGACATGAACCCTGCGCTTGAGAATGTTGCCATGACAATTGGCAAGCCGGTTGGCGCCTTCCCTGCGCAAGATCATATTGCGCACTTCAAAGTGCATTTGGCGTACGCTATGGATCCACTGTTTGGTGGCAATCCTGCTATTGCGCCTGGGTTTATCCCGCAATGCTTGGAGCACTTAAAGCAGCACTTGACGCTGTGGTACCTTACCATGGCAGATGGCTACACTAGCACGGCACTTGGGCACCCATACAATGTGCTCAAAGTGGAGCCTACCATGCGTGAAGCGCAGCAGTTGCTTGCAGTTGCAGCGCAACACGTGCATCAAGACGCTGCTGAGCAATTGCAGCAGGTGGGCCAAGTGATGGCGCAAATGATGCAGCAACTCCAGCAAATGTCGCAACAATCTGCACCGCCTGACCCAAGTATCATGGCCCAGGTGCAAATGCTGGGTCAAACAGCAATGGCTGAGACGCAACGCAAAGCGCAAAAAGACCAAGCTGACGTGCAACTTGCTCAGCAAAAACTGCAAGCGCAGCAAGTTGAAAACACTGAGAATAACATGGTCCAAGAACGAATCAAGGCAGCGGAACTTTCGAGGGACGCTGTAAAGCTGCAGCATGAGCAACTGCAAACTTCACTTGCTGCTCAACGTGAAATGCAATCTAATATAGGAGCTTAATATGAGCGAAGCAATCAACATGCACAAGCGCATTGCCATGGGTGAATCCGGTGCTGAAACTCACATGAAACGTGGCGGCAAAGTCGCCAAGTTTGCCAAAGGCGGGTCTGTAAAGAAGCCTGCCGAGATTATGTGGGATGAAGCACCTTCTGCACAGAAAAATAAGATGGGTGCGTATTCTGAAAAAGAAGCACAAACTCGAATTAATGATAGCAGCCAAAAGCTTCCTTACGCGAAGCCTACAGGCAAAATTGCCACCATGAAAAAAGGTGGGCATGCTAAAGGCGGACTCACAATTGCGATTGTGGCGCCTATGAAGAAGAGTGCCGGTCGAGCACGCTAATGCGAATTAGCGCACTCATAACCCTGATTAAGCAAAAGCAGCTGGAGATTGCTGACTCGATGGCACAAGGCCATTGTTCAAATTTTGAGAGCTACTTGCGCTTAACAGGGCGTCACGCAGGTTTGGAAGAAACCTTGCAGATTATCAACAACCTACTTGAAGAGGAAAAAAGAGATGACATTTGATGTCGAACAAACGCTTGAAGAAGCGTTTCCAGTAATTGATCCGCTTATGGCGCCGTACGGCGCCCGTGTTCTCGTGCAGTTGAGAGCAGTGAAAGATAAGGTGACAAGTTCTGGCATTTACATCCCAGAGGAGTCTAAAGAGACCGAGAAATGGAACACCATGATCGGTAAAGTCTTGGCTGTTGGGCCTATTGCGTTCAAAAAGCGAGACACTATGGAGCCATGGCCGGAAGGTGTATGGTGCCAAGTTGGCGACTTTGTTCGCGTGCCTAAGTGGGGCGGCGATCGTTGGGAAGTAGACTTTGAAGAAAATGGCGCAAAAGGCAAAGCGCTGTTCACGTTCTTTAATGACCATGAGATTATTGGCAAAGTGACCGGTGACCCTCGTGCGATTAAAGCTTTCATCTAAGTTTTGAAGGGAAAACTTATGACTTCTACAGATAAGATGGAAATGCAGGTGGCGGAAGAGCAAGATGGCGGCGCAGTCGTTGTTTTGCCTGACAATATTGCATCTCCGCAAGCAGATACTGATTCGTTGGTGCACTCAGATGGCTCGGGCACGGACGATATGGGTGGTTCATCACAACAAAATGATGGATTGGACCACGACCCCAACCGCGAAGCCATTCGTGCTGCACGGCGGGAAGAGCGAAAGCTCAAAAAGCAGCTTCACCGTGAAAAAGCACGTGAATCTTCACACTTGGTCAACGCTCTGAAGCAGCAAAATCAAGCTTTGTCAGAGCGACTAGCCAATATTGAGCAGCGAACGTCAGGCGCAGAGCTTGCGCGCGTTGATAAAGCCATTGAAGATGCTGGCGTGCAGGTTGAATACGCCAAAATGAAGATGCAAAATGCCGTTGAAAGCAAAGACGGGCAAGGCGTAACCACTGCGCAGCAAATGTGGTTTGACGCACAGCGTAAATTGGAGTCTTTGACCTCTTTGAAGCAGCAGGCTACCAAGCAAATGTCGCAGCCTAAGCAAAACATTGCGCAGCCTGACCCAATTGTTAAGCAAATGGCATCTGAGTGGATGGAAGAGAACCCATGGTATGACCCTAGTGGCAAGAATGAGGAGTCTCAAATTGCCCAAGTCATTGATAAGCGCCTTACAAGTGAAGGTTTTGACCCCACGACTCAAGAATATTGGGACGAATTGAGTGATCGATTGCAAAAGTACATACCAAATTCTCAGAGACAGGGGTATAATGACTCTAATGCAAGAACCCAAAGGCCCAGGTCTGTTATGACAAGTTCAGGTCGTGAAACTACCGCAACTACAAAATCGAATGAGTTTCGATTGAGTCCCGCACGTGTGCAGGCAATGAAAGACGCAGGTTTGTGGAACGACCCAACAGCACGTCAAAATGCCATTCGCAAATATGCTGAATGGGACCGTAGTAACAAGACAAGGAGCTAATCATGGATGACCGTTTGAAACGAAATAATCGCCTCGGCCGTGAGTCACGTGGGCAAGAAGACGCATCGCGTCGTGCACCCGAGGAACAGTTTGTATCGTCTGAGGAGCGCCGTAGGGCATTCCGTTCGGAGTGGCTGCAAGAAGCACTTCCGACCCCACCTGAGATTTCGGGTTTTCATTTGTGCTGGCTTTCTTCTAACAACCAGTATGACCCCATTCATAAACGCACACGCTTGGGCTATACGCCCGTGAAAGCCGAGGAATTGCCCGGCTTTGAGACTTATAAAGTCAAAGCAGGCGAGCATGAAGGCTTTGTTGCATGCAACGAAATGCTTTTGTACAAAATCCCAATGGACATTTATCAGGACTTAATGGCAGAAATGCATCATTACGCTCCGTTGGATGAACAAGAAAAGATTCAAGTACAGCAAAATCAGTTGCTTGGTGCCAAAGACCGCGGTGGCCAACCACTGGTGCGTATTGAAGGCGACGGCATGAAATTTGACCAAACCGCACCCGTACCGATGTTCGGGTAACACAATTTAGGAGTTTTTATGAGTGCTACCTCTGCTCCGTTCGGTTTGCGTCCCGCGTTTCATCCTTCGGGTCTGGATCGTGCTCAGGCGCTTACCAACGGTATTACCTCTGGCTATAGCAATAACATTCTGAAAGGACAACCTGTTGCATACAGCGCGTCTGCAGGCGTTATTGTCCCTCTTCTCACTGCACCTGCTGCTGGCTCTGCCGTAGCTTGGTCCGGCGCATTCCAAGGTGTTGAGTTTACTGACACCACTGGACGTCGTCGTGTATCCAACTACTGGCCTGCTAGTACGTCTGCTACCAACATCATTGCGTATTTCTACAATGACAACAACATTGTGTATGAAATTCAATCTGATGGCACTATGGCACAAACCACTATTGGTGGTGAGTACAACTTCACTAATACAACCTCGGGCTCTACTGTTACAGGCTTGTCGCAGTGCACTTTGGGTGCTTCGACCGCTGCAAGTAATGGCGTGCAAGGTCAAATGCGTGTAGTTGACATTTCTGACGTACCCGGCAATGCTTGGGGTGATGCATATGTCATCGTTCGTGTTGTTAATGCGCAGTCGCAGTTCTTCGGCGCTTTCACTGCTATTGCATAAGGAGAATAAATAATGGCTGCACCAATGAGAAGTACGGACTTTCGGAGCATCGTCGAGCCTATCCTCAACGAAGCTTTCGATGGAGTCTACGACCAACGCGCCGACGAGTGGTCCACGGTTTTCCGTGAACAATCCGGCATCCCACGTAACTACCACGAAGAGCCCGTCCTGTATGGTTTCGGCGCGGCGCCTCAGTTGCCTGACGGTTCGCCTGTGTCGTACCAACAAGGTGGCGTGTTGTTCTTGCAACGTTACGTCTACCAAGTATTCGGTCTTGCTTTTGCACTGACCAAAGTCTTGGTTGAAGATGGCGACCACATCCGCATCGGTCAGGTATACGCTAAGCACTTGGCACAATCTTTGGTGGAAACCAAAGAGCTGCTGTGCGCTAACATCCTGAATCGCGCTTTCAATAGCTCGTATACCGGTGGTGATGGCGTGTCGCTGATCAACACTGCTCACCCGATCGCCGCTGGCTCGTTTAGCAATCAGTTGTCTACTGCTGCTAATCTGTCGCAAACGTCGCTGGAGCAAATGTTGATTCAAGTGCGTCAAGCAGTTGACAACAACGGCAAGAAGATTCGTTTGCAACCCGTAAAGCTGGTTGTTGCCCCCGGCAACGTGTTCCAAGCTGAAGTGTTGCTGAAGTCTGTTTTGCGTACCGGCACCGCTAACAATGACATCAACCCGATCAAATCGATTGGCTTGCTGCCCGAAGGCGCTTCCGTTATCAGCCGTTTGACTTCTGCCACCAATTGGTGGGTACAAACCGACGCGCCTGAAGGCTTGAAGCTGATGATGCGTCGTGCTTTGGAGAAGACCATGGAAGGTGACTTTGAAACCGATAGCATGCGCTATAAGGCTACCGAGCGTTACATTCCTAACTGGACTGACCCTCGCTGCGTATACGGCACACCCGGCGTATAAGCCGACGGGGCTGGCTAATCCCCAGCCCCCTTTTTTTTAATCTTGTCATACTTTTCATGGAGCAGACAAAATGCCTCAATTTTCTGATGATCTCTTTTTAGGTACTGCGCAATCTTATGCCGGTATCAACGCCAACAACCCTTTGGGCAATCCTGCGCCAATGGATCTTGGCTTTGGCCCTATGGGTCGTGTTTATTTGCTGGATGAAACTCCTGCAACTGTAACAACTGCTGCTATTTTGGCAGCTTCAAGCCCTGCTTCTGCAACTACTGCAACAACTTATAGCGGTACTTCGCTTGCAGCTGCTAGCGCTACTGCAGGTGTGACTCGCGTAATTCGCACAGACGGCACTACTGTCGATCAAATGGATTATCCTCGTGCTGTTAGCGTGTCTACTGGTGCGTTTACCGCTGCTACGTTTGTAACAGCCAACATCACATCATCCAACACTACTGGTTCATTTGCAGTTGCAACAACCCCTTTGGTTGGATTGGCTGTTGGTCAAACAGTAACTGTAACTGGCACAAATAGCGGAACTTCCACTCTTGCCGCAGGTACTTACCTGATCTCTGCAACCAATGGCACAACCACCTTCACGTTGGTGACTACTGCTGGTGCGGCAATTACAACCGTTACCTCTGGCACAAACACTGGTTTGACTTTTGCCAACGCATTGACTGCTGTATCTGTGCTTGTTTCAGGCTATGACTACTACGGTCAGCCAATGAGTGAGTACATTAACACTAGCACTTCTGCTTCTACTGCGGTGAACGGACGCAAAGCATTCTACCAAGTGGCTTCCGTGTCTATGGTGGCATCCGGCGGCGCAATTTCTGTTGACAACACCAAGGTGATGGGTTTGCCTGCTAAAGTGACTGACCCTGCGTACGTGTTGACCTCTAAGTTCAGCGCAGGCACGATTGATAACACAAGTGGCGTAACGTCTGGGTTAGGCGGTGGTACTACCAACTACTCTACTCAAGCCGTGTCAGGTTTGACAATTGCTTCTCCCGGCGTATTTACCGTAGCTTACTCACCCCCCAGTGGCACGCTAGTTTCTTTCACCGGAACTATTGGATCGTTGACTGGCGTATCGTTGAATACAACTTACTGGTGGACAAATGCATCTGGCACTACTGGAAGCATTTCCACTACGCAGGCGAATTACTTGGCAGGCACCAAAGTTAACACTGGTGGTTCTTACACAGCCAATGCATTGAACTTAGTACCTTCAAGCGTATCTAGCCCTACAACGCCTGATGTGCGCGGCACTTATGCCATCTCTGGTACGCCAGATGGTAGCAAGCGTTTGCTGGTTAGTATGGGACTGACTGCAATTCAAGTCGGCCCTAATTCCACTCGTGCAGGTTTGCTTGGTTCTGACCAAGCCTAATAGGAGGTCATCATGGGACAATTCAAACCAATGGATAAGATGGAGACTACCGAGCCTTCAGTTGAGCTGAAACTTAAAAAAGGTGGTCAAGCAAAAGGCAAGCACATGGCTGATGGGGGTGTACCTATGGCTGCGCCTCGTATGTCACCAGCGATGGCCTCTCGTGCACGAGCGATGGCACGTCCTCGCATGGCGCTTATAGCGCCATCTACTGCGGCTGGCCCAATGAAAAAAGGCGGCAAAGCTGAAGGCGGTAAGTCAGATATGGCGCAAGACAAAGCCATGATCAAAAAAGCTTTTAAAGAGCATGACGCGCAAGAGCACAAAGGTGGCAAAGGCACTCACTTGAATCTGAAGCATGGCGGTAAAACACACCACTATGCAAAAGGTGGTGGTGTTGCTGATGTAGGCTCTGATGATGTAGGCGGCTTGGAAGGTGGCATTGAAGCCACTAAATCAGTTGCTGACAAAACTGGTGGCGTTCGTAGCCCTGGCTACAAAAAAGGTGGTGCAATTAACCCAAATCTCAAGCCTAGCAGCGCAAAGCAAACCAAAAGTTTTAGCACCAAAACTGCAGGTGTTGAGGGCCGCGGCTTTAAAAAGGGTGGAACTGTGTCTGCTAGCGTTGCAAACCAGTACAAAAACACCAAAGTGCAAGATGGTGAAAACATGCCTGCGAAAAAAGGCACTACAAAGTCTATTCATCAAGTACCTGCTGGATACAAAACAGGTGGGCATGTTATGCATAGCGCAATGAGCAAAGGCGGTTCTTGTGGGCACATGCCCATGAAAAAAGGCGGCCGTTGCTAAATTAAGTAGGGGCTTCGGCCCCTGCTTTTTAATTATTAGGTGAAGTATGTCACAACAAATTGTTACCACAGGCCCATCATCGTCCACTGACAACCAGTTGCGCACGCAACTTGCTGTACGCTCTCCTGCGTATGATCCAGTGGATAAGATGCGTGTGTCTACGCCTCAAGCACTAATTGACACAGACTTTGAGTATGGCACGCAGCCAACTAAGTGGGAGTCTATTGGCTTACAAAACAATCGTCAAAGCTGCTACTACATTGCGCAGTCCCCACTAACAATCACGGGCATCACGGGTGCAAACACCTTGAATGGAGGGTTTACGTTAGCAGGCACTTTCAGCTTGACCGCAGGCGACATCATCTACATTCAAAACTCCTTGAACACGGATTGCAATGGTTGGATGTATGTCACCACCACCTCAACAACCAGCGTCAATGTTCAAACAGCAGTAGGTACCACAATCCCTGCAACCAACTTCTACAACAGTGCAGGAACTTACGTCTACAAAGGCTACTTTTACTCGTCATGTGGGTTTAACCTGACAGGCACCAGCGCGGTAACTAATGTTGGTACAACGATCACGGTAACCACGACAAGCGCGCATGGTTTGAATGCAAACAGCTTGATCTACGTGGTTGGCTTGGGCGGTGGTACACCAGCCCCAAATGGCGCGTATATTGTTGCTACTGTACCTACAGCAAATACGTTCACCTACATAGTCGCATCAGCGCCTACAGTTGCCATCACCAACACAGCAGGCGCAACCAACATATACGCACGACCTGCTGGTTATGTTGAAACTCGATCTTTTGACGGTGGCGTTGCATTCTCTGCTGGCTCTGCTGTTCCAAACCAACAGTTGATCCGCCAAACTCGTCGCTACTTCCGTTACCAATCGGGAAAGGGCATCCAGTTTTCTACAGGTTCCTCGTTGAAGCCTTACTTGTTCAACCCATCGTTGAGTGCAAGCGGAACATCTATCGGCGCAACCATTAC